GTAAGCAGTAAGCAGTAAGCAGTAAGCAGTAAGCAGTAAGCAGTAAGCAGTAAGCAGTAAGCAGTAAGCAGTAAGCAGTAAGCAGTAAGCAGTAAGCAGTATTAGACGTCCGAGCCTCTGTGGGAGGCTCGGAGGTTTTTATAAAACGCATACAAAGAGGTGCGTTATGAGAGGCTACACTATTAACACGTTCCCCATATTAAGCCATGTTAAAAGACACCAGTATAAAAACCAACACCAGCACCACAGAAAACGACGTAGAAAAGAACGACGTAGAACTCTCTACTGGATTCATTTTCTCTACTTTTTCCGCTATAGCAGCTGTTCCTCTTGGTATAGGAACTCTGATAGTAAGACACGACCCGGATTCCCTTGTGTGTTTATGGATAGGCGCTCCTCTACTCGTGTTTGGTGTTTTCATAGGGCTATTCGCTATTGCTTCTTTAGTCTTTGCGGATAAACACAATAACCCGGAAGGATTATTCATCGAGCTAGACCAGCAGGTAGAGAAGAGGCTAGCACAGAAGAATGGGTATATTAACCCGTCTGAAGTATCAAAAGATGCGCATCTATTCTTCGCCGACGTAGAACTAGGAAACAGAGATATGATTGTGAATATCTTTGATGGCGATGATGGCGATGATGGCGATGATGCTTTCTAGTAAAACGACCACCGGTATTTCCGGTGGTCTCTCTTAAGCAAGAGGAGGATAACAATGAGTTACATGACAGCAGGAGGCACTATGAACAGCACAGCTATGGGAATGTATAAAAACCCTTGTACTCTTATCGTAACAGGCTCTCTTATTGTTAAAGGAGCGCCGATAGAGATTCAGAGAGACTTTGCTGAAGCTCTAACGTATCCAAATAAAGCGTATGAAGCTGCGGTACGCTACGGTAGATATGTCAGTCCCAATATGCCAAAGACTATCACGTTTTGGGGAAGAGATGCTCAAGGGAATATGTTCTTGCCTAAAGGTTTTATTACAAAGGCAAAGCAAATTCTAGAGCGTAAGAGATTACAGTACTACATAGAGGACAGGACTACCAAAAGACCCTTGGATAAACCGCTTGACTGGAAGATTACCTTGCGCCCTTATCAAGAAGAGGCATTTCAGAACCTTAAGAGATACCCTGTAGGAGTCTTGAGAGCTAGGACAGGAGCAGGTAAGACTATCACTATGTTGCGTCTGATAGCGCACAGGGGGCAGTGGACGCTCGTTATAGTCCACAACAAGGAACTAATGTATCAATGGCAGGAAGCGGCTTACAAGGCGTTTGGGGTGACTACAGGGCTAATAGGGGACGGCAAGTACGATGTCAAACCTATCACTATAGGTATCATCAACTCTGTACACAAGAAGATTAAAGAGTTGAAGGATAAGTTCGGTATGGTAGTCTTGGATGAATGCCATAGAGTAGCGGGAAGTACCTTCACCAAGATTCTCCCGGAGTTTACGGCAAGATACACTAATGGGGCTACAGCTACCGACTTCAGGTCTGACGGCTTGGATGACGTTATCTTTGCTTTCTGTGGACCACTTCTGCACGTCGTACCGGATGACGTACTGATTGATACCGGCGCTGTCCTAAAACCAGAGATACACAGAATCAGAACTAATTTCGTATCCGCTATCCCAGATTATACGCAGCTTATACGCACTTTATCCTTGAACGAAGCGAGAAATACTGGTATAGTGCGCTTAGCTGAAAGAGACTTGCAGTATAATGACCAAGCTCTTTTAATAGCTGTAGAGAGAGTACCGATGGGAGAGAAGATATTGAAAATGCTTCGGGAAAGGAACATTTCAGCGGCATTTTTACATGGTTCAGTGAATGCCACTGAACGAGACGCCATAGTAAGAAGATTAAGAGGAGGGAGTACCAGAGTGTTAGTAGCAACGATTTCTTTGATAGGTGAAGGCTTTGATATGCCGGGACTTGGCAGTCTTATGTTGGCAAGCCCGGTAAAATTCAAAGGCAGAGTAATCCAAACCATAGGGCGCATTTTAAGACCCAAGGAGGGAAAGGTAGCAAGAGTGTATGACTTAAGGGACGATCTGGTTCCTATTCTGTACAGGCAAGGGAAGAACAGAGATAAAACATACAGGGAGCAAGGATGGATATGAGCAAGAGGAAATCTTTAATCAATGCAATTTTGTATATTCACTATAGACTTATAGACAGCTTTGACAGTTTGCTGGTCTGCTTGGAAAACGGGAGGGAAGAGTGGAAACTGTTCGTTGAAGAAGTAGCGCGATACAGCGCAATGGAAGAAGTATTACTCAAGAAACTTTACGCTATGGAGGCAGTATGAAAAGTCACGGATTCCCTAAAATCTACACAGTAGGTTCCTCTGAAGTAAAGGATGTGTTTAACGGAGCGGTAGAGATTACCGAAAAACTGGACGGCTCTTGTATAGGCTTCGGTATTGTTGACGGTGAGCTAATCGTCAGAAGCAAGAATAAAGAGCTGAGCCTTACCAAGCCAGAGAGTATGTTTGCTGGGGCTGTATCCCACATTAAGAGCATTCAGGAAAGGCTGCCAAAAGATGTGTTCTTCTATGGAGAATGCGTAAGTAAGCCAAGGCATAACGTCTTGACATACAAGACCATACCCGCTGGATTTGTGGCTCTCTTTGCTATGGTGGACATGGGCGTATGGGCAGCAAAAGACTCTAATGCGGACTTATCGTCAAATGACGATAAGTTTCATAGATATAACGAGTTAGCTGACTGGGCTAAAGTGCTAGGAATGGGGACAGTACAGCTTCTCTGGGATAAAAAGATTCCTGAAGGCATGAGTGTAGTACCTTTCCTTGAGAGTCTCTTATCTAGAGAGAGCGCACTAGGTGGTAGAATGGAGGGGGTCGTTATCAAAAACTATAACGTGCCGCAAATTCTACACGGTAGGTACTATCCGATTACTGTCGCTAAACTGGTATCAGATGACTTCAAGGAGGTAAAGGTGAAAAAGATAGTAAAGGCAGAAGGAGTGTCTAAGCTGGATGAACTCTTTGATATGTACAAAACAGAAGCTAGATGGCAGAAAGCTATTCAGCATCTGGAAGAGAAAGGAGAGCTTTCTTATAACGCAAAAGATATAGGTCTTGTTATCCAAGAGGCACACAGAGACCTTATCGAGGAGTGCGAAGAAAGTTTTAAGAACGCTCTGTATGCAATGTTCAGAAAGCAATGGCTAAACGCTGCTACTTCAGGAGCGGCTGAATACTACAAAAAGTATCTCTTGGATAAAAGCCAAGGGTAGGAGGGACTATGTACTATATAGAACTAACACAGAGCGGCAGTAGGATTATGGTAAATATGGATGCTGTGGCGTTCATAGAGCCGAGTGCGATAGGGGTGTCAATACATATAGGCAAGCACGTCCTATATGTAGATAATAGCTACGAGGAAATTCAAGACATTTTGTTCAGGCATCAAGGCGGAATCATAAACCCAATAAAATTAACAAAGTAATTATGTTAAGGAGGTGAATATGGCTAGAGGACCGCCGATGTGAAAGTTTGACTACAGAGTTCATAACCAAAATAACCTTAACATCATAGGAGAAAGTCATGCAAAATCTTCCTGCTAAAAGTGACATGAATAGAACGATGTCTTCGCGTGAGATTGCGGAACTGACTGGGAAGCGACACGATAACGTGCTGCGCGACATCAAAAACCTGATAGAGCAAGGGGCTATTAACGTCCTCAGTTTTGAGGCGGTTGAATATACCGACGCTAAGGGTGAAAAACGCCCGGAATACCGCCTCGACTTCGATGCCACGATGACCTTGGTCACGGGCTATAACGCTGTGCTTCGTGCTAAAGTCATCCGCCGCTGGCGCGAACTCGAAGAAGGTACGGCGCAGCCTATTACCCAGACTCAGCCAATGCTTCTTACTGAAGACAGAAAAGATGCTATAGCCTTCGAGTCTTATCTCAGCGTGGCTAAACTTTGCGGTTTCACAGGGAATCAGGCTTTGCTTAAAGCTAATAGAGCAGTAGAGAAAACCAGAGGTGTGTCCCTATTGAAGCTGCTTGATATCACACTAGAGACACCGAATAAGCAGGCTTTGCTTACTCCCACAGAAATCGGGAGAAGGTTTGAACCGGCTATAACCCCGATTGTAGTAAACCGGCTTTTAGAAGAGATGGGACTTCAATGTAAAGAGCCTAAACCGATAAAAGGATACAGCTGGAGACCTACTGAGAAAGGGGAAGTTTACGGTACTTATGTAGAGGACACTAAAAAGTATTGTGATGGCACTGTTCAGTACTGGAAGTGGTATGAATCCGTAGTCGAAGCTCTTTCACAGTATCTTGACGAATTAGCCGAGTAGTATAGTACCCACGCCTATAAGGGGCTGTCTTAAACACAGCCCCTTATAGAGTCAAAAACACACAAAGATTCGCTATGAAACGAGATAGAATAGAAATCCGGTACATGGACGCTATAGCGGTGCTAGAGGAAGCGAACATTCCCTATAGAGAATCCGGTAAAAACGTAGGACGAGGATGGATAGGCGTAAACTGCCCCTTCTGCGACGACACTGGATTCCACATGGGGATAAATATAGACAGCAAGTGCATCTCTTGCTGGAAATGTGGTACTACCGGAACTATCTTAAAACTGTTAGCTGCCATAACAGGATCGTTTCACGCTGGGTTGGAACTGTCAAAAAGAATCACAGGAAAAATACTCTACAAGAAAGAAGACTTGCCAGAAGAAAATAAAAAAATTAAGGTAGAGTTCCCTCGCGGTGCGGTATTAGGTCTTCAAGATATTCACAAAGAATACTTGAAAAGGGTAAGAAGGATGAACCCACAGGTACTAGCGGATAAATACCACCTATACAGCACCGGAAGTAAAGCACAGCTACCTAATCGGATAATCGTCCCTGTAATACACAACTATAAACTCTTGACCTATACGACTATCTCAGTAGAGGAAAAGCCTGTAGTGCGGTATTGGCACTGCCCTAATGATAATAGTACTCTGTTTATAAAGAAATACCTGTACGGATTAGAGACAGTTAAGCACAGAGCTTTTGTCGTAGAAGGTATCTTTGACAAGTGGAGAATGGGGGATGAAACCGTCTGTACATTCGGAGTAAAGCCTACAGAAGAACAAGTTAGCCTGCTGACTCAGATTCAAAATGTCTGTATCGTGTTTGATGGCGATCAACCGGGGTACATGGGAGCGAAGGCTCTAGCCGATAAGTTAGCAGCATTCACTAATGTACAAATAATTAACTTGCCTTTTGGGTATGATCCTGATACACTACCAAGAAAGAGTATCGATTTTATTAAAGAAAGATAAACTAAAAGAGTCATAAAGTGTCATGGAGGAAGAATGAGAGTACATATCTTTACAGCGGATGAACCAGATAGACTTAAAACACTGAAGGATGCGTTTAAGTATCTGGAATTTTACCATGACAGATTCTGGTACGAAGATGAAAGCCAAGACTGGTATGTTACTAAGTGCCTGTACGACCTGAACAAAATTATAAAGGAGGAAGAGAATGCCAAAAGGGCAGCCGAAGAAACAGGTGAAGGATGATAAGTGTGCTAGTTTGACGAAAACCGATAGCGACATTAAGCTATGGGTAGATGACAAAGGCGAGTATTACCGTGTATTCATACCCACTGGATGCAAGGAATATCTCAAAAGATTACTTCAACACGCAAAGGAGAACTATGTAGAAGAGTTTACAGCATCAACTCCTAAAGAGTACTGGGCGCACAACAAGATGCGTCAAGACCAAGTACAGTACATTATTAACCAATTAGATTAAAGGTGACATTATGATTATTCGTGAATGTGATTTGTTCAGTAGCATACTTGACGACATCAGACAAGTCATTGAGCAAGACATTGAGCAAGAGGCTAAAGCTAAAGCAGCAGCCAAAGCCAAGGAGAAAACCGAGTGTAAGTGCAAGGAGATAGGCACAGAGGAACTTAAGAAGGTTCTCGATCAAGTTCGTAATAGGATGAACACTAATGAACTTGAGAAGATTATCGCTCAGATTAAAGAGGCAAAAAGTGTCAAGACTGGAGGCACTAAAACCGAAGACACTAAAACCGAAGGTATCAAGAAAGAGGAGAAAGTCTCTTTAAGTAAGGATAAAGAGATGCTCTATCTTGTTAAGTTCACAGAGACAGAATTGAGAGCTTTGTATAGACTGCTACTGAACGGAGTCTGTACTGTGCGCTCAAAGAATCTGTATGAAGGGCTGCACACTGCTTCGGAAAAGATTTACAAAGTGTATGTAAATAACTTCTACGGAGGACACGAGTGAACAAGATTCTGGAGAACAAGGTACGCTGTACCCTGTGCGGGGATGTGATCGTATCCAAGCATAGGCACGACTTCCAGACCTGCTCTTGCGGGATGGTGTCTGTGGATGGCGGAACGGATTATCTATCTCGGACTTTCCACTCTGTGGCAGACTTTGAGGAGCTATCCACTTATGTGAAAGATGGCGTAAAAAGCACTTGACACCGTTTGACTACTAGGGTATAATTGAGTCAGAAAATAACACAGGAGATGAGCATGAAAGCGAGAGACCCGCCGAAAAAATGAATAAGTTACAGAAAGGAGCTAAGTAAGAAGTAACATTACCTTGACAAGAATAACTTTACCCTTTTAACCAAAACCTAAGGAGCTTACTATGAGAGTAAGACGAGTACCTGTAGAGAACCCTGCCCTGCGGAAACACTATAGAAGAATCAGGAACCATAAAAGATTCCTGAATAGATTAAATCTAGAGCTTGAAGCTATAAGAAAGTACTTCGCTGAAGTACATAGAATAGCTAAAGCCAAAGCTGAAAACCCTACTCTATACCCTAACGGATGAGGAAAACACCATGCCTGCTAAAAGAAAGAACCAGTCTAACAAGAGGATTTATTATGTGAAGGACGACAGAAGAACACAAAAGAGTACTGGACTCAGAAACTCTTTTGTTGTGCATACTTGTTTCTTTGACTACTTCAAGAGTAAAGGAATGTATGCACCTGCGGCTATGTTCTACTCCTATCTATACGATCTAGCTGGGAAGAAAGGCGTCCTTTATACTACCAGAAAGAACCTGTATGATAGTTGGCTGTTTACTATACCAGCAGAAGTACTCCGGTACTTAAACAAGTTCACAGAGGCTGGTATCATAGAATGGTACTATGAAGGATATTCCGATGGCGATGGAATAACGGTGAGAACACCAATGATGATAAAACCACTCTTAAAGCCAGAGGACGTATATCTTCCGTATCTGAAAAGGATACAAACCTTCATGTTCAGAGCGGAGATTAAAACTACGTTTGATAACATCTTGCTCGCGTACCTGAAAGAAGCTAGAAAGCAAGGTATAGCTCTAATCAGAATAAGAGAGCTAGCCGATGACCTTGGACATAGAGAGAGCTACCACGCCTCTAATGATGTAAGGAACGCGATTAACAGGATGAAGCTCCCTAATCTAATGCACGGGAACATTCCGTACCTGTACACGAACATAGATATTACTCCTAATGAGAGGAATAAATACATTGTACAGAGGAAACACCGTGGGAGCAAGAAGCTGATTGGTGTCATAATGGAAGAGGATCGCGCCGATAGTACAACGAGTGCTGAGTGCCCGATGCCTAAATCCGTCGCCGGAATGAACGCATGGTAATGCGTGAAAGTTTGACTAAAACCTACAAACAGTACCAAGGAGAAACATCATGGAAAGTTTACCGATGAATCAAAACAACTTCGGCAAAACTATGTCGTCCCGCGAAATCGCTGAGCTTACCGGAAAATTACACTTCCACGTCATGCGGGACATTAAAGCTCTTATAAATCAAGGAGCAATAGATCAATCCAATTTTGGATTGATCTCGTATAAAGACTCGTATGGGCGTGAACAGCCTATGTACCTGCTCGACTTTGACGCTACGATGACCCTCATCACAGGCTATGACGCTGTGCTTCGGGCGAAGGTCATTCGCCGCTGGCGCGAGCTTGAGACTGAGAGGTACGAGATGACGCCAGCGATCCCAAAAGACCTGCCCACTGCGCTCCGTGCCTACGCAAATGAAATAGAAAAGAATCAGAAGCTCATCGCTGAGAACACCGAACTTCGAGAAAAGAACCTTACTCAAGGTCTTACTATAGCTCACAACCGAGACAACATCCAGTTCGCTCTGAACGTAAGGCACTCTTCTGATACCTGCCTTATTGGCACACTGGCTAAATACCTGAAGAGGAATGGCTGTGACGTAGGACAAAATAGACTATTCCAGTGGATGCGAGACAATGGCTATCTGTGTAGCACCAAGGGAGAGCGCTGGAATCTGCCTACCCAGATGGCTCAGAACGCGGGCCTGTTTGGGATTAGAATGAACACATACACCAAGGGACAGGAAGAGAGAACACACATAAACCACACTCCTGTTTTAACCATGAAGGGGATGCAATACTTCGTTAAACTGTTCCTTGGCAAAGAGTATGATAGAAATACCACAGAGCTAAAGACAGAAATATCGTCCACTCGACGGACGATATTCCAGAACGATGTGACCTGCATCGAAGACTTGACTTGGGAAGACTAACCTAACTCAACTAAATCCTAAGGAGAAAGCACCATGACAAAGAATGCGCAAAAAAACACACAGAGTGTCATGTACTCTACTTTACCTGACAAGTTTAGAGTATATACAGCTTTCATATCGTGCATAAAAGAGTCAAAAAAGCGCACAAATGCTGCCTTTATGTACTCTTACCTGTATGAGGCAGCCTTGGCTAACGGTGGAAAAGAACTCACCATAACTCTTAATCAGCTCACCGAGGCTTGGAACTCTATCCGCACGACAGTCTATAAAAGCCTTTGCATCTTGGAAGAAGAAGGCATGATAAAAATCACGCTGCTTGACCCTGAAGGCAAAGAATACCAAGATGGAGATTCTGGCAAAGGGAAAGGATCGAAAGCGATATTGCGCCGCATTAAGCTGCTTATCGATCTAGAAGAGGCTAAGGCAGCAGCGCAAAAGATCAATAAGCAGAAGAAAGAAAGGGAAGAAGCGCTGCGAAAGAGAGTCTCAAAAGAGGAAGAGAAGACTTCAGACTCGGCTTCAGACTTTACTCTAGAATACTTCTGGATGCACACAAGGGACGACAGAAGCCTCATCGGTACTCTGAACGCCTATATTAAGACAGCCTATGAAATGGGCATAGAAGCCTTACCTACGCGCAGCATTATCTTCGATCTCAATTTAGAGCATGGAGGAGGAAGTGCGAATGCGATTCGGAAGTACATTAAAGAGGCGGATTATCCTCGCACACACTTGGCTCATAATATCAGTCTTCTCTTAAGCGACATAACAGAGGAGCAAGCAAAGAAATTATGGCCTGAAGTACACTACAGAAGAGAGATAGCTCGGAGAATCAAGGAGAAGAAGAGCAAAGAGGAGGCTGCAAAGATCGAAGCAAAGAAGGTCGGGGAAGGGGCTACGAAGGTCGAAGCTAAGAGTCAAAAAGAGTCAAGTAAAGGGTCACGCATCTTCTATCTAAAGCGCAGGAAATAAGCTAAACTCTTGGTTTATAAGAAAAAGCCTCTCGATCACTTAGGTCGAGAGGCTTTTTTGCCCAACACACAGGCGGTAGCAGGCAGGATGGTACAAAGCGAATCGATCTTGGTCCTCAACTCGAAATTACGTTATTTACATTTATACACAACATTAGCTCAAAACCTCTCTCTTACTTTTTAATTATATTCATATATATTTTAATATATATTATATATATTTATATATATATGTAATGTAATAATGTAATAATATAGGAAAATCTTTTATTTTCAAGGAAAATCTCACATTACACATACTCGACTATTACGGTTAGCTTTATGTATTAAGTTTCGTATGCCTCGCCCCTCGCTCCTCGATTAAGGACCGAGATCGATCTTCGATCAAGGACCGAGATCGATTCGCTTTGTACCATCCTGCCTGCTACCGCCTGTGTGTTGGGCAAAAAGAAAAGACATCACAGTACACATTTCCTAGTCTAAAAGATAAACTGACCAAATACGCTCCCAAGGGGACGTACAGTATGGGGTTGAGCCGAAGCGAAGCCTCAAATCTAGTCTTTTTTTCTTATTTTTCTTATTGACAGTCTTCTTTTTATGTGTTACTATTATCTTACTTTACAGAAAACGGCAGGGCCTATTACACACAGAGATTTCCCTGTCTTTTCTGCTATTTACACAGAAAAGAAGCCTACGCATAATTTATCGAGGAGGAAATTCCATGTCGAGAAAGTTTAGAGAAGAGGAAAAAGCCGATGTCATTCGGTCTGTTCGGTGGTCTAAGTCTTCATGGGCAAGGGTTTTGCAAGCTGCTGACTTTTTCAAAGTGCCTCCTACGACCTTTGTAAGAGGCGTTGTGGAGGGGTATCTGTTGGACTGGGAAAATATGATAAATTCGAGAATCGATCAAAAGACGAAGGAGGTCATTTATGATAAACCTTAAGAGACAAGTAATATGGGTGAATTGGAAGCTCTTGAGCACAGGGAAAGTGCCTTATACGCCGGGTACTACTAGTAAGGCGAGTACGGCTGACTTGCATACTTGGAGGACTTATGAAACAGCTTGTAACTCAATGGAAAAGTTTAGAATGAACGGAATAGGGTTCGTGTTACCCAGTGGAGTTGCGTGTATTGACATAGACTCCGATGTGGACCCTACTATTGCGCAGGAGGTGAAGCAGCTTTTTCAGTTTACATATCAGGAAGTGTCTCCTTCCGGGAAGGGGTTCCATATTGTGTTTAGGGTTGATATAGCCCAGCTGGAAAGGTTTTTTTTCATAAAAAAGAGAGAGGCATACTATATGAAAAACCCCCACAATGGCTTAGAGGCTTATGTGGGGGGATATACAAGTCGATTCATAACTTATACAGAGCATGAAGTTGGAAAGTGTACAAGGGTTAAAGACTGCACTATTGAGTTTTTAACTTTCTTGGACACATATATGGCAAAACATTTATATGCACGACCCTCCCTTTCTGTCAAGACTAATAAAAGGGTAGATTCTCAGGACTCTCAGGACTCTCAGGGAGATTTATCTTGTCCCCCCAAGACAGTATTATCTGTTGCTGATATAGACACTTACTTGAAGTGGGCTAGGAAGGGGAAGAGGGGCACTGAGTTTTCTCTTTTGTATGATAATTTGAGTACAGGTAATAAGAGCGTTGATGACCTCACGTTATGCCGTATGCTCGCTTTTTATTTGCAAGGGGATGAGGCGGCTATAGACATAGCTTTTCGTAGGTCTGCTCGCTATCGTGATAAGTGGGAAAGAGAGGACTATAGAACCGAGACTATTCGGAAAGCTGTAGAGCACTGCAACGGGGTTTTTTATAAGCGACCGGGTAGGCCGAGTAAAGTTTCTTGTGCAGAGGAAGATTCTGGAAACAAGATTAAGGTTGAATACTTAGATGGGGATGAGAGCGCTATGGTCAAAAGTAATTGTCTTACTTTACTTCACTTGGAGGATATGCTGACAACGCGAGGAGTCAAAGTGAAGTATAATGAAGTCTTGCATGATATAGATGTAGAGGGGGTGTTTTCTACTGGTACGTTGAGAGGGAGGGTGCTTACGTCTGAAGATGTGAACTCTATAATAGAGTTCTTATTTGACTTAGCGCGGGCTGTATATAATTATAAGCAAGTCACTCGTGCTGGTATTCGTTCTTATTTGAGAGAACTAGCGCTGAAAAATAGGTACAATCCTATACTAGAGTATCTTAATCAGTCTCAATGGGATGGTCAAGATCACTTGCAGAAAGTCTATGACGCTTTGGGTGTTAAAGATAACCTTCAAAAGACTCTTATTCTAAAGTGGTTTTGGCAGGGCCATGCTTTATTAAGAAATGATGGTACTATTAGTCCGGCAGGCATACTTGTATTTCAAGGACCTCAAGGTATAGGTAAGACTACATTTTTTAGTAAAGCAGCTCTTCAAGCGCGGTGGTTTGGTCAAGGTAGTATAATATCTGGGGTAGATAAAGACTTGGTTCGTAGAACTGTTAGCCACTTTATATCTGAGTTAGGAGAGTTGTCTGGTACGCTTAGTCGTACAGATAGAAATCTTCTCAAGATTTTTGTTGACCGCACCAAGGACACATACAGATTACCTTATGATAGTACTGATACTGTTCATGCCAGACGTACTAATCTTTGTGCGACTGTAAATGAAAATGTATTTCTTGTTGATCCTACAGGCAATAGAAGGTTTTGGACTATTTGCCTTAAAAGTATCAATAAGGCACTTATTAACTCTATAGACTTTACTCAAGTGTGGTTACAGGTATGGGAGCAGTACGCCAAAGATGATTTATTAGGTTTTAGGCTTACTGAAGAGGAATTAAGTGCTGTTAATAATGTGAATACTCAATACGAGAAGTCTCTAGAAGGGGAAGATGAAGTTCGTGATATTTTTTCTTCTGATGAGGTAGAGTATAAGTACGCTACAGTATCTGTCTTCAAAGAGGCGTGGCCTATTTTGCATAAGTACACCGCACGGCAACTTGGTATGATACTTGATAGGTTGCAAATAAAACAGAATATAAAAACGGTTAAAGAGGGCTACCGTAAGTATAAGACTGGTAGATATAGAGCACTTCCTCTTCCTATATACAAATCTGAAGGGAGAGGTCAAAGAAACGACTGGAGTCATTTACCTTCATGCCCTATAGATGAGATAGTTCGTTTTGGGACTGAAGAGCAGAATAATACTCTTACACCGCCAGAGCTTAATTTACAGCCCCAAAGACTTAAGAAGTCTTTGAGGTATAAAGGAAAGACTATAGTATATAAGACTTACTCTACTTAACTCAGCTTGCCTTTATCTTGACGCATCATCGTGCTTTATTATAGTGCGAGGATGAATAGTCTTTATGATCTTTGATAACAGGGAGGTAGCATGAAAATCAGGACTATCGACTCGAATGCCGTGCAGAAGATGGTGAACATCCTCTGCACCAACGGCAGAACATACACACTTTCAGCAGAAGCCTCAGCCTTGTTTTTCAAAGGTGATAAGGCTGGGCTTCGAGAACTTATCAGGCAAATAGAGACGCAGCTTAAAGAGACGACAGAGCTTACTAAGAGTACTGCTGACACCGTTATCAGTACTACTTCTATTGCTGTAAACTATGTCTCTGTAGGTACTCTTGACTCTGCTTATTCTCGTCTTGTGCTTTTACATAGAGAGGCTATAGGGCTTTTGCTTGCCCTTGTTGCTATTGACGAGTTCGGTATTAAGGCTAGTGGCAGTAGTGGCGGGGATAGTGGAGGAGGCTCTGGTAATGATCCTGTGACTCCTACACCTAGACCTACTCCTCTGTATGCTACAGTCAATGACAGGAAAATCCTTGAAGAAGTCATTGTTGATAAGAATCTCGGTGAGTACATCTTTCAGCTTGCTTCACAGATCGAAACAGAACCTGTCTATTTTGAAGTGCCGACTTCTTGGAATGCACAAGTCACTATCTGGAACCCATTGACGCAGCAGTGGGTAAGTACTCGTATGTACAGTACGACTACAGTTACACATAATATCAATGGAGAGGATGTAGAATACACCAGATGGACTGATAATACAGAATCAGACGCGGCTGCTACTCGCGCTCGTATCACTTGGGCTACAGCCTAAAGTAGATAGTGGATCAAAGGAGGTGATATTATGGCATCACGAAGAGTGGGGCAGCTTGATTTAGATGTAAACATTGAAACTTTGAGGAATCTTCCTCTTGACGCAAGACAGCTTGTACGCACTAAAGAGGAACTGCTTGACCCAGAGAGCTTTGTAGGCAACGCATATAAAGGTATGCTTGTTTCTTGTCGGGATGATGAAAAGTTGTATATGCTCCTCGATAAGGATAATCCTACATTAGAAGAAAGCTGGAAAGAAATCGGTTCGGTAGGAGGAGAAGTTGACCTTACTTCGTACACTAAGTTCTCGGACTTTGAGTTCGCTACCGAAACTGACATTGATGAAATTTTCTACGGTATTCAGAATCCAACAGAGAATCCAACAGAGAATCCAACAGAGAATCCATAACAAGGAGACTAAATTATGAGCATTGAAGGAAAGATTGTTAAACTCGCGATGTTGAACCGCTTCTATCAGGAATTGCCCAGTTTTTTTGTCAAAAAAGAGACAGGTAAGGGGCTGAGTACGAATGATTATACTGACGCTGAGAAAGCTGATGTCGCTAAGATTGCCGATATTGAGACAGCCTTAGACAATAAGATTGAGGCAATTCAAATAAATTATAAGAATGCGCCTGAAGCGGTTACAAATAAGAAAGTAATCATTCCATCTGTATATACAGACATTGGTGATGGTACATACAGTTTAGTTGATGAAAGCGGAAATACATTTTATCATTTTGATTCAAATCCTTCTCAAGGTATATCTGTTGGACTGGGTACAGGACAATCAGGTGGCGGTGTTAGTAAGCTGCTGGTGGATAAGAATTATGTAGATAATAATGCTGGAAAGATTGATAAAATTAAAATCAATGGTCAAGATGTTTACATTGATAATCAAAAAGCTGTAGATATTGGTCCGGCTCTTACTAGTTTTAGTTGGAGTACTAGTTTCAATGAAGTTGGTTCGTATATGGAGCTTACTGGACCAGAACAAAGCGCCGCTTTTCCTAGATTGAGGTTCACAAAAACTGCCAACGGTGTTCAAATTTATGGAGACCATGATACCGGTATGCAGGCTGGTCTAGGTGGAATTGAAGTAACTGATAAGAGCTATGTAGATAATACCATTGATAGTAAGATTGCTGCGGAGCTTGCCGACATTACCGGAGTTGACTTTGTTGTGGTTGCTGCTAATGAGGAGCTTCCTGCTACTGGGGTAAAAGGTAAGTTCTATTTGAAAGCTACCGGCGCTACTGGCGGCAATAAGTATGATGAATACGTCTGGGTTAATCATGGTACTGCCGAATCTCCTAACTATAGTTATGAGAAACTTGGTACTATGGATGTTGACCTTACTGGGTATATCAAAGAGTCTGACCTTCAGTTTGCTACGACTGAGGATATTCTTGCTATTTTTAACAGCGGTGGTAACTAATGAATGAGAAAATTGTAGATGTCCAGCAGCTTACTAATTTTAAGAAGGAAGCTGATAAAGTGTATGCTACTAAAGGAGAGGCAAGAGAACGATATGTTGTTGGCGAAGAAATTCTGATTGGTGAGTGGGTTGAAAATGGAGTAACGTATGACCTGTTCCGTAAGGTTGTAGATTGTGGTGCAATGACTAACGCTGGGTCAAAGACAGTCTCGCATGGGATTACCAACTTCTATAAGATAACTCATATCTTTGGTAGCATCAATAAAGCGGACAATAGTAATACTTTGCCACTGCCTTTTGCCGCTACCAGCGCCAACTACAACATTTACATTGCCGTCGGTAGAAGTAACATCACATTGCAGCCCGGTTCTGATAGGACAGGGTATATTGCGACAGTGGTGATTGAGTTCGCCAGAGCAAAGAGTTAATCTAAACAGTGAAGTACGACCGTCGGTAATCCTGACGGTTATTGCCGTGGGGTAACGGTTCGTTACCCCACCACGAAAACTTCTTGACTTCATAGATATACGAGCTATTCTGCCCGCGTCGGGATAAATGAGAAGACTTCCCTTGACACGGAGACGTATGACGGATAAAATAGACTTGTCCTTATTTTGTGTGTGAGGCTTCATGCCTAGCGGGTATCCGTCCCCGTTTCTTCTCCGCACACAAAATAAGGATTTCTTTTTTTAAGGAGGTCGTTATGAAAGAGTCAAATTAGCACATCTAGCCTAATTGTCAAACTTTCACATTAACTAGGAGAACACCATGAAAGAGTCCAACTTTCACGCTAATGCAAGTCAAGCAAATCAAACCACCCAAATCAAGGAGAATGCCATGAGCGAACTGTCAAATTTACGCAACAACAGAACGATGTCATCCCGTGAGATTGCAGAACTGACTGGGAAGGAACATAAACACGTCATGCGGGATATTGAAAATCTCGTTGAGCAGGGTGCGATAGATCGGTCCAAATTTGGACTGATCTCTTACAAGGACTCTTATGGCAGGGAACAGCCTGCCTATGAGCTAGATTTTGACGCTACCATGACTCTTGTCACGGGCTATAACGCGGTGCTGCGAGCTAAGGTTATTAAGCGGTGGCGTGAGCTTGAGGAGGGCGTGCATAATACACAGAAAGTGTCATCTGGGTCTGTACAGCTTCTCCCTAGTGAGATTATGGTGAGAGATTTTGACGCTTATCATCATTTAGCACGGGCTTTTGGACTTGAAGGGAATCAAGCGCTGCTCAAGGCTGATAAAGTAGTCAAAAAGTTACACAATATCTCGCCTATGGCTCTCTTGGAGATTGAATTGAAGTCGCCTGACAATGAGGCTTTGCTGATTGCAACTGAGATCGGAAAAAAACTCGACCCTCCCATTTCGGCAAAGAATGTGAATCTTCACCTAGCCGCGATGGGCTTTCAGGAGAGGGTCGAGTATCGTACAGGAAAGTTCGAGTGGAGGCTCACTGAGAAAGGTAAGGCTTATGGCTCTTATCTTGATACGGGCAAAGTACACTCTAACGGCACTCCAATCCAACAAATTAAGTGGAAAGAGTCAATTTTCCCTCTTGTACAGAAATATCTAATCAGTCTAGCCCACTGAGTCAAGAGAGAAGGACCTGAAATTTAGCTGTCGCTTCAGGCCCTCCTTTTGAATCCGCGCTTTAAGTCTTACGCTGCTTTGTTATTAGAGGTCGAGGCGCTATGCTTTTCATCCTGTTTTTCATGTGCCTCGATCTCTTTAATAGTCAGTTTAATTTTATACATATCGCGAATGATGTCCCAGCAATAGTTCAAGTCTTCTAGCTCTGTGCTGGTCAATTTATCATCGCTGTCTTTAATAATCTTGTGTATCGTTTCAAGAACCGCTCTAGTGGTATCTTGCATTTCATCACACATCCATTGTTTGTGTCTGTTTTCCATGATGTCCTCCTATGACAGAGCAATAAAACAACGTAATATAGCGATGCGGTGTTTTACTGCTCTGTCATTTTAACTTTAAGCTGCTTTTGTGGTGCTGTTTTCAGTACTACTTTCAATGCTAACTTCTTCAGTGTACTTCCTAGCTATGTTGTACAGTTTATCAATATCATCTGCACTAAACAAGATACCAGCAGCGGATATTTTACCTGTACGTTCAAAAGCATTCTTCGCCAAAACATAAACTGATTCTAAATCTATATAGGCATCAGGCTCTTCACCTACCATAAGGCCAAGCATTCTCAGGGTCTCTCCGTACTGCGTCAGCACATCGGGGAATTTCTTAGCGAGGGCTGTACCTATGATTAGAATACCTATAGTTTGAAAACCAGAGGCTTTAGGAACAAGCTCTTGATCAATGTACACAGCTACGATTTCACTGGTTTTACTAATAGGAAGTAGATTCATAATTAGTTACCTGTAGTTGTACCACCTGTGTTTACAGTTCCGTTAGTTGCGCCACTAGCCGGAGGTGCGGGAGGAGGCACGGGCGGCATAGGCGGCACAGGAATCCAATAAGGTCCATACGGGGGCGCAGGTGGGAAAGGATTAGGAGCAGGCAACGGAGTTACTTTAGCAGCTGGAACATAAGTAGAAGCAATACCGGAGACAGTGTTCTGCAAGCAGTTAATAGCGCACTGCAACTGAGAAATACCAGCATTAGCAGCCTGAGCTACATTGGTAATCTTGCCTTCCATGATTTGCTCTCTCAAGTCAAGCTGTTTATTCAGACATACATTCTCTGCCTGAATCCTTGTGACTTCTACACGGAGAGGAGTTACAGCTTCATCCGTGTACTTGGTAGCTTTCAGGTAGGTATTTTCAGTCATCAGCTCATTGATTTTATCCTGTTGCTGATTATAACCTGTGCCAAGCAAACCACCGAGAATGTTTCCGTTACCATTATTGAGAAGACCAAGGGCCGTACCGGCAATACCGAGACCGAGGCCCGTACCAGCTACGCCTTTACTTGCAAATTCAGCCATAGTTCGCACCTATTGTTGAGAGTGAAGGTTGAAACGATACCCTGCTCAAACAGGGTATCGTTTTTACGCCCTTAAAATAGATGCCTATGTAGTTCCTTCAAAATAAGTTATTAAGCCCTTAAGCAATGCAGTTATATCAGTACATAGCATTTACTTATATAAGCAAATTATTAAGGTGTGTCGTTTATCGTAAAGCAAAAGAGCTTAAAGTCTTATATGGAAAGCCATATATCCTAAAAATACCAATCAAAAGTAAAGTAAAAATTCTATATGAGCGCCTTATTAAGCGTCGGTTGATGAATAAAACTGTGCTTACAGTACAATCATTCAACGATTATTACAATACTTTCGGCGAATCTAAAGTGAATCCTTATCTCCACGAAAGATACCGTACCGACAGAGAATTTTTATCCCGGAAAGCGAAATATCTTGCATCGTGGGCAGAAACCGACTATACTCTACGCATACCTAGTATAACACGGAGGATTTTAGACGACCCGAATGCCTCGTCAGCAGCCCGCCCTAAGCCAGAAAGGGTAGATGTAACAACCAATGAACTTCTTGTGCATCTGGCGCACAGGATTTCCAACAAAGACATTATGGAGGCGGCATCAGCCGTTGTGAACGCAATGTTTGACGTACATTTTAGCGATGGTCAGGCTCTTCCCCAAGACTTTGCTTTTACTCCCCAAGACGTTCAGCTTTACGAGGCTTTGGTTAAAGCCGGGGCTAAACGGCACAAAGCAGGTACGAAATCTTTGACTCGTGCCTTCCAAAACATTCACTCTGTCCTCTCCAAGGATAAGGCAAACTTATTCGCCCTCGTAGACTATGAGGATGAAGAGATGGACAAGATCAAAACTCGTAAGTTTACCTTCGACGAGATTATTTTCTTCTTTCAGGCTTATCTGCGTTATGCCGAAAAGCGCGGTCTTACCGTAGATAAGAGTATTAGCCACTTCTTCTATTACGGTTTTAATAAGCCGTGGTCTCCTCTCTTGGCTACTTACCTTGCCTATCTCAGGCATCAAGAGCAGCAGAAGAAAAAGAAGAAGAGCTTTGGCAAAGACACGAAGAAGATTAAACCTTCTCGCGGGTATAATACTTTTCCTGAGCGTTCTTCCGAGGGAACAACTTATGCGCCCAAGGTAAAAGAGTCAAAGAGTGTCACGAGTGTCACAAGGGTCACTAATACCGTAGAAGACGAGCCTTATAGGGCAAAGGTCATCTACAGACCGCCTAAAGCTGATCCTCAAAAGGCAGACACTGAGATTATCCAAGTCTCTGATACGGTACGCAGAAGACACAAAAAGCAGGAAAAGACTCCACAGCATTTTATAGTTTCTCTCTTAAAGCGCGAGCTTGAGAAGATTCACGTTATTAAGCACGCGAACATGGATGATGAAAGCTATGAGAGATTAGCTGATCGTCTTTGCACTGCTTCTACGAACTACAAGACTAACCCAGCCTTTGACCATATTCTCTTTGGCGCTATCGGTAACGCTTTTGTGCTGTATGTAAAAGATAGAGCCAACGCTGAAGGTTTCCGTGTAGAGTTTATGTTTTCTCCTGCTTTCATGGAGCGCTTTATCGGGTGGGCCTTCAGAGAACGCTATATTGTATTGGCTAACTCTGGAATAGGCTATAAAGGTCAGTTTGACTATACTCCTCAGAATAAAGGGAGGGCTGTGGCATGAGTGAGTCCAAAGGACTCCTTGCCGATTCTGTTAATACCGCTATGAAGATCGACGACCGCATTCACGCGGTCGTCGTGTCTTCAACAGAAGAGCGCAGGGTCGTTACCGGTCTTATAATCAGCACTGATTTCTGTATCGAGGTAGCTCCTAAAATTTACCTTGAATACTTTTCAAACACTTATCTTCGTAAGGTAGCTGATTGGTGTTTACACTTCTATAAAGAATATAAGAGAGCGCCAGAGCAGCATATCGCAGATATATTTGAGGATAACAAGCATAAGCTCTCTGATATAGAAGCGAAGTTAATTAGCTCTTTACTGAAGTCTTTATCTGAACAGTACGATAAAGAATCAGTAAATATAGAGTATCTTGTCAGCAGCTCTATTAACTATTTTAGAAAAAGAGAGCTGGAGATACATAAACATAATGTTACCGTTCTTCTGGAAGAAGGTAGAATAGATGAAGCCGAGCAAGAAGTACATAGGTTTCAGACAGTTACCTTCGACCTTGATGACTCTTTATACATAGACCCCGGAGACATGGAGCAGCGTAAAGAGTTATATGAGAAGTACGAAGCCAAGCAAAAAGACTTCTTTAAGTTGCCGGGTGATTTAGGTGACTTTATTGGCAACATAAAGCAAGGGGATGTAGTAGGTATTCTTGCTCCGCAAAAGACAGGTAAGTCATTCTTGCTTAATGACTTTATGAAACATCTTGTTCTTCAAAAGCGTAAGGTAGTAAAGTTCGCTATAGAGATGACAGATGTTGAAGAACTGGTTCGTCTGGATAAGCTGTTCTACCCTGTAGTGGATAGACATAGACGTAATACTCTGTCAGATGCGGATGGAAATGAGATACCAGAAGACGAAGAGGTGGAGTACCCTTTCCCTTGTTTTGATTGTGTAAATAATCAGACAGGACAATGTGTAGATAGGGTCTCTAAAGTAATCGTCCGTGATTACGGTAGCCCTGATTGGACTTATAACCCAGAACATAAACCTTGTACTAAATGTAGGTATGACGAAGAGACCAGAGAAAGATTCAAAGCCTGCTCCTATTTAGACACAATCAAGAGGAAAGAACTTCAGGGTAGGAGAATGGTACAGGAGCTTAATAAGTTCTCTGATATGTTCTCTAAGTATATCCGCATAGTGGTACGTCCTAAATATACTCTGACGTATGACTTGATGATGTACGATCTTGACGCTTTATATAAGAAGTCTGGTTTTATTCCACAGGCTATTCTTATAGATTACATAGACATCATGCTGATAAATTCTCAATTCTCTGACTATAGGCTAGAGGATGAGAAGTGGAAGCTCCTTCAGCGTTTAGCCTCTGAAACTAAGTGCGCTGTTATTACTCCGACACAAGCTAATAAAGCTGGTGCTGAAGCTACTACTCTTAAGCGCACAGACCAGAGTGGTTTTTATGGCAAAGGGCGTCATGTAAATCTAATGCTTGGGATTAACCAGACAGCAGCTGAAAAAGCGACAGGTATGTATCGCGTTAATGTGCTAGATGGTCGCAGTGTCCAGACTAACAGCGAAGACTTCTGCTTTGTTTTGCAAGACCTAAAGACGGGGCAGATGCACCTTGACTCGTATTGGCCTAATAAGTCTCAGTATTAGGACAGAACACCATGCAGCAGTACAACTCACAACCTTAACTTATGGAGATTTTATGCTAAGCACGAAGTACAGAGACCTTTCACCTAAAGCAAAGGACAGAATCTATAAACAGTTCCAGAGGCTTAAGGTAAAGAAAGACATCGTTAAAAACCGTAGCTTTTATAGCCGAGAGGATTATGTTCCTATCCCGGTAAGAGACGTAGCCAAGATAATGACTGCTTTGAATAACAGTCTTTCATCTTCTTATCCGAAGATTGAGTTCAGCAGGGATAATCCTAACTTTCTTTATGATTTTTTGAAAGTTATAAAGGAGGCTACGGTACAAGGCATAGAGGACGAGCTTCCGAAAGAAGTACAAGAGTTCTATAATACCATTATTCTTCCCGTTATTACCAACGGGAGTCTTAAGAGTAAAGTAAAGAACATTCTTGGTAATCTACACGATCCTCTATTTACTAACAATAAGGTCTATGAGTGGATGAATATAGATTACCCGGCTCTTGTAGAGGTTGGAGACTACGAAGCCTTTCCTACTGTTAGGCATCTGTACTACGCTGACATCTGTTCAGACCAGAGGTTACGAGAACGGATAAGAGAAATGCCTACTAAAGAGTTAGAGTCTTTCATACGTTTTCAGCGGAAAAAAGGTGTTAGATTTAAGCACGACTTTGACTCTTTAATTAACGCTTACTGGCATCGCTTTACACATGAGCCTTATCGCACTATGTTGATAGGCACAGGGAAAAGACCTATCTGTTATATAGATAAGGATTCGTACTTAGGGGTCTCGATTAGAAATAATGGTACTCCTGCTCCTTATTTACAAACAGCCTACCGTAATCTTAAGGTGGGGCAAAACAAAGCAGGGCAGGCTATCATGGAAGTTCGCTATCTCTTACCGAGGTATTATGCAGTCGATACTAAGACCATCAAAAGCATACAAAGGAGACAGGATGAAGGAAATAAGCCGTGTTCAAAGAAGCAAGCAGCTGTTAAAGCGTTTCTTAAAAAAGCACGTCTTCAGCTGGCAGTATAGTGCAGACCTGTATGAAGACGCCTTAATGTACAGCATTTGTACTATTGTGGTTTCTTTTATAATGGTTGGAATAATACTTTTCGCCCGTGACGAATACACGGCGAGTAGTATATTCATTTTGACAGCGTTTCTCTTTGTAAAAGACGTAATTGCACGTTCTTTTAAGGTTAATGAGGAACGTAAGGCTCTGGAGAGAGACATAGACAGCAGGTTTCACGCTCATTATGGAGCTTTATATGAAATCTGTACCTGTAAGGACTGCATCTTCAGATTTTCTTGTACTCACGCTTACGGAGAGGAGGAGACCAGTGGACGGTGTAGTCTAAAGATGTATAAAAAAGCATAGAGGTGTGTATGGATTTAATGGAAGGTTTACTTTGGCTGGCTCTTAACATCTACTTTGAAGCTAGGAACCAGCCTTTGCAAGGACAGTATGCAGTGGCTCATGTTACACTTAATCGTGCTGCCAGAACAGGAAAGAGTATTAAGGCTGTAGTACTAGAGCCGGGACAGTTTTCTTGGGTAAGGCAACAAGGAGTGACATGGAAGACTCCAGTAGCGAAAATTCCGATTAGGGAGAAAGCTGCTTTTGAAAGGTGCAAGAAAGTAGCTCGCACAGCTTATCTTATGTCAGACCCTACTGGAGGAGCTACCCACTATCATGCTTCTTATGTACGACCTAAATGGTCCAAAACATTTAAGCGTACAGCACGCATAGGTAAACATATCTTTTATAGGAGATAACATGACAACAGAAAGTAAGACCGTTGTGACCTTGCCCATATATAGACAAGGTTGTCAAGGCAGTAGAAAAGGCTATAAGTACTATAAGCGTCTCGTTCAGGCTAATATCCAAGCCGATGATGAGATGTTTATTCCACAGTACAAGACTGACGGCTCAGCCTGTCTTGACTGTCGAGCAGATGTTATTGGTACTCTTGGTGTAAATAAAGAAGAGTATCCACGTCTAGAAGATTGCACTGTTTCTATCGCCCCTGAACAGATGCTCATTCTTAACCTCGGCTTTAGAGTAGCCGTCCCTAAAGGGTATGTGATGAATCTCTACATCCGTTCAGGTACAGCAGCTAATAATCATCTTATTCTTGCTAATGGTGTGGGTAAGATTGACTCTGACTACAGAGGTATCGTTAAGGCTATTCTTGTAAACATTGGAGCATATTCCACTGTCATTAAGCACGGGGATAGAATCGCACAGTGTGAAATTGTCCCCGTTTATCCGGTAAATTTCACCCGCGTTCCGAGTCTTGATGACACAGAACGAGGTGAAGGTGGACTTGGTTCTACTGGTACTGATTAAGAGGTCAACATGGAAGAATGTAAGTATTACAGCCGTTGCATCTTTTGGGAGACTTGCCCAAGAGCATCGCTGAATGACGAAGCGGCAGAGCATATTGATTGGACTCGTACTCCTGTCTGCTTCAAAGGTTTTGGTAGTACTCGTGTAAAGAAGCGCACTAATAACTACAAAGCTCCTAAATTCAGGAATCGATATGAATAGACTAATGTCTTTTGAGCAGTACACTGAGAATGCTCTTGGTAAAGCCCCTAAAAAGACCAAGTATTTACGTCCCCCAAAGGAAAGGGGTACGTTTAGGTCTCCTAGTTCTGCTAGCTGTACTAATTCTACGCAAAAGATTCCTATGCGCATCTCTATGGATAGTCCAGAAGCTATGCGCCTCTTGAATGAAGCGGTCGGTAGTATAGCTTCTGCCAAGATAGAGGAGGAGTTGGCTAAGAGTGAGTACAGGGAGACAAAGAAGTGTATCCTTGAGTCTTTTGCAGAGAAAGTTATGGCTTCAAAAGAGGAACTTAACGCTATCGTAAAGGTAGCAGAAGCGAAAGCTAAGGATAAAGTGTTATATCTGGATAACTCCGCTCAAGCTGTACTGAAAGTACTAGAATGTGATACTGACGGTGCAAGAGATAACATGGAGATAATGAAGGATATAACTGTAGAGGTACTTAACAAAGACACTGGAGAGGTGCAGTATGCCGCAGGTTAAAGTTGATTATGAGTTTGATGATTATCAAAGCCTTGTACAGTCTGCTAAGGCTAAAGTAAAGAAGCGCACCCCTTTGGCTTATGACGAAGTGGTGGCTCTCTTTACTTATTGTGTAGGAGAAGCTCTAGAATTTTTCAGCATAGATAGTGCTTGGAATGTGTCTATTCTCACAGGATGTACAGAAGATGGAGCGTATGTACATTTTACTCCTAGATACTTACAGGCTGATATTTCTTTTAACCCTGAGTATTTTAGGAAGAATCCTACTGAGATAAGGCAAGCTGCTGTGCATGAAGTAGCGCATATCTTTTTGCACAAGATGCAGGGTTTCTTGTATGTATTGCCTCAAGAGTACTCTGAAATAAATCATCCTTTTAATAGATATTATGAGGATGCTATCGAAGAGATGACGACTCGTATGGAGCGCCTTTTCTTCAAGTGCAAGGCAAAAGCTCATGCCAGACCCACCGAAAGCGGAACCTAGTGGGCTAGGCTTATCCACAGGGACTCCTTCGGCGAGGAATTTATTCCCACCTAAAACGGAGTCTATCTCCAAGGCGGACAGTGAACCTTCCGTCTTGGAGTCCCTGCCGAGTTCTCTAAATACCACAGAAATAATGGCAGTTCTGCAAAGTGGTTCTTGACAAAGGGTTTTCGTTGCGATATATTCGCGCTTAAAGATGCTCGGTAGGCGAGCATTAAAATCTAACTCTTGGAGGAGTTATGACGAAAGTAGAATTTGTGCGTGCTTGGCATGAGAAGGTACAGACCGAAACTGGAATGGTCTTTACCAATAGGAATGCAACCGTAATGTACGAGAATTTCGTCAACCTTATGGTTTCAGAGTTGAAGACTCACGGTAAGCTGAGTGTCAGCGGGCTGGGTATTTTTAAGATCAAGAAACGCCCGCCCCGTAAAGGACGCAACCCCAAGACCGGGGAGACTGTGAATATCCCGGCACGAAAAACTATCGTTTTCAAGATGACCGAACAGCTTAAACAAGAGCTGAATTAAGTGGTCAAATTTGCCGCAGACTACTAGCCCCACTAGATGGGGCTAGTTACTTTCAACCTAACACTGGAGGAAATATGTTAGAATTTAACCTGTCCGAGATGGACGATCTTCTGAATGTCTTGAAAGGCGGTGTTTCTACTAAAAGCACGGGTTTCGAGCTTTTGTATTTTGCAGATGATAAACTCTGTACTTTTAACGATGAAGTAGCTGTTTCCGTTAAGTACAAGACGTATATCACAGCGCTCATTCCTTTCGTTGAGTTTCATAATGCTGTTAAAAAGCTGAAAGGTGCTTACACAACAGCTACTCTTGAAACACCTACGAAAGACAGTATGCGCATAAAGACGGGGCGCTCAAAGATTACACTTGCCGTTATGCAAGATGACGCAGCGGAAGATCGTTATACTTCTCCACAGCAGCAGTTAGTAGATGCTAAATGGCAAGACCTTCCTGAGAATTTCACTGACATTATTACAGTGGCAGCGGAATGTGCAGCAGAGAGTAGAGGAGCTTACATGATGTCTTGTGTCTATATCAATAAGCATGACATCTTCGGCTCTGACATGACAGGTGCTTATTGGGCTGAAGTACCAGAAACTCTAGATACGATGGCAATCGTTAAACATAACGTTAAGTACATCGCAAATGCTAATCCTGATAAGTACGTCTGCACTGAAGGGTTCTACCATTTTCTTAATTCGCACTATGGATGTATTATATCCGTGCGTAAGATTAACGGTACTTATCCCGATTACAAGCAGTTCTTTGGTAAAAAGGGCAGTACTGTTACCTTTAATAGCCCAGAAGCAAAATCTGCTCTTGAGCTAGCGACCCTTCTTCTTGGCAAAGAAGAGAAGATAAAGGTCACTCTACAGGAGACTGATAAAGGGTCATACTTTATCGTTACCGGCACTTCTGTTAAAGGTAAGTCACAGGCGCGTTTCCCTGTACAAGTGGAAGGTGACATGAAGGATTTTTATACTACTCCAGCCGTACTGAAGCGCTGTTTTGTTAATAACGACACGTTCACTGTTTCAGAGGGTGTGCTAGAGTGCAAGTTACAGGATGGTACTTACGTCATTTCTTTGTCGTATGAATAAGTAAGAGGCAGATGTTCGGGCGTATGTTCACTGCACCAACGTACTAATGTAGTACATTGGTGCATTTTTGTACCTTTAATCACAAGAGGAGGCACTATGGGTTTCTTTACCGAAGGTCAATTAGCCAAGATGGCAGTTTACACCCCTAACGCGGAGGACTTGAAAGGTGAATGCACAAAATGCCAACACTGGGAAAATTCAAAACATCCAAACATTGAATACTCAGGACGAGGCTATCGCAAAATTCTTGTTGTTTCTGATTATCCTACCCTTACTGATGATGCTTTTGGTACATATCTGCGTGGCGATGTAGGAAGTATTGTACACAATGAAATGCTTAAGCACGGCATCTCTCTACAGAAAGATTGCTGGTGTACTTGCGCTCACCGCTGTGTTCCTAAAGAAGCAGCAAAGGATAATCTTGGCAAGTACATTAAGTTTTGTCAGCCTTACCTACACTCAATCGTGATGAAATTAAAGCCTGAATATATCCTTTTAATGGGACGCTGGGCTATTACAGGCTTTTATCATCCGCATTATTCGGGGTCTGAAGGATCGTACTCTCCGCATAGATGGAGAGGCATTCCAATTAAAGACCCTAAATGGAATGCTGTCATCTTCTGCACCTTTCATCCGAAGGAGCAAATTATCCAGCCTAACGATAAGTCTCATGTAGTTCTGTTTCAAAGAGACATCAAGGCATTTTGTAAACTGGTAGAGAGCCAAGAGCATAAAGACATCCAGAAGATAGATTATGAACAGTATGCTTCTGTTTTGACTTCCTACCCAGAAGTTATTTCTCTTCTTAATAGGATTATTGATAACAGGATACCTATTACCTTTGACTATGAAACTACAGGCTTAAAGCCTTTCTCTAAAGGACATAAAGCTGTCATCGTGGGTATCGCTGTGTCTCCTACTGAAGCATACGCTGTACCTTTGCAGTATAAGAATATCTGGACCAAAGAAGAATACAGAGAGATTGAAAGACTCTGGAAGATTATTCTCGGCTCTCCAGATATTAAGAAGAATAACCATAATATTTTGTATGAGGATGTCTGGTCTTACGGTATCTTTGGTACAAGATTGCGTGGTGTAGAGTGGGATACACAGCTAGGCGCTCACATTATAGATAATCGGAGAATGTACACCGGTTTGAAATTCCAGACGTATATTAACTTTGGTGTCCTTTCTTATGATGAGCATATTCATAAGTATCTTGTATCAGAGAGAAAGGTATCAGAGTTCAATACAGTAGAGAACGCTCCTTTTAGAGACTTAGCTATCTACTGTGCTTTGGACTGTATCTTTTCTTATAGGCTTATGCTTATTCAGAAGAAGTTCTTTTCAAGACCGGAGAACTGGAAGCAGTATAATGCTTTTAAGTTCTACAAGAAAGGCATAGGCGTTATGTCAGAGCTTCAGATAAATGGCATCCGCTCAGACCTTGACTATTTTGTACGCTCTAATGAGGAGGTAATCAAAAAGGTACAAGAGATTGAGCAAGAGCTTTTAAGTAGTCCTGAAGCTCAGCGTTTTCAAGAAGTTAAAGGGCGACCCATGAAGCTGACTTCTGCTGATATAGGTACTCTTTTGTATGACATCCTTGAGTATTCTGGAGAAATCTCACAAAAGGGCAACTATATCACTGATAAGAATGCTTTAAGTATGATTCGTTCTAACTTTACAGACAGGTATAACGACCTCCAAAAGTATAGAAAGATTCATAATTCATTCTTTACGAATTACATCTACTATACTTCTGGAGATAAACGCATACATGGTTCCTTTACTATAAACCATGTAGTCTCTTATCGTTCAGCGGCTACTGACCCTAATATGCAGAATACTTCTAAAAGGGACAAGGAAGCCAAGACGCTACTGAGAACAGGCTTTCTTCCTGATCCTAACTCAGTCATCATAGAGGCTGACTTTTCAGGTGCTGAAGTAAATGTATCAGCAAGTACTCATGGGGATAGAAATTTTATTAAATATCTCCTCGACCCTAGTACTAATATGCACGCTGATGAGATGCTTAATATCTTTATGCTTCCCCCTGATCTGTACTATAACCCTAACTTTACTCCAGAGCAGCACGCTCTTGCGAAGAAGATTCGCAATACCATTAAGGGTAAATGGGTATTCGCTCAGTTTTATGGTGACTGGTACAAGTCCTGTGGAGATAATATCTGGAATGATATACAGAAGGAAAACTATTTACTCCCTAATGGTGTATATCTTCTGGATCATCTTAACAGCAAGGGCATAACTTCCAGAGAAAACTTTATAGACCATTGTGAAAAGTGTGAACATATTCTCTGGTACGAGCGCTTTCCTGAATATACACAGTGGAAGAAGGACATCTATAACTTCTACCTAAAACACGGGTACATAGAGAACTTCTTCGGTTTTAAGTTTCAAGGATACATGGATAAGAAGACAGCCACTAACTACCCTATCCAGTCTGTTTCTTTCCAACTCCTTGTGAAAGTTTTAATCGCTGTCTCAAAGTTTCTGAAAAAAGAGCAGATGCACAGTAAGCTCGTAGCGCAAATACATGACTCTTGCGTAGCTTCGGTAAGGCTGGACGAAGTGGACAAGTACACGAAGTTTTTTAACGAAACCGTGTGTACTTTGCATGAAACGTATAAATGGATGAAGGTTCCCATGAAGGCAGAGTTTGAAATTTCTAAACCGGCAGAACAAGGCGGGAACTTTGCCAAGATGTTTGAAATCCCGGAGAGTATGGTAGGCAACGTAAATCTAGGGCAAGTATATTCCGGGTAAATAAAAAGGACAGCGCTTAACCATCGCTGCCCTTAAAATTTAACCACTTAGGAGAATACTATGTTGACAAGTACTATAGGTACGAGGTAAGATATTGACAAGATCAACCTTACAAGGAGGCAATGTGACCAGAGACCCACCTGTGCCAGTTTGACACTTAATTTAGTGTGCTAATTTGACTCATATTTAAGTGTCAAATTAGCACATAAAAACCCATCCAATTAACCTTAAAGGTGACAACATGACAAACGCAATCATTAAGAAGAGCTTCGTATTCAACAGCACGCAAATTCGCACAGCGATTATCGATGGTGAGCCTTGGTTCGTCGCGAAAGATGTCTGCGAAGTACTTGGAATCGTAGATAACACTACAGCAGTGCGTGATTTAGAAAATGACGAGCTGACCCGCATACTATGCGTATCAGGTGGGCAGCGCCGAGAAGTGAATGCAGTCTCTGAGTCCGGTCTTTACGCGCTGATCTTCAAAAGCCGTAAGCCCGAAGCTAAAGTATTTCGCAAGTGGGTAACTTCCGAGGTCTTACCTGCACTGCGGAAGACGGGCAAGTACGAGATGCAGAAAGTGTCATCTGGACCTGCACAGCCCCCACTGCCCGGTGAGATTGTTGCGAGGGAGTTTAAGGCTATGCACGAGTTAGCCAAGCTGTGTGAATTTGAAGGGAATCAAGCGCTGCTCAAGGCTGATAAAGCAGTCAAAAAGTTACACAATATCTCGCCCCTAGCTTTGTTGGAGGTCGAATTGAAGTCGCCTGACAATGAGGCTTTGCTGATCGCGACTGAAATCGGAAAACGCCTCAATCCTTCTGTTTCGGCTAAGCAAGTGAACCTTCTCCTTGCAGACATGAAGCTGCAAGAGAAGGTTGAATACCGCGCCGGTAAGTTTGAATGGCGTCTTACCGAGAAAGGTAAAGCCTACGGCTCTTATCTCGATACGGGTAAGGTACATTCTAACGGTACTCCGATCCAGCAGATTAAGTGGAAAGAGCCAATCCTTCCTCTTGTGCAAAAGCACTCGGATTCCCTTTAAGACAAAATTTGTTTCTAATTCTACTCACAGGAGATTATGATGCTTATCACAAAGTACCGTCCTACCAGCTTTGATGATTTTATCGGCGACTTTACATCCCTTAAGTCTTTGAAGAAAGTCCTCTCTAAAGACAACCCGCCGAAGTCTTACCTTATCACAGGGAGTGCCGGTAGTGGCAAGACTACTCTTGCCCGTATTCTCAAAGAGGCCCTGCACTGCTCTGACACTGCCTTTATTGAGCTAAACGGCTCATCTGAACGTGGCATTGACGTTATCAGGAATCTTACTACTTCTGCTATGTACGTTCCTTTGCATGGACAGAATAAGATGATCTTTATCGATGAAGCCCACCAGCTTACGAAAGAGGCACAGGAGGCTCTTTTGAAAGCTACTGAAGACTCTACTCCTAATACCTACTGGGTATTCTGTACCACTGAGCCTCAAGCTATTAAGAATACTCTTCAGAGGAGGCAGTTTATTATAAATATCCCTCCTCTGGAAAAGAGCGCTCTTTTTGATCTTCTGCGTAGAGTTATTAAAGGGGAAGGACTAGATAAGTCCAAGTATCCTAAAGCTCTAGTAGAAAGATTATGCGAACTTTCACAGGGTTCTCCCGGTAAGCTCTTGCAACTCTTTGAAAGTATTTATCTCTTGGATTCAGCAGAAGAGATGATGGCACATCTAGAGGACGGTATAGAGATTACATCTGAGGCTGAATGGGTTGACATCTGTAGGATTCTTATTAAGAACGACCCTCCTCAAGTAAAGTGGAAGGCTGTCTCCCGTGCTATCCAGAGCATGAAAGCCAATACTGATTTTGAGTCTGGACGTAGAGTAGCTCTTGCTTATTTTTCTACTGTCCTTATGAGTACAGGTAATCCCATGCACGCCAACATCTTGAATAACTTCTTGACCTGTAATCTAGCATCTGCTAAGGGGCAGTTTATCTTGGCTTGCTATAAATCTTGTGCAGGAGTGTAACATGGGCTACAAAGAAGACATTAGTATCAACCAGAACAGACTGGAAGATGAGCTTATTAACCAACCTTTTCTGTATATGCAGTACGCAGAGAATCATGCACAGTATGTACAGAAGAAGAGCCATCTGGAAGAGTACATTCGTGTTCTTAAGGCTCAGCTTTTCTCTGAAGCTAAAGAAGACTGGCGTTCTATTTGGGGGCGTAAGCCTACAGAGACTGAAGTTAAGAGTTGGATAGAGACCAACGATAAACTCTGTAAAGCCAAAGATGAACTCATTCAGATAGAGTACAAAGTTAATATCTATGGCTCTATTCTTCAGGCTCTTCTACAGAGAAAGAGCATCCTATCTAGTCTCGTTCAGATGAAAATATCAGGCATCTATTCTACGCCTAAATAAATTCAACTGAATAATCAGCCCTGTGGTTCATAGAGCCACAGGGCTTAGGAGGTAAAATGACATTGCATCTTATACCGAGAGTGGGAGGGAAGTACAGAATGTATAAAATACTACTGCCCTTATTCCCTAGATATACAGCCTATATAGAACCTTTTTGCGGCTCTTGCGTAGTTCTCTTAAATAAGCCTAAAACCCCTATAGAGGTAGTAAACGATAGAGATAAGGAAATATGGAATCTTTTTAATGTAATTAGAACTAAACCGCAAGAGTTCAAAGATTCTTTTAAGTATATGCTTAATTCAAGGTATCAGTTTTACCTATATAGGGAACAAGACCCTGAGCCTCTCTCTGACGTACAGAGGGCAGTTCGCTTTTTTTACATAGTTCAAAACGCTTACGGAGGGAAAACTCAACATTCAGGTTTTTCCGTCTCTCGCATGAAAAGGGAAGGTCCTGATCTTTATACTTTACAAGACAAGATAGATATGGTATATGAGAGAATAAAGAATGTCAGAATAGAAAATTTAGACTATCAAGAGTGCATCCAACGACATGATTTTCCTGGAGCTTTCTTCTATTTAGACCCGCCGTACTACATGAATTTGAAAAAAGAACTTTACTATACACACAATTTTATTCACGAAGACTTCCTCAATCTTAAAACAGTCCTTGAGAACATAAAAGGAAAGTTTCTAATGACTATTAACGACTGCAAAGTCACTAGAGATTTATACTCAAACTTTAACCAAAAGGTTATAGACGGTGTGTACTGTTTAAGAGCTACCGAAATGGCAAAAGGTACTTGCAAAGACGGTACACAGGATGTTAAGCAACTTTTAGTTGCAAACTATGACATAGAACCGAGACGGTTCAAACTCAAGACAGGAGGTCTGAAATGTTCTACATCGAAGGAATCAAGGTCAAGAACTTCAAGTCCCTAAAGAATGTATCTATAGGGCGCAGCAGGAAACAAGATACCCAGAGTCTTTCCAATATGACTTGCTTTATAGGCAAGACTAATACTGGTAAGTCTAATTTTCTGGATGTCTTTTCTTTCATTCGGGACATGAATACTTATGGCGTAAACTATGCCTGTGGAATCAGAGGAGGTTTTGATGCAGTTCGTACAAGAGGAGAACGCGACTTTATTACTTTTGAGTTTCTGCTTTCTGATATTGTCGGCAATAAGTATGTATATTTACTTACTGTTGGACGAGATCGACTGAATCTGTTCCGTAACGATAGTATCAGAGTAGAGATTCCTAATACTCCTAGCGCTCAGTCGGATTACACTTCTAATATGGCTGCGTTCTTTATTGACAGTTTTATTCCTGAGTTTACTAAAGAGGCTCTTCTGAATAAGACTGAAATGGTTCCGCAGCCGAGACTCGATCCGACTGGAAGTAATCTTGTGTCTATTATGCACCGTCTTTCTCAGCGTAAAGAGAATGAATCTTTCTTTTCTTTTCATTTTAAGACGCTCCTTGGTTTGAAAGACTACAGCATAGAGGTCACAGAGGATACTATAGAAAACAGTCCTGTGCTTAATCAGCGTTTTACGTCTCTTGAGCATGGTGAAGCCCTTTCCGTGGATAATAGAGGCAGTCTATCCTACGGAACTTTGAAGTACATGGCTTACGCTGTTCTATGTAAAAGTTTACACGAGTATTCTTTAGTGTGTATAGAAGGCATAGAGAACAGCTTGTACCACCAGCTTATCCCTTGGCTCATCGAGGCGTATAGTTCTTCTGCCGTAAGTAACCGGAAAAATGTTTTTATGTGCACGCACTCCACCTTTGCTCTTGACTCTTTGCGCTGCAAAGATGTATATATCTGTCAAAAAAGCACAGATGGTTTTACGGAGATTACCAGAGTGAGTAACATTCCCGGCATTTACGAGAAGGTGAGCATGGGGGATAACCTTGGCTACTTGTGGAAAATCGGGGCGCTCGATCCGAGCTTGGGAAAATTCACAAAAAACGAAGGTTGAGTCACTTTTTTCTTGCTCGTTTTGTGAAAACCGAGTATAGTGTTCTCAACTGAAGCGGAAATGAGCCTTGAGCAAATAGAATCCGCATAACGCTTTGAGCAGAATCTTGGGCCTTGAGCCACGAGTGATTTGAGTAGCGAATAGTTTAAGCCTTGAGCCTTGAGCCGACAGAGCAACTTTAGCCCATTTGGGAGGTATGGGACATCTAACAGTAGAGGTAAGCCTTGTGCAGATCGCCTAACTTTAACAGGAGTAGAAAATGGACATGAGTATTTATGATGGTTTGAAGATGCGCCATAAGCGTCAAATTGACACGAAGGATTTTATCCGCACCGTGAAGAGTAATCTCTTCAATAACACCTTTCCTTCGGACATCCCTTTTTGGTCCCCCAAAGACGGAGACCACTTGATCGATTTTGTTCCTTGGATCGCAGGGAAAGATATGCCTCTTGATCGAAAGACAGGAACAGTCACGACTAGAGAAGGAGAGGTTGAGTACGTCATCGATGTAGATGTACATTGCCGTATCGGTCCTGCTTCCCTCGATTTTATCTGCCCTAAACAGAACTTTGGTAAACGCTGTCCTATCTGTGAATACCTTCGTAATGAAGGCTCCGGTAGTGAAGAAGCATGGAAGAAGTACAAAACTACGCGCCGTACTTTTTATCTTGTGTGGGTACATGATACCCCTGAAGATGAAGCTAAAGGTCTTCAGCTTTGGAATGTAGCACACTTCTTTATGGAGAATAAGCTACAGCCTTTGGCTACTCTTCCTAGAGGAGGTGGGTACAAGATGTACTCTCATCCTACTGAAGGTAGTAATATCTCTTTCACTATCAAGAAGAAGGGCATGGGCAACATTGAGTATCTGGGTCATGCTTTGTATGATCGGGAACAGCCTATTCCTCAGTCCCTCTTGGATAGAGCTAGTCAGATTCATCTCGACGAGACTATGGTTATGCACCCGTCTTACGATGAAATTAAGCAGGCTTTGAAAGAAGCTCTTGAATGTGAGACTGCTTTTTCTTCTCGTGTACAGACAGCACCGGGGTTTGGCACTGAGGATGATGTTCCTTTTGCAGGACAAAGTATTCCTAATGTGCCGAGTCCTCAAAACTCTCAGAATGTAGATTGGTATGACGAAGACGAAGGCAAAGAAGTACAGCAGGCCCCTATGCAAGCTGAATCTATGCCTCCTTATGAGTCTCCCAAGAAGGTTCTGAAGAGGCCCCTTCGCGGAAACCTCATCATAAAGAAGAAGAGCATCTGATATGCCCAGACTAAAGAAAGCTGCCCCTCCTAGTGAGGGGCAGTCCCCAGAAGAGATTGTAGAGGATGTCATGGAGATGAAAGATACGCCTATACAGAAGACTGCTCCTTATGCAGTGAAGGATTTAGTTTCTTCTGCTAGTACAGTACTGAATCTTCGCTGTTCTGGTTACTGCCAAGGCGCTTTCAAACTCGGCACTATGGTCAATATCGTAGGTGACTCTCATGTAGGTAAGAGTATTCTTGCTCTGAGTATTCTTGCTGAATGTGCCCACGACGATAGATTTAATGACTATACTCTAATCTATGACGACACGGAAAACGCCAGCTTCTTTGACATCGCCGAAATGTTTGGTAGTCTGGCTACACGCTTGGAGGTGGTACAGTCTAGATACTTTGAGGAATGGCAGTCTCGGTTGGAAAAGCTCTTCCAGTCTGGTAAACCTGTTATTTATGTTCTTGACAGCTTTGACGGTATGAAAACCATTGAATATGAAAAGCTACAAGACGAGAACATGAAGCGCAGGGAAAAAGGGCAAGAAGAGAAAGGCTCTTTTGGTGATGGTAAAGCTAAACTCATGTCTGGTTATGGAGGTAGGCTAAATGACTGGTTAAACAAGACTAACTCTCTTTGTGTTGTAATTTCACAGACGAGGCAGAACATAGGGATTACTTCTATGTTTAATCCAAAGATTAGGTCGGGCGGAGATGCTTTGAAGTTTTATGCCGCCCATGAGATTTGGCTCTCTGTGAAGCAGACTGAGAAGCATTCTAAGTACAAGAATGAAATACTCAGAACTCAAGTACAGGCTAAAATCACGAAGAATAAACTCACTGGTCGCCGTGGAGTAGCCGAGTTCACTGTACTTGAAGGTTACGGCATAGACGATATTTCTTCTTGTATTAAGTATCTATGTGAAGCTGGTGTCTGGAGCGGTTCTGCTATCAGTATAGACACTAAAGGCTTCGTAGATGAACATACTACCAGAGCTAAACTGGTTCAGTATATAGAGGAAAATGGCAAAGAAGAAGAGGTCTTCAATCTTTGCCAGCAGGCTTACAACGACCTTATTAAGGACATAACCCCAGTTAGAAAGAGGAGATTTGCATGAAACTTACACGTCCTAATACCCAGAAACCTTTCAACAAGCCTACTAAACCGGCTCCTGTAGCTCAACCTGCACAGCAGGAAGAAGTAGATTTTCAGGATGTTATTCGGATGCTTACTAATGTTACTCAGCAAAACAAGGATTTTGCTGAAGGCTTGAGCATCTTGACTCAGAAAGTCGATCAGATCGTTAAGGCTATTTCTGAAGTGATGACGAATAACAAAGAGTTCTGTGAGTCTGTTATTCAAGAGATTTCTGCCATCTCTGAATACATCAACATCCCGCCTGAAGAGGAACAGACTGAAGAGCAGCCTGAAGCTCAAGAAGCAGAAGCTCAAGAGGCTGAAGAGGCAGAAGCTCAAGAAGAAGAAGGTATCACAGCCGAGGATATTATGCAGATGTCTAGAGGAGACCTTATTGCTCTCATTGAAGAGAATGAGCTTCCTATTAAGGCCAGCGACTACCGTAAAGTAGATGATCTGCGTAAAGCTCTAATCCAGTATCTTGAGAGTGACGATGACGATGGTGACACTGCCGCTGAAGATTCCGCCCCAGAAGAAGAAAAAGGCGATGAAGATGATACAGAGGCAGAATCATCTGACGATTCTACTGAAGCAGATACTGGAGCAGATACCGAAGCAGACAGTGCCGACGCCGAACCCGACACTACCGGAGGAAATAAAGTAAAAAAAAAGCCCAGTGAAGACAGCGAGGACTTCAATCCTTTGACTGAAGACTTCAAAGGGGCCTACCCTCCGCCCGGTAGTGAAGAAGACGAAGACGAGGAGGACTGGTAATTATCCTGTCTCTTAACTAGAAAGGGGGCTTTAAGCCCCCTTTTTTAATGAGGAAACCTTATGAGCAACGACCATATCACTCTTTGCATTATAGACTTGCACGCTATTCTTCATCTTGTGAAGCACTCTGCTGTGTCTAAAGGCATCCATAAAGATGAAGAGAATACCTTTCTTATTCACGGCTTCCTATATAAGTTAAGGTATCTCTGTTCTAAAATAGGACCTACTCATGTGGTCTTTGCTTGTGATTCTTTGACTAATCATCGTAAGCGGGTCTATAAAGATTATAAATATAAGCGTAGCGATAAGACTGAAGAGCAGATACGTTTAGATGGCATAGCCTATCCTCAATTTAGCGCTATTAAAGAGTACATTCTTCCCACTATAGGATACAGAAACATTATAGAGCTAGATGGCTTTGAAGCGGATGATGTCATGGCTTCTATTTGTAAATGCTATCCTAGAAATAATAAGATAGTGATTACAGAAGATAGGGATTTATATCAGGTCTTGCGTGACAATACTATCATCTTGTCGCCTAGAACTCATAGGTTCTTTACCGTAGATGACTTCAAAGAGGCTTACGGTATTACGCCTGATAAATGGGCGCTCGTCAAAACTTACGGAGGCTGTGTTTCTGATAGCGTTCCGGGGATCAATTTTATAACAGCTTCTGGACAAGTATCAAGTAAGCGCTTCGGTGAAAAGACAGCTCTTCAATACATTAGAGGAGAGTTCAGCCCAGTTAAGTCTCAATACCTTTCTGTTCAAGACGAAAGGAATAAAGAGATTATAGAAAGAAACAAAAAGTTAGTAACTCTTCCTTACGAAGGAACCCCTAGAATAAAGATAAAAGCTAACAGACTTTCTTTTGAAGGGTTCTTAAGTATCGTAGAGAAGTACGGTTTTCGCCAAATGGATAATGATGCTCCTGAGTTCAAAAGAGTCTTGAGGTTAGCATGAACAGCACACAAAACACACAAAGTATCACACAAAAAGAGTTAAGAGCCTTACGCAAAAAGATGCACGAGGCTCAAGGTGAAAAGTGTCCCATCTTACGCTGTAAATTCCCCGTAGAGATTATGGTAGTCGATCATTTACACAGGAGAGCCGGACAAAAACTGGGAGAAAATGGAGCCGGGTGTATCCGAGGTGTCATCCACAGGCAAGCTAATGTCCTCGAAGGAAAATTTATAAACGCTTTCTATAGATATGGCTTGCATAAATTCATCGATCCTGTTACATTTCTCCGTAACTTGGCAGACTACCTTGAGGCTAAAACCACAAACATCATCCATCCAGCGGAGGCACAGAAAGAGAGAAAGAAAACTACCCAAAGGCTTAAAAAATCGTCATTTGGTAAACTCAAAAAAGCGCTTGAGGAGGCAGGGTATAAAGGCAAGATGCCTGAGTATCCTAAACTGGGCAGAATGACAGCCTTTATCCTTAAGCTCTTTGAACGAGTTAATCTTCAACCCGAATACTACAAGGAACAGACATGAACTATTCTTTGCGATCTGTAGCAGAAAAAGTACGCTCTTTGCAGAGCGCTTCAGCGACTAACGACAAGATTGCTTTACTTAAAGAGTACCTGCAAGATGACATTTTCCGCAGGTGCTTTGTTGCCGCTTATTCAGAAAGTACGGACTTTAAGATTAACAAGTTAAAGTTCCGTGAAGGTCTCATATCAGCGCAAGACGCAGCCCGGCATTTCGGCTTCTCTGAATTGTCTGAAGACATTATCCTTCTAGTTTTGAAGAGAATCTCAAAACAGAAGGGAGTGTCTGCTTTAGATAAGATGCACTTGGCTACTCTTGCTAGTGTAGATAAAGATACCTTTAGCGTAGTCCTTATGATTTGTAATAAGGACATGAATTGTAAGGTATCTGCGACCACCTTGAATAAAGCAGTTCCCGGTCTGATTAAGATTACTCCGTACCAACGTTGTAGTACTATGTCAGCCTTCGGGAATATCTCTTTTGAGCCTAAAGCTATTATTCAGTGTAAGGCTAATGGGCTTTTTGCGTACTGTATAGTTCGCAATGTACAGGGTAAACCGAAGATTACGTTTAAGTCCCGTCGTGGTAACATTATCCATCAATTAGACCGCCTGAAAGAAAAGCTGTGTACTCCTATCGTGAATAGCGATAAAAAGGTTCAGCATATCTTTGCCGCTTCTAAAGAAGAAGTAGTTTTGATGGGTGAGCTTCGGGTATTTGAACACAACAAAACCATAATGTCGAGGACTAAAGGCAATGGAATCATCTCTTCCTGCATTAGTGGCACAGCAGATGCTGAATACTTGGACAATATCTTTTATACTATTTGGGACTGTATTCCTCTTTCTGACTATGAGAGAGCAGAATCCTCTAGAGAGTACCGGCGTAGATTTCTCGACGCTCTCAACTATGTTAATGCTGTTAGTAATCGGGAGGTGCTTCAGCTTATACCTACTCGGTATGTAGAGACCAAGCAAGAAGCTAACGACTTCTACAAAGAGATGATAGCCCAAGGTGAAGAAGGAGCTATTATCAAGAATTTAACAGCTACATGGAAGAATAACACCAGCACTGACATGGTTAAGATGAAGCCCATCATGGAAGTGGAACTCAGGATTGTATCTGTCACTGAGCATACTAAACAAAAAGGCTGGATGGGTTCTCTTGTCCTTGAGAGTGAAGACAGAGTAGTTAAGGTAAACTGCGGTTCAGGTTTCACTGAGAAGCAAAGGCAAGAAGACTGGTCTGCCCATATAGGAAAGGTAGTTTCTATAGAAGCGGAGAGTCTTATTCAGGATAAAAGGACTAGAGCGTACTCTTTGTATCTTCCTGTTTTTATAGAGCTTCGCGTAGATAAAACGAAAGCGAACACCTTTGAAGAGATTCAAGCTATGGAGGTTCGTCCAGAAGGGAGAGAAAAGCACATAACTTCTGCTCACCCTGAAGAGTAACTCAAGGCTGTAACTTCTTGTTTAGGAGGATGTATGGGACTTGCTTATAAGCGAAAGATAAGAAAGCCTTATCTTAAAAGGCTGGGTCTAAAAGAGAACACTGTTTACGGAGTTTCCAAGTTGCAAAGAATTACTGAAAACGACTTGGCTTTCCTCGTATATAGTTTCTCTCATCTGACTAAACAAGAAGTTACAGATGCTCTTAATCTCTTGTTTAACGCTTTGATAGAGGCTATGCGGTATAGAAAAGAAATCCGCATAAAGAATTTTGGTACGTTTGAATACGGACCAAAGAAGAAGCTCATAAAGAGGAAAGATAGCAGGTGGGTTACGATAACTTCACCGGAGTACATTAAACTCATCCCTGAAGGAATGCTGGAGGCTGCTCTACAAAGGAGACAGTATAATAGCGATGCTAATCAAAACACTAGATTTAAGAAATTTTCAGAAGCACAAGAACCTATCCCTTAAGTTTTCAAGGTATCTTACCGCTATTAAGGGAACTTCTGGCGTAGGGAAGTCCGCTATTCTGCGTTCCTTATTTCAGTTAATAGATGAAAGTATCCCTTGGTCTGCGTGCTGTACTTGGGATACTAATGATACCAGTATTAAGATTCAAGGGAAGGTAGATGGCAAACTCTGCGTTATAGAGCGCTTACGTTCTTCTGACGTTAATTCTGTCATTATAGACGGCGTTAGCTATGAGTACATAGGTAAGAGTACTCCCGACATTCTAACTAGAAAATTAAACATAAAAGCACATAACATCCAGAAACAGAAGGACTTCTGGTTTTTAATTGACATGAAACCGGGACAGCTCAGTAAAGAGCTTAACTCTGTTTCCGGTCTGAACATTATAGACGCCTCTATACAGGAAATATCCTCAAGAGTACGAAATGCTCAAGCTGAGATACGAGTATTAAAGGCTCAAGCTATTGTCTTGGAAAAAGAGATTCAAGCTCTCGAATACATTCATAAGGCAGATGTAGATTTAACTTCTCTGGAAGAAGCTGAAGAACGTCTAAAACAGTCAAAGAGTGACGTTTACATCCTTAAGGAAAAAGCTGAAGAGTACAGACGGTATAAAAGCCAACAAAAAGAGTCACCAGCTTTTTTGGAGAAAGCCCTAGACGAACTTATCTCTTTATGGTACACTATGTCTGACCTAAAAGCTAAGTACAATGAACTTAAAGCTCTTTATGACACTTTTAGCGACTTAAAGAGCAAGTGTATAGACTGTACAGGTTTAGAGGAGCATTTCAAGGCACTCTCTACAGCTTATGACTCTCTTGTCTCCGTCAGGAAACAGAATGAAAGGCTCCAGCAGCTGTCCTGTACTTATAGGCAGTACGCCGATGAGCTTTCTTTGAAGAAAGTAAAGCTCAAAGAGCAAGAAGAATTGCTCTCTGGAGTACAGAGCAAAATAAAGATTTGCCCTGTGTGTAACAGACCCATGTAGTACGCAACAGATTCGTGTAACTTTTTGACTCATAACCTATGGAGAAGCTATGAACATTATCGCTACAGCTGACTGGCATCTTTCCAAGAGTACTCCGATTTCTAGGACAGACCCAGACTATTTTCAAACTGGTCTGGATAAGATACAGCAAGTGGCAAACTATGCCAGAAAGTACAAAGCTGTTATCTGTGTAGCCGGAGACATCTTTGACAATCTTCGTGTAACTCCGTACATGATTAACAAAGTGTATGAGGTGCTTCAAGGTACTCTTGTCTTTTCAGTAGCTGGTCAACATGACATGGAGTACCGAAATATCACAGAAGCCTGTGCTTATAGTACTCTGGTGGAACTGTCTTGTATAAAACATCTGTCAAAAAATAACAGAACTTATGATAACATCCTCTTTTCCGGTGTATCTTTTAACGAAGATGTACCCCGCTCCTTATACTCTGACGTAGTACTCGTTCATAAAACCATAACGGAAAACGACCCTCCTTTCTTTCTAAAAGACGCTGTGAAGTCTTCAAGCATTATGAAGCTCTTAAAAGACTGTCGTATCATCGTGTCTGGGGATTATCATGTGCCTTTTGTCAAAAAGAAACACGGTCAAGTTTTAGTTAATTGCGGCTCCCTTATGCGGAGAGGTAAAGACCAAATGGATTATGAGCCTTGTGTATGGCTTATAGACACTGATACTCTTGCAGTGAAAGCCATTCCTCTAGCTATTAAGCCTGTTAAAGAAGTGTTCTCTTTTGCCGTAAGAAACGAAAACGCACAGAATACACAGCAAGAATTTATCTTGGCTGATATGGATAAGGTTATAGAGCGTTTGACCAGAGAGGAACTTAAACCCAGCTTTGAGAATATCCTTCTTGCTCTTGCTGAAGAAGAAAAACTTTCTGACACAGAGAAAGAGATTATGAAGGAGATTCTTGAAGTTGCAAAAAGTGGCATGAATAAGGAGGTGCTATGACAGACTTGGACAGATTTAACTACATCAAGCGGCAGATTGAGACCAGAAAACAAGAGATAGCCCAAAATCAAGGTGCTATCAACATGGTTAAAAAACAGCTTAAAGAGATGGGTATCAATTCCAAGAAGGAGTTGGATGAAGCTCTCTCTAAAGCTGAAGCAGAGTACAAGGCAGCGCATGAAGATTATCATGCCAAGTTGAACAGGTTCGAGGAGATGTATAAAGACTTCTTTAGGAGGGACGCATGAATACTTTAGACTATATAGACCTTATTCAGACCATTAGAACAGTGCAGCTGTACGCAGCATGGTTTGACGAACAGGCAGAAAAAACCTTAAAGGATATTAAGGTAAACAAAGGTGAAGAAGTACAGGGTACTATTTCACCAGAGAACCTAGATGCTCTTGAGCAAAGCGCCTATCTGATTTCCAAGTACTATCCTACTCTTTGTAATAAGATTAACTTGGCTATTAGTCATCTTAAGAAGGACTACCGTAGGCCATACTATAGCAAGGGCACAGGCTGGTACGTTTGACTCTTGACACTTTTGGCAGGTTAATCATGCTAGCGTCTGAATATAGAAGCCTTCTTAATTATAAGAAGGAGGAGCGTAGAATAAAACAAGAGCAGTTAAAAGCTAAGCAAGAAGAAATTAAGACCTTGGAAAGTACTCTGTCTTCACTAAAGAAGATAGCCGGGATATTCAAGAGGTCTGCGGTCTCTTCCCAAGAGTATTTAAGTGCCTATTTGACTGCTCTTGTCACTGACTCTATCAAGGTAGTCTTCCCGGATAGAAATCTGATTTTCAGAGTACAGTTTAGTACTGTCCGGGATACACAGTGCAATGTATCTCTAGAAGAGGATGGCAGAAAGTTGTCACTCTTTGACTCTGAAGGGTACGGTGTCTTGGATATAATCTCTATTGTTTTAAGAGCGGCTTATATAGTCTTAGATAAGTCAGAGAAGATTATGATCCTTGATGAGCCTTTTAGAAACCTTTCTGTGGATAGGCATGAAGCAGCTTCTAAAATGCTTTATGATTTGAGCCACAGATTGAAGATGCAGATTATCGTAAACACCCACCTCATCGGCATAGAAGATATTGCCGATAAAACCATTAACGTAAGAGGATAACATGGAAGCAAAGAACTTCACCGACTTTTGTGAGATGCAGGAAAAGGAACCGAAGCCTCTTGAAGAGTATAAACCAAAATCTCCTGAAGAGTACCTTAACCACGACGAAATGTGCATTTCTGTCGTAAAGAAAAAATATCTAGAATACCCGGAGCAGCCAGTGGAAGAGTTCTTTGAGCGTGTAATCGATAATGTTTGCGACAACTCTATTGAGAACGAACAGCCGGATAAGGACGAGTTCGTTAAGCAGTGTAAGCAAGACTGGTATAAAGGCATCTGGAAGGGAGCCGGTAGTATCTTATCCGCTTCCCTCTTAAAGGATCGGAAAATCTCTACTTTTAACTGCACCTGCCTTGAGATTCAAGAAGACAGCATCGAGAGTATTGCTAACACTAGAAAGTGGGCTGCACAGATGGCAGCGCATCGTCAAGGTTTAGGTGTCACTTTTAGCAAGTTACGCCCCAGAGGAGCAAAGATTAACAATAGCGCTATGGTGTCTGAAGGAGCGGTACACTGGATGAAATCTTTTGATAATCTTGCGAATGAAGTAGGTCAGAGAGGTCGCCTTCCAGCTATGCTCTTTGCATTAGATGTTAATCATCCTGATGTAGAAGAGTTCATCACTTGTAAGGATGACATCAATAATATCAATAACGCTAATATCTCCGTACTCCTTAATGATGAATTTATGCGCTGCGTAGAAGAAGATAAAGACTATACTTTATCTTTTACCTGTGGAGACGGAGAGGTGATAGAGAAGACAGTAAAAGCCAGTAAACTCTTCAAGAAGATTTGCAAACAGGCTTGGAAGAATGGTGAGCCAGGAGTGCTGTTCAAGGAAAAGTGCAAAAGATATGGTATCCAAGAATCTCTTGGACATGATATTGTAGGCACAAACGCCTGCACTACTGGCGACACTCCTGTACTTACGGATAAAGGATATATTCCCATTAGGGAACTTGTAGGTAAGAAGGTCAATGTCTGGAACGGTTTTGAATGGTCTGAAGTAGAGCCGAAAGTAACGGAACACAATCAGCGGATATATCGCGTAAAACTTGATATAGGCGATAAGTCATTGAAGTGTACTAGCTATCACGAATTTGTATTAAGTGATGGCCGCAGAGTTCAGTGCAAAGACCTTAAAGCAGGTGATGTTCTTCTTAATTGGACTGATCCATATCAGAGTGAGGTCAGAAAGAGTAATGTCATCAATGGTGGCACTGTTGTAGCAGTAGAAGATACCGGTGTAGTAGAGCCTGAGGTGTACTGCTTTAATGAGCCTAAGAATCACACTGGCGTATTCAACGATATTCTTACAGGACAGTGCAGCGAGAAGCCTCTTCCTAATCAAGGTGTCTGTTGTTTAGCTCCTCTGAACATGGAGTTTGTACCTAATCCTTTAACAGACCAAGAGAACTTTAATAACTTTATGAAGACTGTAGTACCGAGAATGGTTCGCTTCATGGATAATGTAGTTCAGTTTGAACTGGACCATCCTCATAAATCTCCTACTATAAAGCAGAGAGAGTCAGTGCAACAGCTTCGTGAGATAGGTCTAGGCATCTTGAACTTGCACAAGTGGTTTTACAATAATGGTGTAGCTTACGGTAGCGAAGAGTCTATCAAAATGACAGAGGCGTTCTTTAAGCAGTATCAGTACGAAGCCTTCAAAGCCTCTTGTGAACTTGCTCAGAAGCGCAAACCTTGTCAGGCTTGGTTATTAGCTAAAGCACAGAATAAGCTACACGGCATGACTACTCCGTTTTTGGATCATCTATTTGAAGCCTTTCCTAATCTTAAGGAGATGTACTTCAAATACGGACTCAGAAATGCTGCTCTTTTGTCTGTAGCTCCTACCGGTACTATCTCTATGACGTTTCCGAATATGTTCAGTACCGGAATTGAGCCTTTGATGGGTTATGCTTATTGGCGTAGGACTAGAGCCTTGTCTAATAATCAAGGGTACGAAAACTTCTTCGTTCTTCCGCACACTATTAAGACTATGCTCCTAGACAGTATCTCTAAATCCGGCGAAAGTTCACAGGAGGATTACGACCTTATTAAGAACACCCCGATCTCTCAAGCAGATCAAGATGGAGCTATAGGTAAAAAGGTCATTCAGATTCTTGACAAGTATTTGGATACAAAACTTATCCAGCCTTCTCATCTTGTTGACCCTTTTCAGAAGATTAAGTTGATGGCAGCAGCACAGCGTTGGATAGATGCTTCTATCTCTGTGACGTATAACGTACCTTTTACCTTTACAGAAGAGGATACGCAAAGGCTTTACATGGAAGCCTATAAGAGTGGCTTGAAGAGTATCACTATCTATCGGGACGGCTCAAGGGAAGGGATTTATATCTTTGAAGACCCTATTACCTACGCAAAGAAGTTGCAGAAGTTGTATGGTACAGTTGAGCCTGTTCAAGAGGATAGACCTGTAGCTATTCAGTACCAAAGAGCGCCTAAACGTCCTGAAGAGCTTCCTTGTGAAATTCATCATACTAGCATTCGTGGAGAGCAGTGGTTAGTGCTGGTAGGTATGTTGAATGATGCCCCGTATGAAATCTTCGCTGGTAAGAAGAATGAAGATTTTAATATCAGCAAAGGTATTCAGGCCGGAAGGATTATTAAAGAGGCTAAAGGAGTCTATACTTTGAGGATTCATACAGCCTCTTCTTGGATTGACTACCATAACATCACTGACCTTTTTATGAATGTAGAATACAAGGCTTTGACTCGTCTTGTTTCTCTTTCTCTGCGCCACGGTGTATATTCCGAGCATATCATAAGTCAGTTAAAAAAATCTTCTGATTTCGTTTCTGACTTTATGGCGGTTATTTCTAGAGTGCTTAGTAAATATGTCGGAAGCACCAAGGTTGGTAAAGTTTGTCCCCAGTGTGGTGCTAGTATCGTTAGAATAGAAGGCTGCGAAAAGTGTTCTGCTGAGTGTGGTTATTCTCGTTGTGAATAGATACCTGCATAGAAAGATGAAGACAAAAGCAGCTAAACACAAAGAGTTTGTCGTGTACTCAAGTGAATTTTTGCATAGGAGTTGTTATGGATTATACCGACAGAGAAGACCTCCGCCAGATGCTGGCGGATATTGTGAATAGGCAGAAGAGAGTGCGTAAGAGGGATATGCCCTTTTTAAGTACGACGATACAGAAGTTTAGAGAAGGAATTGATCTCTCTTACGAAGAGTCAGAACGTCTTGTACACATCTGGGATAAAGTAACTGAGGAGGGATGATGACTATGTAAGTATAGCATTAGCGTGATAACGGGCAGGACAGGTCATACCTGCGCTGCTCGTCCGTAAGTGTCAACTAAATTTTACTAAATCAAAGTACGAGGTGTTGTTATGTTCGACCATCTTTCCAATTCTTCAGCCGTAACCCCTTTAACCTCGATCAAGGAGAACGCTATGAACGATGTCACTACTTTTAATTTCCGCAGCCATAATGTCCGCATGGTAATCCGTAACGGTGAGCCTTGGTTTGTCGCCAAAGATGTGTGCGCCGTGTTGGAACTCGGTAACACTACAGAAGCTCTACGCCCATTGGATGACGATGAAAAGATTACCCTCAGTAATTCTGAGGGTAATCCAAGGGCTGGAAATCCTTTGACTTTTAATGCTATCAACGAGTCCGGCCTTTACGCTCTCATTTTTAAGAGCCGTAAGCCGGAGGCCAAGGAATTTAGAAAATGGGTAACGAGCGAGGTGCTTCCATCTATTCGCAAGACGGGTAAGTATGAGGCTCAGTCTGTTACTCAAACTTCTACGCAGCCCCCAATCAGAGAGGAAATAGAAGCCCGAAGATTCAAGGCAGCTCAGGATATACTCAAGACCGGATACGAAATGGCGCAAATATTTGGTCTTACAGGGAATCAGGCTTTGCTTAAGGCGGATAAAGTTACTCGCCAGCTCAGTAACATCTCCCCTATGACCTTGTTAGAGATCGAGTTAAAATCACCCGATAATGAGGCTCTTATGATCGCTACTGAGGTCGGCAAACGCCTTGATCCTGCCGTCTCGGCTAAAGCAGTAAATCTTGCCCTTGCAGCAATGGATTTTATGGAGAGGTTTGAGTATAGGGCTGGTAAATTTGAGTGGAGGCTTACCGAGAAAGGTAAAGAATATGGCGTTTACTTGGACACAGGTAAAGTCCATTCCAATGGCACTCCCATTCAGCAGATTAAATGGCAAGAGTCTGTTATTCCTCTCATTCAGCAATATCTGCGTGTACAAGGCTAATCACAAGTTTTAAGGAGGAATAATGAGAGTACAAGACCCGGACTATCAGATTCTTCGGCGTAAGAGTATGACACCCTTACAGAAAATCGAATCAGCTGCTCGCTTAGCTTATAAGTCAGAAGACAAGATAACAAAGGAGTCAGCTGCTCCCTTTTGCCTTAAACTTTTAGAGAACAGGCACTACCCTGTGTTTGAGTTCTGTAACTTACACTTTAAGTTTAATGGCTTTTTAGACTTTGAAGATGCACGGAAAGAAGAATATAAACAGACCGTTTTGGAGTTTATCTTGATCGCGAAGTCATTTAAGTACTTGAGCGTGACAGAGAAACTAGAGACGACAAAGAACGGAAGTCTTCAGACCGCTGTGTATCTCTCTGGTACGGTTAGAGCTTTTGCTGAAGCCTGTAGCGGTATTATGAATGTACCAGCTAAATGTTCTACTAATCTGATTTGGCTTACTCTTTGTAATTACTATCAAGAGTATGCAGATAAAGAAGGACTTCCTATCGGGATTCCTGAAGTCAGAGTTAGTGAGGCTACTTGGTACGATAAGATTTCTTTTTCTGTGCTGGAACCGCATGACATATTTCGTTCCTTGAATGAGAATGAGCAGAAGAAACATTTTATGGTCCCTGTTAAGTTCATTTGCTCAAGAGCGGTATCTCACGAGTTAGTACGGCATAGACCCTGTTCCTTCATTCAAGCATCCCAACGGTATTGTAATTACAGCCATGAAAAGTTCGGTAGAGAAGTCACGTTTATTACGCCTTCTGCTTTCTTTCCAAGCAATAGCCCAGAGTATAAGATATGGGAAGAAAGTATGCAAAGGGCTGAATCCGTGTATATGGATATGCTGGATAAAGGATGCACTCCGCAAGCAGCAAGAAATGTGTTACCTAATTCTTGTGCTACTGAGATTATAGTCTATGCAACTTTGAAAGAATGGGAGCATATAATGTCTTTGAGGACAAACCCAAGAGCTGACCCGGCTATGAAGCAGTTAATGCTCCCTTTGAATACTAGGCTGTTCTTTTCTCTTGACTGTTTTGAGTAGAAGAGTATAATAAAGACTCATCCCGTGTCGCTTGTCGGCACGGTGCGGAAGGGGGTATCCTCTTCCCGCTTAGCCCAGAACGAAGCGCTTCGTTCTGGGCACTTCTTTTTAATTATACGAAATAAGCAAACTGCCTAACAGAAACCCCATTGACGTACATATTCAACTTCGCTAGGCGGTTCATCCATCCCTTCAGGAAAGTACTTTGCGAGGAATTTCTCTTGACCAGATTGAAAAAAAAGGTACTGCGATAGGCATGAAGAGCCGCAACGAGTGCCTTCTGATCCACCGATTTAACACCTTCTATAGACTTCGGTCCAATTTTGCCATCTACGGTGAGAGGAGCCGTTCCTTTCCCAGACAAGAGATAGTTAGTACACTTCTGCAAAGCCTTGGCAGCCGTAAGTGTCCCGGAGTTTACGGCGAAGTCCATAACATACAGACCAACAGCTTCATCAAATTCATCACACTTGCACACATCCCAGTACGACTTTTTATAAATCGCTTTGGCTCCTTCTAGAGTCAAGTTCTTCACATCTACGTTAGGGTGTGCCTTTTGAGCGATACCGTACTTGGTATAGCCCCCTTTATCTACTTTATGATTGGATATATAGCCTTCGACTTCAAAGATGAAGTTGATAGCCTTGTCAAACTTACTCATTTCGCACCTCCAAAACCTTGTGCTTTATACAGTTTATAATACTCCCCTTTGAGTGCTAGATTGCCAGTTCTGTATTTCTTATTACAAGCCCATGCGTACCATCCAAATAGCCTCAAACCTATATAGGATAGAAGAGGGAGTATTTTAATCTTTGTCATTTCCTCAAAGACCATTTTGAACAATCTGTCGTGGAACTTTCTGCCCTTTCCTTTCAGAATTATCGTCTTTTTCGGAGTCAAATAAAAGTCATGCCTATATCCGAAGTCATGGATGAGAGAACAGGTCATCAAGATACCTGTAGGCTCTAGTCCAAAGGGCCAGAGTATTCTGGGTGTACTACCAAAGTCCGTACAGAAGCCTCTAGGAACCATAAAGCTAACTCCATTCTTTCCCGTATAGATAAAATCACGGACAAGAACATAAGGCATTTTTGCACGAATCGATTTTAACCTGTCTATGAAACTTAATTGTTCTGCCACTGGAATCATAGGAATCATAGCAGGAGGCCCATTAGGCATCCTGTGGTTCCATGCTTTGGCTATGTACAACATATTTACCTCCTTTGAGTAATTAGCCAGTTTTCTCTCCAGTCCTCTCAGTTTCAATCACTTGTACATCTTCTATAATGAAAGCCTGCTCAAGACAGATTCCTACCATAGTCTTGATACGCTCTTGAATCTTTTTATTCTTAAACTGTTCTTCTGACAGATACAGGTGTCCACAGTACATGGTAAGAAACCCCGGAAGAACGATATTACACATATTGCAGTTTGAGCATTTGTTTTTATCTATGCGAATCTTTTTGATACTTACTGCCTTCATTTTTCTTCTCCAGTAGAGTCAGAATGTATTTATAGAATGAACGGAAAAAATTCCTTAGTCGTTGGTTGGTTATTATTATGCTAGTTATCTTTTTGCTCATAGCCATTCTCCTATCGTCGCGCTATTACTGCGCTAAAGAAGCCTTAACCCATTCCCAGACTTTCTGTAGAAACTCCGTAGCTGCCAGCACGATGACTATACCAGAGGCAAGATACTTATACCAAAAGGTAGTCTTCCACTCATTTATTTCTTCTACTGTTTTATTTAATGAGTCTATACTTTGAGTCAAATTAGCACGTTCTATATCAACTTTAGTCTTCCATTCTACGAACTCCACAACCTTTTGCGCTTGTCCTTGGATACCTCTTTCGATCTCTCTTGTGACTCCTTTTAAGACATTCGAGTCTCCTAGTAGATTATCATATTTAATTTGCATCTCATTTAGTTTAGATCGCAATTCTTGAATGTCGGAGTTATTTTTCTGGACACCATTTTTATTTTCAGTGTACTGCTCATTCTTCTCTTGCTGGAGCCTTGTCAGTAGGTCAGAAACCGTGGCGATCTTTGTGTCAATGATGACATTAAAGAGGCGCTCCCAAGCATCCATTTTCTCAGCCATATTTCTATTACGGCGCTCTTCTAGGCGATCCAGCCTCTCATCCACGGATGTCAGTACTTCGTGTGGTCCTATATTAGGCATATTACACCTGCTCTAAGCTGGGTTCATTGTATCCAGTATGAATCAGATTTTGTAGTATCTTCTTCTGTGTTAGTACGCTTATCCACTTAGCCATTATCCTTATCATGTTTTTCTTATCTACTATGCCGTCTATATTACAGCTCAGTAACTCTATTAGCTCATCGTCTGAATACTCGTCCGAAGCAATCAAGCACAATGTTCTTGGGTCTTCTACTTTTATCCTTCGGCAAATATCTACTCCGTTATATTTAGAGTCATCCCCTAAATACATAGTAGAGACAACAAGATCAAATCGTATTTTTTTTGTACACGCTATCTCTACGGCTTCTTCGTATGTATTTACACAGTGTACTTTATCTATACCAAATGAGTTAATTAAGCTCTTTATTTTGTCAAGAACGGCTCTATCTTGGTTAATGACAAGAATAGATATTCTTTGAAGTATTAGACTATCAGACATGGCTACTCTCCAGTTAAGCTACTAATTCAATCTCCAGTACATTATCGGCATTAGCCAATACAGTAGTAACTGTGCGGTCATTTAATAAAACATAAGTGCCGGTTTGTACTTCTTGGTCACACTCACACACAAGATTTACAGCCCTACTTCCTAATTGGTTTACATAGATGTGTCCTTCATCCAGTCTTCTAGCTACCTTGCCTATCCACTTAGAATGTCTGGGCAAGAGGTTCAAAAATCGTACATAAGGATTTCTAATCACGTCAGCCCTCCATAATCACACTCTCATGTATTCATTTAAGCCCAGAGTCTGTGTTACATGAGTGGCATTGTTAGTCACTACTACACTTATTTGTACTGACTCTACATCTCCGTACCACTCATCTTCACTTCTTCCTATACTATGGCCTTCTTGTACTTTCACTAAATCTCCGGGCCAGCACAATGGGGGTAGAGTATTATCGGTAGAGTTAGGGAAGCGTAAAGAGTACATTTTAAGAGTATGCTTTAACCAAAAGCCTGTTTCACAGAGTACTGGACGCCCCGCCTCTTGGCAAGCTCTAGTAGTTTGCAATTTCTCATCTACTATGTCAGGAGCATATACTCTAAAATCTACACCCACGTCTTTTTTGTATAGGTTTACTACGGGAAATCCTCTTTCAGCCCCTGAAGTTGTTGCGTTTTGGTCTGCGGCTTTCATTGTGCCCATAACCATAACAGCGTTGTAGTCAGCTTTATGCTCATAAGTTCTTCCTACTTCTACAGCTAATTCAGTAGAAATCATTTTACAGTGTTCTGTATCATGTACATCCCATGTAGTCTCCCACATCCAAGGAGGCCAGTTATATCTGGGTCTTATGTATAGCTTTTGATAAGCCACAGGGTTTTCGGTTCCCGTACCTGCCCCTATAGAGTTTGGTTCTGTAATAATAAATGCACCGATACTATCAGTCAAAGATTTAATAGCCTCTATTTGAGTAGTATCTTGCCAAGTTAAACTACCACTCTTAAATCCCCAATGACTAGCTAAAGAGGTATCAAAGCCAGTGTGTATTTTATGTTTATATCGGTCAAAGACAGCTCTCCACTCTGAGTCACTTCTTCCAAGCATAGTACCGTCAAGGATTTTAGCAATAATAGTCTCCCCTGCCGCCATACCATCATTTCCAGCAATAAAGGTATGAGAGAATTTCTCATTCTGCGGACTACCTAAACACATAGAAGGAGAGCGTCCGGTAATATTCCATGTCTTTTTGCCAAAGGATCGAGACTCGGAGTACCCATCTACCATACATACCCAGTAATGCTGATTTATGCTTATCAAAAGTGTAGTATAAGCAAGCGCTCTATTTACTACCCTTGGCTTTAAGAGGTCGATAACTTCTCTGGACAGGTCATCTTTTGCGATAGTTATGTTAAAGGACCACAAGTAACTATCCTTGTCAGTGCTAATATCTATAGATGTTACATGGATAGGTACATCGGTTTCATTGAACGGCCAAATCTGTACAGTAACTAAGTTAATCATGTCATATTCATCCTTAGGCTTAAGAAGAAGTCTGTCCAAGTCCGACGGATCAATTATAGAATCTCTATGCCCAGATGTATTGTGTTGGTATGGGCAATATCTGGTTAGCGAATTTGAGTACATAGGGCCTATAGATACAACTATACCTTGACAGACGTAAGGTACTATAGGCTCTGTAATATTGAATACGATAGGGTAACAAGGCGGGGGAGGATAGTATTTTTCGCAACAAATGGCGCTTAAATCTATCGGTCCCCAAGGTATCTCAAACTCAGCATCTTTGTTGTGGTTACGGTTCCATTCTAAATGACCATACCAAGGAATAATCGATTCGTTGTCTTTTATTGGAAAAGTACTCCAAGGTATCTCTTTTTCTAAGTCCTTCGGCCACGGAGCGTTCCAAGTAATAATAAGCTCGTTTTCTATAGCAGTGAAACCACCCCATACTATACCCTTCAAATAGTCATAAGAGTGTCCGGCCTCTGGATTATTTGGGTCGTTTCTTTCCAACATTCTCCATCTGATATCGATGGTAGAATCGTATTTTTTATGCAAATCTTTCCAAGGTATGTCAGTAGTCAGGTGCATAGATTCCATATCGCCCCAAGCTACATCCGCAGCTACACCACAATTTTTCTGTTGTTTGTACACTATATCTCTATGCACATCAACCTCTGGCATAGAATCCCATCTTATAGCATAGGAGACCTCTGTAAATTGACTTCTCTTCTGCTCTGTAACTCGCCAAGGAATTATCGGTCCATTTATATCAGTAGAACGTACAGCTTTTCCAGTAGGCAAGTCGTTAGCTTCTGGTAGTCTTACTGAAGGAAAAGAGTCCGCTGGGCAACCAATAACAATTACAGAAGTAGTAATAACTACTCTTGGAACAAGCACATGGTCTATAGGAGCCTTGTCTATACACTGAATCAGAATAACAGAATCTTGTGGTTTTACATCTACATCAACATGGTAGGCATTACCTGCCGTTTCACTGTATAACTCTATAACAGAGTCTTTAGGCTTAACAGGCGGAACTTTTATCTGTTCTACTATACAGGGAGTAGATGACAGAAGTAATGTACTATCTGTCATCTCCAAAAAGAAGAGTCCGCCTATTTTGCACGGCTCAGAAGTTAGTACTATCCTGCTTCTTCTAGCGACTACGTTACCATCTGCATCCCTTGGAATATTAAATCGTATATTACAAGGGTCGAGTTCATATGCAGCATTAAGAATAAATGATATGTTACAACCTTCTCTGCCGCCCGTAGTCATACAAACCTCTGTGTATTAAGGCCAGACAACCCTATGCTCTATGGCATACGAGTACATAGTGGTTTTATTGCCGTTAATTAAGGTATATACAGTACTATTTGTGCCTCCCCCGGAACTACCGGAGTCTCCACCGGAACTACCAGAGCCACTCGTGTTCCCCATTGTAGGTACAGTGGCTTGTGTAATGTGTGTAATTGTGCTATCAGTGGTATTTATCAAAGCCACCCAGTTAGCTTGACCGTTCCGGTAAATCAAGTTATTCGTTTTTTCTCCGACTATCAATTTTCTACCTATCGGTCTATTAGCAGTATTTGTAAATTGATCGATAGGAGTAGTAGTTATATCCTCTATATTAAAATCAGTTGCAACCATATCAGCAGAAGCGAGCACCGTATTTCTATGCGTAGTCCAAGTTACACCCCCTTCAGTAAGTTGGTTTCCAACTTGAGTAGGAAATGTAGGTTCATTATTACCTGATGTACCAGCGGTAATGCACTCATATATGAAGAATACCGTCTGTAATACTTGCTCCCCATAACCTCCGGGCAGAGGAGCAGTAACAAGGTCCCCTACCCCATAAGCTGTATTTTTTCTCCATTCTGCTTTTGGCCAATATGCTTCTTTATAAGAATTAGGTAATTCTGCCAACACAACCTGCATATTAGAGTTGGCGATTCTTTGTAACAAAACATCATGCCAATTTACAGGAATCCATCCCATACTACACCTCTATAGTTAATTATTAGAAGAACCTTGATAATCTTTTGCGTATATAGCCTTTAAGTCACCAGCTTTTATATTTAGCATACAAGGTTCTCTTCCGTTTCTCTTACTGGGATCAAAAGTTGCCATAAATTGAATATTTCCAGCATTTTCACTATTTTTTATGATACCGGGAACTTCCTCAAAATTTGTCAACTTTACCCATCCAGCTGTATTTGATATATGAGAGTATAACTTAATACCAGATTCTTCTCCTACACTTAGCTGTTTAGACAGATATACACAAGTATGGTAATCAGTGTTACTAAAATCAGATAAGTTTATTATAGGCGACACCCATATTTTCAGTCCGTTCACAAGAATGTTTCTTACATACGGAGAGATACTGCCATCACACTTCATACCCACTGCCCAGTTTATTACACCTATATTCTTATCGTACCAAGAAGCTATATTGGCAGGGGTAAGTGAGTTCACTACTCTTTTATTCATCTGGTTAGTTTGTACTTGCATAGCTAAGGCCATAGTGCTCCATTTATTGCTATTAGAGTTAGTCCACCCAGAGCTGCTCAAGTACTTCCAAGTATTACCTTCTTTGGTCATAATCTTAATCCATGCATTCTTGAATACATAGTAATCAATATCGTTATTGGTAATAGCAAAGACTAGAGTCTGACCATTATCTTCTCCGTCTATTTTGATGGAGGACACATTCAAGCCAGCATATAAAGGATAAGCGTTCTTTTGGTAATAGAATGCTACTTGCATATCATTTTTGTACGCCTTCCCTTCATAATTTTGACTTACACTTCGTATCATGGCATCAGAGAATCCAGTGTTATAAACCTTAAACTTATCAAGGCTGTAAACGTTTTTATAGGTGTTACTGAAATCTGAACCAAGATAAAGAGCGTTAGAGTCTGCATTTATAGAGGTTTTACTTATGTAGGGTAATACTTTAATTGGCGTTGTATCCACATTGTACACAGCATTGAACATCCAGCCCCGATTTGGCCTTACCGTATGAACTACACTATGCCAAGACTCCGCAGTACTAGCAAGTTTATGATCCTTAGTAGCTGTACCGCTGTAGGCGTTTGTACTCAATGATGAACTCGCGGTAATGTGATAATTAGCTCTTCTATATTGCAGAGTATAAAAATTGTACAATCGTACCATGAAAGGATTATATATGCTATTATTCTTTAACCACTTTTTATCAAATAAATTATAGTATCCAGTTATTGTCCATCCGTTTTCATTGTTGAACAGGGCCTCTTTATCGGTGTCATTTTTGGGAGATACCTGAAATACAAACCAACTGGGAGTATAATTAGCATCGTAGTAAGAGTAAGGTACTAATTTTTGCTTATCATAGCCAGGACCGAGTGTTAAATTATATTCTTCTCTAATATTAAGATCAGCTAAACCGTCTCTTTCGTATCCGAACTTAAACCACTTCTGCACAGTACCGCATTTTGACCCAGAAGCGCAGATTTTTACATCAGATACCATTCCTGTGAACCCATAGCGGTCTGTACTGTTATATCTGTTTCCCCCGATAATAATTTGGCCTAACGTGTATTCTGTAGTGTTGCCGTCTAACGTGCACAGCTGATCTACATATACAGTGGTGTCACTATATAACTTATATCCTCTTTTACGATTGGATACGTTTTGAGCTACTCCATTCACTATAATCTCTTCTTGTACATTCTCACTGAGTAGCTCTAGAGTAAGCCATTTATTGAAAAATGTATCCCCTGATGGACTGTATATATCAAAAGAAGTGGAGCTATTTATTTGGGATTCACGAGGCCAAGATATAGTTAAGCGATTAGAGTTAAGTTGAATACTTATAAATTTATCATTTCCTAGATTATAGTTTCCTATAGTCAAGATACACCCTGCCTTTATAGCCTTAAATCGTACAAGTACATCAGACTTTGTACTGGTACTGTACGGCATGGTTTGAGTCATATCCATATCCGGTCTAGTGCCCAAAAAAGTATTGTACTCGGCAGATGTATTATTGCCAGTAAAAAAAACATAGTTTTTACCAAGTACGGGTGTTTTACTTAATATGTTTTCATTACTTTCATCGTCATAAGTATAAACAGTACTGGTGAAATTGTTGAGGCCAGTTTCAGTATGCCAACCATATAAATAATCTGGAATTGGTTTATAAGGAATACCCCCAAGATATGTAACATGACCATCATCTTGTATGCCACGGATAGACGTTACTTCAGTATCTATAATAGGTTTTTCTAAAATCAACGTATTCAGCTGTGTACTATTAGGGATAAAGTCACTAAACACTCTAAGTCCAGATATTCTGCCAGAATGACCTCTCAAATTACCTTGACCTAAAGTGAACTGTAAATTATACAACTTTTTATTAGGCATAGATATATTTTGATTTATTACTTGGTCTCCATTCCAGTACACTTGAATGGAGGAACCGGTCCAGACAAAAAGCACATGATGCCAAGGAGTCTCAACCCAATCGTGTACAGCTGAATCTACATGAGTATAGGTGTAACGACTCGTGTTTATTCTATAAAAAGAACAAATTGATTTAGTATAAGAAGGTACATAGCTTGACGTAGCTTTACATCGAGAACCCATTCCAAAATATACATAACACTTTTTGTTGCTGTTGTCATAGTATGTCCCGTTGAACTCTATGACTCCGGGATAATCATCACCATCGTAGTATGTGAGATTTACAAAAAAGGAAGCAACTACTATTTCTGATTCTTGTGTCCATTTTATTGGGTATTCTACATAAGATTCACCAGAGCCTAATTCAGCTGAATTGGGGTTTTCGCCAAAAGTGAGACAAGGTTCTCCATATTTACCAATAGCTACTGTTTTATTATTTAATGAGTTTTGTCCAACATAACTTATTATGCCACCAGAATAATGATCGTACCAAAGGCCATTTCTAATCTCTGGGAGGCATATTTCATGGTCGGTATTAAGGATGTTCAAAGTGTACTTTTTTAGAAGAGAATTTCTCGCCGTTTTATCTACAATAGTAGAGCAACCGTTTACAAGTACAGAGTTGTTTGTAATAGTATTATTTACTTCGTTATTATTGGCATCGTAAAATTTTACAGCCTCCACTACTTCCATCTCAGAGTTTATATTACCATTAACACCTTGAGTAGTATCTACTTTTATTTTTTGTATGTTACCTTTTAATTCCTGAAGTTCTACGTTATAGGTATCGTGAGTACCTAACGGAGTTATGGCAGTATGAATGAAATCATAAGAAGGCCAGTATGCAGCATTCAAAGCTCCGGCGGGTACAGCATACTCTTTGGTGCATAGGGATACGCGATCATAGATGTCTCCGTTAAATTCTTCACCTTCATCCCTACAGACAATAAACATACTACCGTCACTCTGTCTTGGGTCAACACCAACCTCCCAAGTGCGAGTAGTTCTATCCACCATAGTGCTAGCAATGAGATGTCCAGAAGCTCTATCGTACACTAAAATACTCTTATCTGAATTGGACACTTCATTTATAGTACCTGAAATAGTGGCCTTAAGGTTTATAGGCTGCCCTACGTCAGACGTATATATCCCACGTTTTATTATTTTATTAGAATACATGACGAAACCTATCTCCTATTAAAATAGCTGCTCTGTACTCCATATCTGCCTCAGAAAATCTTTGACCTATTACAGGGAAACAGAATAATTTATTCTTTTTATCTATTTCTTCGTACCACTCTTCTCCTAATCTATACTGATGACTAGGTACTGGTAAAATAGGTGCGAACATTCCCGGTATATTTATTTCATAAGTGTTATAATCATAAAACTTCAGGTACACTGGCTCATATCCTATTACTCCAGCTATAGTTCCGTTTGTCTGTCTTCCTGATTTAGTACTATCACCTTCAGTAGTAACAGAACACCACCAGTCCACATCCTGCGTCATGTACCCTGCTGTTTGAGTTTTTGGATTCCGCATAAAGTGAGGCTGAGGATAAAGGTAAGTCATTTGCATCGTCATTTGTAGCCAATTATAAGGCGTAGCAAAGGAAGTGTCCCCTAACACTATACCTTCCCCTATATATATAAGTGTTCTCCTCGAACGGATACTAGCTGCCGCTTGTATATTAGGTTGAATTAAAAAATAGAAGCCCACTTCATCGCCTATAATAGTCCAATCACTCTCTGCTGTACCTGACTGCCGCATTGTCTTAAGAATTGCGGCGGTTGAATTAGAAGTAGGCATTTTATGTACACCACTTACAGTATCAAACATACTTTCCCAGCTATAGGCGAAAGCAAATTGTATATTTGTTTTTCCATCATCTATTATCTGTAGAAACATTCTAGACCCAGTTTTTGGTCTGAAGACGCAGATGTGATTGTTTATATCTTCATGCATTAAGTCCCATCCAAGGGCTGTCTTATCTCCATATCCATTTACAAGAACAGCTTTTAATACTTGGATAACAGAGCCGGGAGTCAATCCATTTAGCACGGGAGCATTAGCGTCTGAGCTTTTGAACTCTCTTGAAATGTAAGGCATAATACCTCCTTATATAGAATCTCCACGCATCAAGAATTGATACTTATCAGTAAATTCTTGAGCCGGATGTTGAAGCGTAGTTCTTACAAACCAGAAAGGAACGCCAGCGGCATCTGTATTAAAGCGGATACAGTCACCAGCCTTCCAACCAGTACTAAATCCATCATAAGCTATACACCAATACGGTCTGTTTGTTAAACGGCTAATCGCTTGCAAATAAAATTTACCACCAGCCGTGTACCAGCCATTGCCGTTTTGCGTTTGACCGGTTACTCTTGAGGCAGCAGCTCCTATAAGAGAACTTTCAACGTCTAAACCACTAGAACTTGTACCGCCTGTACTTGTACCACCTGTGCCTCCAGCAGTACTACCAGTGCCATTATTTGTTTCTTTTGTGGGGTCTCCTGAGCCGGTAGTGTACAAAAGTAGCCCTTGAGCTACCATACCTATTGTCTCACCAATTATATCAATGTTATAAGCAGAGGTAAAACGAATGAGCCACCTTTCTTTAATCGCTCCTTTATTATCTACTTGAATAGGGTATGTAGCAAAGTCATATTTACCTAACTTGATACTTCCTCGCGCATCATTACTCCATACGTCATCCCAGCTACCCTGAGTAAATTCATTATAAGCCGCAGCTTGTAAATCCTTACACGGAAGTACAGAAGACACTAAAGCTGTATTCTTCGAGTAGTTGTGCGTTAAAGGCTGATTTAGTCCAAGATGTCCAGTAATCTGAGTATCTACACACAGGCACATATCCTCTATTCTATACCTAGCCCTAAAGGGGGGTTCATACTGTACATAAATTGGATTACCGCTAGGAGTAGTACCGGTAGAAGGTAGGTCATACACATTGAAATCCAGAGTATTAGACGTAGTAATTTTACCATTTAATAAATCCACGGTATAATTTCTTTTATCCTCAGCGTTAGTAGGGCAGTAAGCTCCACCTGTTACTTCTGGGAAAAAGCGTCCATTCTTGTCATAAATTGCTATATCACCTAAATTTCCTTCCCCCATCAATATCTCTGTACTAGTACCTAAATTTCCTAATGCTCTTTCTTTAGTATCATGTATCAATACTACATCGCCCTTTCTGAATACAGGAACTTTACCGTCTATTGGTAAACGAATAGTGTCTATACCGAGAATGCCACTATCAAGCGCAATGTAAGAAGCTACAGTACAGGAATACCTTAAAGTGTTAGCTATAATGGAACAAGGTTGCCATACTTGGGAACCGTCTGCTGAACGCACTGCGTTTTCAAACCACAGCGGACGTTCACTTGCGTTCATACTAGTAAATGTGCTAGTATTCACCCATCTACCGAAATAAACTTGGCAGAAACCGGTCCTATAATCTACTGACCCTTCCATGCCTCCGCCGTACTCACTATTACTTATACCAGAGATTCCACCAAGTTCATTACTACTGCCTACAATATCTTCTCCATCTGACGCATCCTCAAAGGGAACACTTTTAGCGGTAATTTTCACTGAATTAAGAACAATAGGAGCACCCGGAAGCCTAAATACCACATAGGACACTGGCATGATACCACTTGAAGCAGCTGCTTTTATAACTTTAATCTTCCTAATATCGAGATTAGCAGTACTTCCACTGGTAGTCAAAACATTATCTACAGTAATAGTTACTACTCTTGTAGCATAGTCTATAATGCCGCACTCTTGTCCTATACCATTCGTGCCATCTATGTTATAATACAACTTACCGTTCCCATTGTCCACTAAATGAATATCACCAGCTTTAAGGTTCACAGAGCCGGGAACAAGGGAAACATTATAAGTCGGCCTAATACAAAAAGACCGAGGAGCAGGCTCTTGGTACTCTCTGTGAGTAGTACTATCCCCTCTTTTCCTAAATTTTACTTTAACCCAACCATTTATAGGAAACACACAAGGAGCTAATTTATAGTCCATGTGCGAAAAGCTATACTCCTGTTCTTGAACAAGGATTCTGGCGGGCATTTCTGCTACACCATATAAGGTTTGTACCTGTTGAGTACCATCTTCTGTCCAACTATTTCCAGTTTCGCGCCATTCGTATTGTGGCACAGGAAAAAATCCAACGCGGTCTGGCTTAAGTGTTATTATACCAGTTTCGTAATTAACAGTACTCAAGAGATTATTATCAACGGTAGGATGGGCAGCCTCTTCAAGATCAGTACCGGCGGCTATTGCTTCATTTAGTGTGTCAGTTTGACTTGTAGTCAATAATGAAAAATCAGTACTTTCTCCCTTAAAGTGTCCAATGTTAGGATCAGAAGTCTCCTCATCTTCATAAATGTGAGTGGGATCGACTGGACCTATTTGAACAGTCCTCTTATCACCTACAGCTATGTTTGAGGTGCTGGTTTCAGTTCCATATTGTTGAAGAAGAGTATGCCATTCTATCTCAAAGCTATTCTTTTGAATAGGGTACTTATCTCGCGGCAACTGCAAATTTAGTACTCCACCTGCCGCTCTAGGAGGCTCTGTAAAAATATGCTCTTCTACTGGACCGTAATCATACATAATGGTAAAGTTTTCAAGGCAAGAAGGGATTTGTTGCTGAGTCCCCGGCTTAAAAGATACTTTACCAGTAGCGTAGTTAATCGTGCCCACAATATCCCCGGTGGCTGACCAACCGCTGCTATTCTTTGTAGCTACTTTTATATTAGTATGCCCATCATCTTTTACGCCAAATGCACCGTCTCCCCAATGACAAACAAAAGTGCTGCGTGCAATACCTTGGTCTTGTAAGGTAAAGGTAAACTCAAGATCATATTCTATTTTAGATTCTCCACCAGAAATGTCATAAACTCGTGATTCTTTAGCCCACGTTAAAAGGATCGTGCTATTTACATCGGGCATAGCTCCAAGAGCGAGACTAACTGAACCGGTGGCAAAGTTTACTGTACCAGCCCCTATTTCTTCTGATTCTCCTTTTAATGCACCACGTCCATCGTCCTGTAATATATACCATTTTCCGCCAGACAGGTAATGCACTTTAAGAGTGCCGGGCATTGGTTCCGGTTTACAGTAGTACACATAGCTGAAACCCCTGTTACCTTGCAGTACTGCGATACTACCTGATAGTGCAGCTTGAGTGGCTGTTACTGCCGGTATATATGAAATAGTACCGGAGCCAGAGTTACTACTGACATTACTACCAAAGGTGATTATACCTGTAGAATAATCTATACTACCAATAGCTGACCCACTTCCGACAATATTTCCTCCTCCATCGTCAGTAAGAGTCATACCTCCGATTCTTAAATTGAGAGAGTTTCTTTGTACAGGAGTTCCAACATGGAACTGTCCATTAGGAGATACCCTGTAGGCTATGCTTTTAGTTATCTGCTCTTCACTATTAGCTGTAGTTCCTCCACTGGAAGTAGCCTCTACCGTAGTTCCATCTAAGGTCACATCTGTTACATTAGTAGTACTGGTAGTACAGGGGAGAAGAGGAGTTTGAATATCTTCTACTTGTACAATTAAAGAACCGGCAACTGCATCATCGGCTAACTTTTTAACGCCGTAGTAAGTAGCAGCATCGGCTACCGTTGTAGTATAGATACAGGTAGCTAATTTAGAGTTATAACCAGACACTCCTTGAAAAATATCAGAACCTATGAAATCGTGTTCAAGGCGAGTGCTAATAGTTAGTGTAACTATCTTCTTTCTAAAGTAAGAGTTATCACCTGTAGCTAAGTTTTGAATAACTTCACTCATCTCTGCTATTCTGACGTACTGCTGAAACTCTTCCGCTGTACCTTGATTAGCTACAAGAACTAATACATCCCCAATTCTCGGCGCATCTACTACAGTAGGGCAGTGTATTGAGAGAGTATAAGTACCGGTAAAATGGTCATTACATAGTGCGGCTGTTAGCTGTGGACCTCTGGTCAGATAACTCTCCATTCTAGAACGAGCTGCCTTCCTCTGACTAAAAAAATCACCGTCAGAAAAGAAACAAACTGACACATTAGGGTCTTTAGCGTCTAAGGTCATCGCAGCATGAGCGCCGTAATAAGTACTACGGTCATTCGTCTCTACCTGCATATAGGCTTTACGCATACTAACACGTCCGTATGTCCTATCCATACGAGAGATGTCAGGAAAGAGATTATTCAATTCCCCTGACACTACTTCTCTATTAGTAATTTGCCCTCCGCCATAGTCTGTATCATCGAGGCGCTCGGACTGTCTGAGTTTTATATCAGTTCTATTTATTGGCATTATCAACCTCCTGACGGAGCCTGTTCATTTGGTAAAACTTCCATGAACCTAATTGCGTTTATAATGTATAAAGCATCATTTTCATACTGATCAAAGTTCTTAACAAGAGTGTACTCAAGGGCTGTATCCTGATGCCTAAACATGACCGTATATTCAAATGCAGTGGTTGTAGTATTAGTAGAAGAGTTTCTAGTTTCAAAGGTTAGAGTCATTTTTAGACCAGTAATATCTCTCATCGCTACCAGAATTTTCATATCCCCTCTATCAATCCAAGCCATATCATTATGCCCTACTAAGGTGATATGCCTTCCCTTCTTCTTTTTACTCTCTTGAATAAGAAAGTTACCCTCTACGGAATATTCATAGGCTTGAGCTACTGGGTCCCAAGAGAACTCATCTTGCCATATAAGCTCTTTAGGTAAATACACTGTATTATTATTACCTCCCAGCTCTGAGTAGGTTCCATTAGCTACGAGTTTATAATAATAGGCATCATGCCCAGCCATCTGCCTTCTTGTTGTAAAATCTGCGTCTCTCCAACTCATATCATACCCATCCGTGCTCTATCCATTGCGAACATAAAGGAATCTATAGTATCCTTTTCCCCTGTCAATTCACCAATATGGGTATTATTCAAGGTTAAATCAAGAGCATAAACTGTCTTGTTCATTATTTTGTCTATAGCGCTTTCTTGTATCGGTGTACTCGCTCCTACCATGCCGCCAGTAGCAAAAGCAGGTACTCTGAGGTTATTAAGGCTTTGCATAAAGTTTACGCCAAAGGTACGAACAGCCTTAGCTGACATAACAAACTCATTCGGAGACAAAAGAGACAAGACAGAATCAGTGTTAGCTTTAGCCCCTCTAGTGAAGGGAACTAAACCACCAGTAGCAAACTTAAATACACTACGCATTCTCTTTATAATCTCTTCAAGAGAAGAGAGTGACAGTTTATCTAACTCTCTTGTACTCTGGGTCTGCGGTACACTCGCCGTAGCGATGGCTTCAGCTTTACTCTTTCTAGCTGCGTTTATGGAAGCTGCCATCGCCTCTTTTGCGCTGCTGACAACTTGCGCAGTGTTATTCTTCAAAAGTCTGAGACGGTCAGAGTGCTGAACATTCGCCTGAGCAATGCTCTCCTGATTAGCCTCTTTCAACTCAGAAGTGCTCTTATCGTACTCTGCGTTTTCTTGCTGTACAAAGTTATCATAATCTTGTTTCAATTCAGCGAGTTTTTCTTTATGGGAAGTCTCTCTTTCATCTATAGCCTTCTTTCTTTCTATCAAGACCTCTTTTCTTTCTTCCTCTGCTTTCTGATTAGCAGCATTAAACTCTTCAGTCAGTTTTTTAATCTCTTTTGTGGCCTTGGTATCAGGATTATCCTCATCTTTCGCTTTCAAGTATTCATTCCTGGCTTGCTCAAGAGGAATAGTATAGTCAGAGTATAGATGCTGGAAGAGATAATTCACATAAGGAACATTCTGCTCAGGTGGAAGCTCTTGATAGCCACCAGTGAGCCTCTCTATAGTATCTAGATAAGCTGTCCGCCCATGTGACTTTTTAACAGACTCTAAATACTCATCTATAGCCCTATTATAATAGTCAGACTCTTTCTCTGCGCGATAATTAACATCTGACTCAGAGTAAGATGAGTCTAAACCCTTCATGTAGGTAGAAACAAGAGCCTCTATCGCACTTCTTTCAGAAGCGGTCATCTTCTCAAGACGAGTAGCGTAAGACTGGACTTTATCTCCAGCGCTCTCTGACAGAATATCTGCGGTCTTAACTAAGCCGCCAAGATCAATTATGTAACGCTTATCTGATCCGTACTTCTGCTTTGCGTATTCCGCATGGGCTGTAATAAGTTCTTCAATACTAGCATTCTCGTGTCCAGCAAGACCTACAGGGTATTTATCAGAGTGTAACTGATTCCTAAAGTCTTGGAGAGCGGCTTCCTTTTCTGTCAAAGTTTGTTGCTTAGAGAGTAGATCGGCTTCGTAACTTAAACGCTCCTCTTCGAGATTATCTTTAATCTCTTTTATGGAAGTGTCATAGCTCTCTTTGCGTTCCTTCTTGCTAGTTTCGTACTCTTCGTCTTCCTTCGTGTACTTTTTCTCATCGGCGTACACTTTCTCATCGTACTCAGCATTTTCTTCTCGTACACTCTTATCGTATTCAGTTCTCTTTTCTTGAAGCCTCCTATTATGCTCGCTATTAAGACGGCTGACTTCTTCCGTGTACTGTCTATGAAGCTCTGCGAGATTTTGCTGAAGCTCTTCAGAGAGAACAGTAATTTGATTCCTTTCATCTCTCAAAGCTCTAGCAATAGTTGTGTTGCCCGTCGCCTGTGCTCTAGCAATGGATTTAGAGTACTCGTCAGCTATCGCTTGAGCTTGCTGAGCATTCAAAGCGGCATTTTGTGGTGTACCACCTGTGACAAAATGACTGATACCTGCTTCTATATTCTTTGCCATCATTCCGATAGCTTGCAGACCTATAGGAGAAGTAAACTCATTCGCTGCTTGTTCGAGCTTTGTACTAACATCCAGATTATTCACGTTCAAATTTATATCGGAACCTGCAAAAAGTTCCTCTAGCTTACGCTTAGTAGAACGAATGAGTCCACCATTGGCATATTTCTGGACAAAACCTACAGTGCTGCCAACGATGCCGCCATTGGCGAACATCTTGGTAATGCTGGCAGGGATTTGTAGATTATTGAGTTTATACATAAAGTCCACGCCGTACTTTTTGACTGCTGCGGCTCTATGCACAAACTCATTCTTCATAAGAAGAGCAGGTACGTCATCTTTAGTGCCTGACCCCTTGTTAATAAACCTAGACTGTAACCTCGGATACTTAGAAAGGATAAGACCGCCTGCCGCTTTTTGCTGTGTTGAAGATTCAGTAGCCACATTTGTTTCTTGTACTACCACATCAACTCGTATTTTATTCGGAATCTCTTTAATCTTCTGTATAATCTGAGTGAGTCCTGCTGTAGCCCTTGTAGTATCTGCCTGTACAGTCACGTCAGCCTTGAGCTTATTGAAAGAAGCTACTAACTCTGTCACCTCTTTTCCTATTTCTTCTACTCTTTCCGGGGCTACCTCTACGTCCACTTCTATAGTATCTAGGCTGTTCTTGAGAATACGAATAGCATCACTCAATGTAGTCTGTAGCGCACTTGCAATAGCATTAGCTGTACCGTCCTTAGAACCAAGCTGTTTGAGTTTATCTTCCATATCTTGACTAAAGGATGTCAATTCCTTCTTAAGTTCTTCTATCGTATTCTTATAAGCAGAGTTGATATTAGTTGCACTTTGTTCACCTGCCTTTTGCGTACCCTTGAATGTAGCTTCTAACTCTTTAAGCATGGCATCATACTGTTCTTTATCGAGACCGTACTCTTTAAGTACCTCTTGTGCACTCTTTTTAACAGAATCATCTCCTTGTCTAGCGCTATTGACCGCCCCTTGCCATGTGCCATTTTCATTTGTAGGCAAACCTGCTTCTCTTTGACCAGCAGGAACAGTCTTCTCTTGTGCTTTTAAGACTTCTCCCTTTGATATTTGTTCGTTATAAACTGACATTAACTCTTTAGCGAGTTCAATCTGTTCACGAATCTTCTCAGCCTCTTTCTCAAGATGACTCATAGCTAACTCATGTCTGCCATTTTCAGCAAGAAGAGCTTGTTCTGCTGAAGACTTAAGAACTTCTAGTCGGCGCTTATCTTGTTTTAACTCTCTCTGGAATTTTTCCTCCTCTTCCTTAAGTTCTATCTGCTTCTGAGCTTCAAGAATTTGTTTTCTGAGGTCAAAGGCTTTTTGTATATCTCCCTTATACTTACCGGGTTTTTCGGACCCCATTAGAGTACTGGTAGCAGACTGCAACTGATTAAACAAGGCTTCAAGTTCTTGCTTATCCCCTTCTTCTACAGCCGCCGCGATACTTCCACTGGCCTTCTTAATCCTTTTTTCTGCTCTTTGTGTTTTCTTTTTTTGGAGCTTTTTGCTGTTACCCTTAGCCTCTATAGTATCCATAGTATCTTGCCTTTCGTCTTCAAGGGCAAGAGCTTTAGCATCGTACTTCTTAATAATATCTAATTTCTTCTTTTCGTACTCTTCTTTTTTCTTAAGCATAGTCTGCTCAAGAGTTTCTCTTTTCTCAGCAGACTTAATAGCGATAGAGTCAACCTTATCATAATGCTTTCGTACTTCTTCTGCTACTTTGCTCGTAGAGGAGAAAACAGTATCGTTTTCTAAATCAAAACCTTCCGCAATAAGTTTCTTTCTCTTCTCTACTTCTTTTTCGTACTCAGCTGTAATAGCTGCCTGCTGATTCGCATTAAAGTCGCCAAGTGGATTAAATTTGAAAGATTCCCCTTGCAGCTCTTTAAGTTTTTTCTCGGCTTCATATACAGCTTTAGTCTGAGCCTCTATTCCTTGGCGTGCAGCTTTCACAGCGTCATAAGTACTCTTTTCTATTTCTTCTTCAAGCCTTACGATCTGCTGAATGTTTTGTGCTTCATCTAACTGTTTGAGAGCTGCTATTTGCTCTTTGCGAGATTTTATAATCTCATCATGGTATTTAACAGAAATCTCAGCCTTCTTAAGTTCAGCCTTTTCGTGAGAGACGACACCTTTTGACTCAAGAGCAGTTACTTCATGCAAAGCCTTCTCTTGCCGATGTTTTCTTTGTTCATTGGCCTTTTTTTCTTGATTAGCAATAGCATCTCCTTGCTCCTTAGCTAAAAAGAAAGCAGCCTTGGCGTTTTTCTGGTCAAGCTCATGTTGCGCACGATAGCCTTCTTCTACTATCGATTTTTTCATTTCTTGAATCTTTTCTAGGGCTTTCTTAGTTTCTTCATTGTCTGCCCTATAGCTATCTTTTATCTCCTTCTCGTAGCGTAAAATGTCAGCAAGTCTGGCAGCCATATACCTAACATGAGCTTCTTGCTCTTTAGCTCGTGCCTCTTTGAAAGCAAGACCTATTCTGCCTTCACTCTGTTTATAGGCGTCCTCTTGAATTTGGATGCGATTCAACTCGGACTGAAGAATAGTATCTCTACGCTTCTTATTCTCCTTCTCTTCTTTTGTGATTTCCTCCATGCGAGTACTGATAGGAATAGCGGACCTAACCACTTCTTTAAGTCTCTCTGCCGTATCCTCTCTTAGTTTGCTCACATCAGCCTCAGCCCCTATCTCAATCTGCACTTTTTTCTTTGAATTATCTTTAGCAAGTCGATCTATTTCTGCATTGTACTCATTCCAGTTTATACGGTTTGCATTGTAACGATTCTTGACATCTTCCGATGCGGCTTCATAAGCCGAGTCACTTGCTTTAGCGCCCTCTTTTTCTCTAGTCCGTACCCTTTCTATTGCCCTATTGGCACTCTGTACAACACCAATTCCGCGCATCAAAGCAGCTATACCGATAGTCGTATTACGCTGTTTAAGAAACTCTTCGTTTACTTTTTCAAGCATTGAATTTAGCATACGGTACTGCTGGGTTAGCTCAGCAATCTTTTTACTTCTCTCTTTTTCATCCTCTATACTCTCTGCATCTTTTAGCTTATTATTATATTCTTCTCGCAGAGTAATAAGAGCTTGGTTTAACTTAATAAAACCAGCAAATGCCTCTACAGCGGCTTTTTTATCCTCTTGGCTTATCGTTACTTTACCAGATTTACTATTTTTAGTGGCGCTCTCAATAGCAACAGCGGTCTCCTCTATCTGTTCTCTAAGCGCTTTAGTATTTACCGATATTTTACTTATTCTGTCTTTCAATGTATTAAAAGCCTGATCGTCTCCACCTCCCAATTCATCAAAAATAGATACTACTCCTTCTCCTTTTATATTTACATTCTTTATAGCTTCTTGTAAGTCGTGTGCCAATACACCAGAAAACGCCTTACTCATATTAGCTTCTTGCAAAGACTTAAACTGTTCTTCTATTGCCTGAAGTTCTTCTGTCTTTAACTCACGATTAGCTTCCGCTAATTTCATAACCTGTTCTATAGGCGTATGTAGAGAAATCTTGCCTAGACTCAACATATTGTTGATGTATTTTTCGGCTCCTTGTGTAATCGTCGCGAAACGATCTCTAGCCTTAGTGTACTCTTCCATACTCCCATACATCTTTGACACAGAAACTTCGCCTATAGAAATATCACTCAATAGCTGCTTTAACTGAGAATAAGTTAAATCAGCATAATCCCATTCTCCAGTAAAATCATCGAGCACTACTTTAGTGGCGTATTTTTCCTTAGCTTCAGTTGTAAGAGGGCCGCCCATCCAACCTCCAGTTTTTGTACTTTTTCTAAACAGCTTACCGGCTGTACTCAACTCTTGGACAGCTTGTACCACAGCAATTTCTCTCAACTTCTGCCTATAAGCATCAAGAGCAGCGCCCCCGTCAGTAAAAGCGTCGTTAGTTTCGTTGATAGCAGCCACTAATGCTTGAAATTCCGTCTCCGCCCCTAATACCGCTCCACCGTTATCCCTTATAGCCGCAAATACCTCTTTAATCGCATTTGCGTACTCTTCAGTTCCAGCTTGTAGTTTAGTTATTTTATCTAAAGCGTCTGTGACACTTTTTGACTGATTATTGATTTTATCTAATTGCTCACTGACTTTCTGGAGGTTGTGTTCAAGTTTCTCAACTGTCACTGTAAGAAGGTCAAAAGCAGTAAGCGCCAATAGAGGAAGGAGAGCTATAGATAGAGTTCCAACTACACTGCCTAAAGTTCTGAGTGCCATCTCAAGCCTAGTAACACCGGGAACAACTTGACTTACTTGCTTAAGGGACATAGCTGTGTGAGTTAAACCTGTATTTACAGGCTTTATAAACTGCGGAGCTTGTACATAAGACCTACGCAATGCTTCAAAATCTTTCGCAGTAGCGGTAGTTGTGTACTTTAAGTCGCTAAAATTCTGCTTTAGACCACTTATGCGTTTAGTAAAAGTTGGGAATAAAGTAACAAGATAAGAGACAGCAGCAGTTAAAGGACTAAACATAACTCCGCCTATCGCCCTCATAGCCCATAGTGCCTTAAAGGCTACAGTCAGGGAACCTACAGCTGCAACTAAAGCAATTAAGCGAATCGCAAATTTACCGGGTATGGACTCATTCAAAGAATTTATAAAGTTAATAGCACCAGATAATACATTAACAAAACCACTAAGTATAGCCGTTAGGCCATTTTCTCCTAAAGTAACAGCTAACAACTGCGCTCTATCAGTAAGGTTCTTCCAACGAACATACAAACCTTCTTGCTGTTTCGCAGCCATTTCAGCAGCAGAGCCAACCCTAGTGACAGAAGAATACAGCCTGTCATAGTCTTTGATGCCGTTAGTCAGAGACAAAACAGCCGTAGCGCCGCGTTTACCAAAGACATCCAAAGCTACTTGCGAGTCACGAACTACTACACCTAGATTAGAAAGAACGTCCCTAAAACTATTAACACGAGGGTCGAGGTCTGTTAAAGAGACACCCACCGTTGCTGCTGCTTCCGCTAGCTTTTTAGATGGGCTTAAAATCGTACTTAAGACGTTACGAAGACCAGTACCAATAGTAGAGGCTTTTTGACCGCTATTAGCAAGGAGCATCATAGCCACGGCTGACTCTTCAAAAGAGATATTAGCATCTCTTGCTACCGGGCCTATGTAGTTAAAAGCTGTCCTAATCTTATCCATAGTGAGCTTGGATTTATTGACAGCATTAGCAAACACGTCAGATACTCTCGCTGAGTTATTGGATTCAATCCCAAATACGACCATCGCAGAAGTAACCAAATCCACAACAGTGCGCATATCAGTCAAAGTACCAGTAGCCAAGTCAGAGATACTCTGCATCATTTGCATACTTTGCCCTGCGGTAAAACCAGCCTGTGCGATCATAGTCATACCGTCAGCTACTTCTTGAGCAGAAAATTTAGTGGTGCTGGCGATCTCTTTTACAGTCACTCCCAGCTTAGCTATGGTCATGTCAGTAGCACCGGTGATGCTTTGTACATTATACATAGCCTTCTCAAACTCTTTGATATTCTCAGGAATAGACTGTATCCAGTTAGTAATCTGATTAAAGACGTTACTAATTACTCTATACTGTAAAAACGTTTTTACACGCTCTTGGAATTTAGTAAGAGGAGCGTCCACATCTTGCACGCTCTTGCCAAAGCGAGCAAAAACAGAAGTCGTATTATTTAACCTTCCTTCTACTGCACGGATAGCGTGTTCACAAACAACCAGTTTAGCAGTTAAGGCGTCTATAGCGGTTTGAGGCACATTCAAATTCAGAGTGTGCATAGTTTTGATGAGATCAAGAAACTTCTTAGAGAAGTGCTCAATGTTCACCTTATTGATTGCTTCTATACCTTTAGCAAAACCAGCAAGATTGGAAGGCAAAGTAATCCCGGTAAACTTGCTGAGAATAGTAGCAAGGTCGCTAAGGTCTTTCGCCAGATTCGGACTAATTAACTCTCCGGTAGATTTCTTTGAAAATGAATCTAAAGAGTGCAAACCATCAGCAAAATTCTTGAGCTGTGGCGCTCTGAATCCGTTAATTACTTCAAGACCGCGTTTAAGAGTCTCCATATTTTGAGGAAGCTGCTGGTTTACAGTGGCTATATCATTCAGCCTCTTAAGACCATCCCCCAAATTCTTTATGTTAGGAATATCAAAGTTCTTACCTTCAAAACCTTGGAGGGCAGTGATAATAGCGTTTATATTCCTCCGCATATTGTTTATATGAACACTGCCTTCCCTATTTCCGTGCTGTAAAGAAATCTCATTAAGAGTTTTGAAGCCTTTTGCAAGACTATCCAAATTAGGTAATGTTATTGGCTTACCTTTGTTAGTTAGCGCATATAGATCGTTAAAAGACTTAAGCGCATCCTTAATCTCTTTTATGTTATTTCTAAAGGCTAAAGTATCTAAATCTTTCGGCTTAAAAGTATTTAGAGAATTATAAGCATCAGCCAGATTTTTAAGATTAGGAAGTCTAACCTTAGAAAGTTGCTCAGAATGCTCACTTAAAGCAGAAGCAATAGCTGCTATATTAGCCTTAAAGCGTTCTCCAACTTTAGTACTATCTGTATCTTTAGGAATCTTGTTTAGAATAGTAAAAGCATCGGCTATATTCTTAAGGTTAGGAAGTTTAACTACTCCTGTCTCTTTTAGCTGAGTAATCGCATCCTTTATAACCTTTACATTTTCATTTACGGCGAATACAGTTTTCTTAGTGCTAATGATAGAAAACTCCCGCAAAGTATTCTCATTAAAGATTCTAAAAGCGTCAGCGATATTCTTTACATTAGGCAGCCTTACTTTATCGAAATCTTTTAACTGATCAAGTGCATCTTTTATAGCAATAAAGTTATCGTTAAACTTGCCAGTAATGACTTTATCAGACTTAGGTATAGTATCAAGAATCCTAAAGGCTTCTGCTATATTCTTAAGATTTGGAAATTTAATATCCTGTAATTCAGCATCTCTCTTAAATGCACGCAGTTGTTCCCATACTTTATTCAAATTTTGAACAAAGTTATTATTCTTGTCATCTTTAACTTCTATATTGTTGAGGATTCTAAAAGCATCAGCTACATTTTTAATGTTAGGGAGTTTAACGTCCTTTAGAGTTTCATTAGCAGACTGAAAGGCTCTAGCTATTTCGTCAACATAATGTTTTACTCTTGTAGGAGTACCTTGAGCATCAGGGACTGTCTCAAGTTTTTCTATACTGTTAAGAGTCTTAAAAGCATCAGAGACATTTTTAAGATTAGGAATTTTTATAGTACTAAAATCAGTTGTAGCAAAGGCATCTTTCAGTGCTCTGAGATTCTGAGCTACTCTAGTTACACGCCCTTCTCCTTGTATATTAACACGCTCAAGGACTTCGCTATTAAGGGTCTTAAAAGCATCAGCAATATTCTTTACGTTAGGTAGCTTAATACTATCCCACTTAAACTGTGGGTCAGTAAGAACATCATACAGAGCTTTGATGTTTTCTTTAATACGGGTAACTCTATTTATAGCATTGCCGTAATCGTCCACTCCTCCGCCTCTAATAACATTCAAGAACTCATTGTTAAATGTCTTAAAGGCATCAGTGATGTTTTTAAGATTAGGAATCTTATTAACTTCTTTTCCACCGAGAGCTTGAAGTTTAGTTACTGCCTCTGCGACTGCATCGATGTTTTTAGTTATGTTGGAAATAAACTCTCCTTTCCCTTTCTCTTTAGTCCAAGTATTAGAACCTGCAAGGACGTTTTCATTAAGAACCTTAAAAGCCTCTGCTATACCTTTAAGATTAGGAATCTTGGGTGCGCCTTCTGCATTTAGCTCTTGTAATTTTTTAATATTCTTTTTAAGTTCACTTATATTAGTGTCTATATTGGAGACAAACTTCCCAGACTTCTTGTTTTTAGTCCAAGTACTACTACCAAAAAGAACACTTTCATTCAATACTCTAAAAGCATCAGAGACATTTTTAAGGTTAGGGATTCCAGGCATTTCTTTACCACCGAGAGCCTGAAGCTCGGTAATAATATGCCTAATAGTAGCGAGGTTATTAAGCCAATTAGGATTTATTACATTCCCAAAATCATCAACAGTGCTACCTTTGATAAAAGTGTCATTTAGGACCTTAAAGGCATCAGTAACATTCTTAAGATTCGGGATACTCGGAGGTTTAACACCATCAGTTACTTTATTAAGTTTTTGTAAACCTTCGATGGCTTCTTTAATTTTTTTGATGTTCTCATCAAAGTTATATACAGTCTTAGCTTTACCCTTCTTATCTACTTCAGAGTATCCTTTAAGAATATCTTCATTAAAAGTCTTAAAAGCCTTAACTACATTAGAGAGATTAGGAATCTTAGGTGCGTCCTTCCCGCCAAGAGACTGAAGTTCCGTAATAATATGCTTAACAGCGGCAAGGTTGTTAAGCATATTAGAGTATTGATTACCAAAGTCATCAGTAAAAGTACCCTTAAGAGTAGTATCGTTAAAAGTCTTAAAAGCAGTAGTTATATTAGAAAGATTAGGAATCCTATTGACATCTTTACCACCAAGAGACTGAAGTTCAGTAATAATGTGCTTAATAGTAGCTAGATTATTAAGCAGATTAGAATGCTGACTACCGAAGTCGTCGGTAAAAGTACCCTTAAGCGCGGTGTCATTAAAAGTCTTAAAGGCAGTGGTTATATTGGAGAGATTAGGAATCTTATTGACATCCTTACCACCAAGAGCTTGAAGCTCCTTAATAACGTGCTTAATAGCAGCAAGGTTATCGAGCATATTAGAATACTGATTACCATAATTATCAGTAAATGCCCCTTTGAGAGTACTCTCATTAAATACCTTAAAAGCAGTAGTTACACTGGAGAGGTTAGGAATATTGACCTTGCCCACTTCAGACAATTTAAGAAGAGCATCCTTCAAGTACTCAGCGTTCTGCTGTACTCTCGTAATAGTCTGTCCTGTCCAATTACCTTTACCGTCAAAGAACCCTTCCTTTCTAATCTTCTCATTAAACGTCTTAAAGAAAGTAGTAACAGAAGAAAGGCTAGGCATAGCTCCGTCTGCCTTTTTGCCTAAAGACTGGAGCGTGGTGATAACCGTAACAAGATGATTAAGGTTGGTCAGTATGTTCGAATACTGATTCCCGTAATCATCTGTACCCTTTCCCTTTAAGGAAGTATCATTCAGCTCCCTGAAAGCAGCCATAACCCCCTTAAGACTGGGAATCTTGGGAGCTTCTTTTGTACCAACAGATTGTAGGGCTGTATAGATAGCCTTAATAGCATCTATGTTCTCATAAATATGCCGGACGTTCTTTGGACCTCCTTCAGACAAAGAAGAGTATCCCTTGAGAACAGTCTCGTTCAATTCCTTAAAGGCTGCCATCACTCCCTTAAGGCTAGGAATCTTAGGCACATTGTCTCCACCCAGAGCCTGCAAATCTGAGATAGCTTTCTTGATAGTTTCCATGTTATTATGGAAACGATAAATAGACTCAGACTGCAATCCGCCTTTACCCAACTTCCAAGACTCCTCTAGCTTCATAAGCGGAGAGTTCAAATCCTTAAAAGCGGTGACAATACTCTTAAGGTCAGGCATCTTAGGGGCATTGACATTCAGGTTCTGCAAGTCCTTAATAGCCTGCTTAATAATATCCATATTATTCTGAAGACGAAATACGGATTCAGAGCCTATACCCATCTTGCCATGACGGAAGACTTCCTCAGTCTTCAGGGTAGTGTCATTCAAAACTTTGAAGGCGTCTGCTATATTCTTCAGATTAGGGATTCTGCCTTTTGAAGAATCAGAGAGGTCTCTGAGTTTATCAAGACCCCTTTTCAGCTCATCTATATTCTCTTGTATCTTTGTAGTAGTCTGTTTGGTATCAATAGAAGACTGACCACCGAGTACAGACTCGTTGAGGGTCTTAAATGCGTTAGAGATTTTAGTAAGATCAGGAGTCTTAACTCCATCTAGTTTTTTAACTGCATCTACTATTGCGCTAATATGTACAGACGCAGTAGTACCCGCGTTTTCTGGAACCGCAGTGCTGAGTTTATGGATGGCGTTGGCTATACCTTGAATATTAGGAAGACTGACTTTATCAGCACCCTTGAGTTGAGTTACAAGAGTTTTGATGCTGGTGGTCAGAGAGAGCATCTTTTCATCGCTTAAGCTGCCCGCATCTTGTAAAGCCTGAAAATCCTTAATTCCTTTAGTGAGACCAGCGATATTGGGGAGTTTTATCTCTTGCTTAGGTAAATTTTCGGTGATAGCTGTTAAGGAAGAGCTAATTATATTAGATACCTTTTTCGCACTGACCGCTGAAGTACTGAGAGAAAGCAGACCAGATGCAAACTTGGTAAGATCGGGAACATTGATGCTTGCGATCTCTCTTAGCTTATTAGGAATACTTCTGATATTGTGGTTAATGTTCTGGAGGTGTTGCTCATCCAGACGCATACTGCCAAGATCGTGTATGCCTTTTACAAAAGAACTTAGATTGGAAGGAACCTTTATTTGATCCCATGCTCCTTCACTCGCGCTGGTTTTAAGTTCAGCTACTCTAGCAGTAAGAGCCTGAATCTTTGTGTTCATACCAGAGAAAGAAGTCTTCCCTAGTATCTCAAACCCCCTAAAGAAATTACCGATGTTAGGAAGCTGTACTCCATGTAGTCCTTTTAAGGAATCTTTGAAAGTATTTACATTGTCGGCAACCCTCTGAAAGTCATACTCACCAGAACTCAATAGCCTTAGATTCTTAGTCAAAGAACCTAGCTGAGGCATTTTTAGTTGTGAAAGTTTACCAAACTCTTCTACAAGAGTAGTAGCTATATGGCGAAGATTTTCAGGCTTTAAGTTCTCATAGGTCTTGTCCACCATGCCGAGACCTTGCATGAGACCTTTTATATTAGGAACTTTAACAGTCCTGAGGTCCTCAAATGCTTCTTTAATCCCGGCGTTGATCTGCTTTATATTTTTCCAGTCAACAGAGTTATAGTCAAACTGACCTAATTCTTGTAAGGCTTTAGTAAACTTTGAGAAGTCAACAGGCTCTGAATGGGCGAGCAGAGAAGCAGCTAGTGTAATCTGACGGACTCTATACAGAAAGGTATCGCTTTGCTTCAAGCCAATAAGGCTACGCATACCGTCTGCAAGGTTACTCAGAGGATTCTTACCTTCTCCAAAGTCTTTGATAGAGCGCAGAGCGTAACCTAATCTAGAGATAGCCTCAATAGAAGTAAGATTAGCTCCTAGATTAAGTTCAGATAGAGCAGCGCTTATACTTCTGAGGTTAGCAGTATTTACACTCTCCATTTTCTGAAGACCGCCAAGTAAATCATTAACTTGCCTAGCGGTCTCAGCGCCACTAAATTTAGATTGAGCCTCTCCCATACGCTTCATAGCGTCGGCAAAGGCTGAAGTGTTCTGTATTAAAGAAGGATCAAGACCAGCTTTAAGCCTCTCTACAGCAGCAGCGAAATTATTTAACTTCTGGTCATTGAGTGAATCAAGGGCTTTGCTCACTTTGTCAAAGCCCGTGTCTTTAATGGCTGCGATGGCGGTTTTTACTTCGCCGAGTGCAGAAACGAGATGAGAACTGGAGAAGGTGGTCTTACCAGTACCGCCACTTATAGCATCTATGGCGGTCTGTAGCTCTTTTACCTTAGTGGTAACTTTAGAAACATTCTCCGCAAGAGCCTTTAACTGTTTGATATGCTCCCCGGATACATCTATCTTAATAGATACTTTCTGAGTATTATCTGCCATACTTTCACCTTAAAGAACTCATTCTTAATGCTAATCGCTTCCAGTTATCCAAAATTTCTTTTGGATCATCTGCTTCCTTCTTCGGTGAAGATAGTCTTTTATACCTACCCTGTAGCAGCTTTATATGCTCAGCATATCCTTTAGCACTGTGGTGATTACCTAACCATGCAATGCTATAGCTTTCTAAAGACCTTCTCTCCTCCTGTCTTAATGATGCCTTAAGGAAAAACCCTATCTCTCCTAAAGCCATCTGTTGAATGCTTGACCACGAATGTCCATTATGGATCATCAGCTGAAAAGCGTCTTCTACTCCGATTCGGCTTGTTGAGTCAGCATTGCGGTCAAGCGATTGAAGTTTTTTTCCAAATCCGCCTTAGACGCGAGATTAACTTCAATCACGTTTCCAATAATATCTACGATGATCTCAATCGGAAGAGCCTTCAAATCATCTTCGTGGATATTTGAGGCTTCAGACAAAATGTTAATAAAATCTGTCACAATAATCCGAGCAAGAGCCAAAGTCTTCATTGGAGAGCGATAATTCTCTAGAGTAATATCTTGCTCTTTGCACTTCGCAATAATAAGATCAGCTTTAGACAAAAGCTCTGCCCACTGTACATAAGTAAGAGGACGAATCGTAACCAGTGTCCCTCCGATGTCCATCGTAGTAGTCCTATACAGCTTACTGAAATCAATGCCTAGTCTAGTTTTCTCTTTCATAACTGTCTCCAGATGAATAATTAAAACAATAACTTAAACAAGTGAAAATGATAAACACGAAGAAATAAGTGTCAAGCGGAGCAAAATAAAGCATAGCGCGACTATGATGTGATAGTTTGACACTTAAATATGAGTCAAACTATCACATCGAGATACACTAAGCGCGATTTAATATGAAAATTTGCGCTTTAATGTACATTCTTGACAGAAACAAAAAGCCTTAGTATAATATCTTTTTTAGAATAGTTTGTGATCCTTTGAGCTAACAGGAGGAATATCTTATGATGCGAAAAGTTAAGCCTTACGGCTTAAATAAAACTGAGCTAGGGAAGATTCTCAAAGAAAAGATGCCCGAATACAACTTCGTGTATGAAAGGGCAGTACCCGGAGCGAGCCTAATCGGAGCAAGACCTGACTATCGCTGTGACATCCTTTCTTTAATTATAGAGATGCACGGATTTCATCACTACTGTAGTCCGCAGCAGATTTACGGAGACGACAAAAAGGAGAAGGACTGGCACATCGCTCTGGGTTATAGGATTGTGCGCATTCCTTATTTCGTACAGATGTGCGATGGTCTAATCAGTATGGTAACAAAAGGACACGTTAAAGCATACAGGCAAAAGTGGCTGCACGGATTTATAGGAGATAAGGTACTGCTTCCAGCCAATTTCTGCGAGAGAGGAGTACAGAGATTCAAGCAAGACTTGGAGATTTACTCTTTTGCTAAAGAGGAGATTATCCAGTCCTTGAAAGAGAAAGTAAACAAGAAAGGACACATTTCCCTCGTACTGCCTCCTTCTTTGTATTATCTATTAGACGAAAAGTGACATAAAAAGCCCCAGAAAAAAGTTGTCTTTCTTCTGGGGCCTGAGTCCTATGGAGATTCCTACTGAAAAGCCCTACGGGCAAAACCTACGGAGGTCTATGCTATGTTTGAATATCAAGATAAGCAGTGAAGCCGTCCTGTCAATATAATCACAACGTTTACTAAAGAGCTGAGTATGAACAACATAATATCGTTTTCTGGAGGAAAGGACTCTACAGCGATGCTGCATCTTATGCTGGAGCGAGGCGAACAAATAGAAGCAGTACTATACTGCGATATGGGAGATTGGGAATTTCCAGAAATGCAAGAGCATATTGATTTGGTGCAAGAAAGAACAGGACTGCATATTATTCATGTTTATCCACCTGACTTGACCCACCGCGCCTTCTTTTACGAGTACGAGAATGCCTATAATAAGAAAGGATGGGGATGGCCCAGCCCTACCCAACGTTGGTGTACCGCATATAAAAGGGATGCGCTAGAAAAAGAAGCAAAACAACATACTGGTGTCTCTTGTATAGGTATTGCCGCAGATGAAATAAGACGTAAAAAACACCCAGATAAAAGATACCCTCTTATTGAATACGGCTATACTGAAGAAATGTGTTTACAGTACTGTAAAAAGCTAGGATACACATGGGGTGGTCTCTACGAATGGAGCAAACGTGTATCTTGTTGGTGCTGTCCTCTACAGAGCTTAAACAGTCTAAGAGGCTTACGCAAAAATAAACCAGAACTATGGCGAAAACTCATCGATATGGATAGTCTGGCAGAAGGACACCCACATCGATATAAAGATGTGGGTGTAATCGCATTAGACGCAAGATTCTCTTTAGAAGAACTACGAGAAGAGTCCAATGCTCAATAAAAACCCGGATGGAGATGCCTCCATCCGGGTGTAAGAAACAACTTATTATGAAAAGGCTTATTCCATAGTAATATCAATATACGGAGAACCCACGTCAGCGGGGTCGGTGGATTTCAAGCATTCAGCGCTAAAGCTCAAAGTACTCCAGTCGTCCCCAATGAACGCCGTATCGCCCGATGGAGTGAGAGATACATTCTTAGCGAGAAAAGTGCACTGAGTACCAGTCGGATTATCGCTAACAAAACGGAGCCTACCCAGTATTTGAGTCTCAGTGAACAACTGAATCTTCTTCATAGTAGAAGCTGCGCAGTCATATACAACAGTGAAATCCTCAGTGCCACTAAGAGCAGCAGCTACAGCGGTAGAAGTGTCCACAATGGTAATTTGACCTGCCTTAGCATCTTCAACAGACATGATCCAGTCAACACCTTCTGTTAAAAGTGTACCAGTGCTACCACCAATATATACCTTAGGACGCTTAGGACTTGTGCCCGTAGTTTCATAAACAACATGATGCTTAGACAAGAAGAGCTTTTCATTCTTCTTGACCTGATCGACAGTAATGGTATCTTCTACGTCAGTCCCTGCTGACTGAGCCAAATCCACAACCTTAGCAAGACCAAGAATACCGAAATTCTCGGCGGTAATCTCATCAAGCGTAAAGCTGCAAGACGGAGTAAGTTGCGAAATAATTTCTTTGTCCTTCACACGAAGACCACCTCGACTAGAAAAGTGCTCCAGCTTTTCAATGTTTACAGTGAAGCTAAACGAAGGAGCATTACCCAGGTCACGCCAACCAGAATAAGTTCCAGTATCAGGGTTGTAGCGGTCAAAATACAGAATACCTTTTCCAAGTGTATAATTTTCAGCACCCATAATCTATCTCCTGAGTAAGGGTTAATAAGTACCGTTGTCTTCATAAATTAGCCCAATCATCAATTTGATCCCCTCGATATAAGCTACCCTAAATGAATAAGGCCCATCTATACCCAATTCTTTGAAGTACGTCGTCCTATCAGGTTTGCCATTATCTAGGAATAAAGGATAGGGCTTATCTAACACAATATCACGCATTAAGCATACAGACTTAATCAAGTCTATATTGGTGTTCTTTCTATTTATAATCAGCTCAGCTGTTATAGTGAAAGAACGCATCATCGGAATGCCTCTAGCATTATGAGTACTCTCCTTTAATATGACATCTGTCCCGCTAGTTAAGATTAAAGCGGGCATATCGGCATCATAAATCTCTGTATTAGGATTTAACTTTAGAGTTTCGATGTTAAGGTCTTCGCTATATTCGCGAAACCTGTTAATTAAAACATCTAGAGCTTGTACTCGTTTTTTCATAATTAACCGTTCCTGAGAGCAGGTGCTGCTCCACCGTTAATAGGAGCCGTGTGATTTTTACTTATAATACTAAACACATCATTGATAACAGAAGTAATCAACGGAGAGTATGAAATATAGTGTTTACCGCCAGCGCTATAATCTCCGAAATCTGCATTCTTGCTATACCGCCCAGCCTCTTGCATAGCTCTAGCAATCGGACCGCCTACAGTAATACTATGTCCGGGATTTAACCCTCCTGCCCAAACTCTGGTTCCGGTTTCTTGATGAAAATCGTTTATATTAGGGTCTTCAACTAGCGTAGTTCTACGGCTTGTTCTTCTCGTCCTATGCTTCCCATCACTTCTAAGACCGTTTCTAATTATACCTCTTGCACTAGAGCGAGGCCAAGGCCAGTAGCCCGGCTTACTACCATACTCTAAAAAATGAGCATACGGTCTTTCATTTGTAATGCTAACAATTTGACCAGTGCCACTATTTATTATTTCTCCACGCCAAAGTGTATAAGCATGAACATAACCAGCATCGTCTTTATCGCTAACAGGAGTATATCTACGAGTTAAAGGCAAAAGTACTTGTCTCAGCCACCACTGTATGGAATCAGGCAAAGCTGTGCGTCGCTTATTAACACCTTGCTTAAGGAAGTTAGCATAAGAAGCTATATCTACAGCTGTAGTACTAAAGTCAATCAACATAATTAGCCTACCTTCCGAAGTAAGAATATATAAAGGGCGTCAGCCGCAAGAATTTCTTGTTCGGCTACTTCATACATTTTATCTTCTACTTCGATTCGATCCCCATTTTGAATCTCAAAGTCTATATCTACGCCTCTAACATATCCTAAACGATCATTTGGCTGTATATCCTTAAAACGAAGAATATCTATATTCTCGTGATTAGTCTCTATAATAATCATGCTAAAAGTTCTAGGGTCTTGGGTATCCTCATCTAAAAGATTCTGTGTAAAAGGATGCCAAGTGGCTTCAACGATTAAATCCTTGAAAACCTTGAATATCGTTACTGGAATATTCCTAAAAAGTTTTTTAATTCCTCTATTAGCCATAGCCTTTTAGCATATCAGTCAAAAGTATTAAGAACTAAAGGTGTCAAGACTGAATACATCATCCTCGAATAAGCCGTATAACTCTAATACCAGAATTATCCATAAACTTCTTCAAGAGCATATATACAACTTCAGGAAGTTGACCATTGGAAGGAGGTCTTCCATTATCAGCCGTTTGAATCATAAGAGGACCAGCTTGTACCTTTCTGAGACCAGCTAGAGCATTATCCTCTAGTACGTCTTCTTCTAAGAGAACAAGAGCTAGTTCACAAGTAGCCATAACGACTTCTTTTGGAAGAGCGTCACTGGCGTACACGTCTTGTCCTATTACAATGCCAGCACGAGGCCACTGCATACTCTGAGTAACTACTGACCTTGTACCTTTATACACATAATACCAGTCTATGATACTGGAGGCTGAAAGAATGGCAGCCTCCTTATCTGCATCCGGGGCAGAAGTCCAGCTATCGGCATGAAGCCTAGTGCTGAAATAGGTATTAGCTTCATCTAATGTGACATAAGCGTTACTGTCTGGTCCGCTTAGTGTAGCATCAATAGGCATTTTACTCTTTCGGCCTCAAAATTTTACGAATCTTCTTTTCTTCCATCGATTCTTCCTGCTTTTCTACAGGTTCTGTAGGCTGTGCAGATTGGACAGACTGTACAGGTTGCGAAGGTGATTTTTTCTCTCTAGTCCATCCAGCTTTCAGAAGAATCTGCACCTGATTCGGGGCTACTTCTGCGACTTCGCCCTGCGGTGTAAACATTTTCATAAGCGTCTCCTTACGAAGGGGCCTGCCGAGGTAGCTCAGAAGGGTGAACCAGACCCCGGCAAGCCAATTATAAACAATGATTAGCTTTCTTCCGCAAGCAAAGTCACATGACGCGGGTCGAGCATAAATGCACCGACAAGGAAGTCCATACTAAAAGTCGTAACCTTATGAACGATGTCATAAGATTTCACACAACGGACAGAGATGCCATTAGCAGACGCAACACCTGAAGTTTCAGAGTCAGGCAAGTCGAGCATCGGGAAAGCGACCGCAATAGACTTATTATCAAAAATAGCGCCACGATAAATCAAAGTCTTACCAGAACCAATAACGGTAACAGCAGCGGAATCAGGTACAATCTCAGTGATCGGATCAACCAGCTTAATCTCAGTACCAGTGCCATCTTCTGCTACGATAAGCGGACGACGAAGACCAGCCACCTGAATACGGTCGCCAGCCTTAAAGCCAGTAGCCGAAGCCACGACAAGAACCTTATCGCCAATGACGTTCTTGTCTGTACCATTATTAGTGGTAGTAGCACCAGAGCCAGCCGCAAAACCGGTCAGATTGGTCGGGAACGCAATGCTGGAGAACCACTGCATACCCATAAGAGTACCCATCTGACCGGTACGCAGCGTGGTAGTACCTTCAGTGCCACGGGTCTGTGCCTGATTGTACCAAGTCTGACCAAGCAACTTAGCTTCAAGGTCAAGATCAACCAGCACATAACGACCATCCATATTCAACTGCTGAATAATAGCTGCTTTACGAGCCTGTGCAATATCAGCAGCGGAACCGAGCAAATCAGTAGAAGTATAAAGACCAGCAGCTTGCAGAATCTTACCACCAAGATAAGTGTCGCAAGTCTCTGCCAGTTTATAAGCGGCGGGTTTCAGAACTTGAGCGGAGAAATCATCCAAATCCAGAGCGAGTTCACGAGCGGTAAGCTCAACAGACACATCAAAGTGTTTCTCAATCTGCAAAGGACGAGTACTCGTGGTAATAGCCTGCGGAGTAATAGCGGTATTGAACTCATCAACTCTATATTCCCCATGGGTACGATACGAAACAGTATCGCCTACTTTCCAGCCATTAGAACGAGTGCTAAAATCGGAAGTTTTATCGATAGCACAAAGAGGCGCGATAACGAGAGCATCTTCCAAATGTACCAAAGCCTCCTGTGCAATAATGTTGGGGTGTTGCCAAATATTTGTAGCCATACAATGTCTCCTACAAGGGTTTAATAATTCAGTACATAGCTATAAGCTGTACTTGTTATACTTGCACTTCAAGACCCTCTAGGTCAGACTGGGCTATATTCCACCGGAATTTGACCTATAATATAAGCACTTTTGTAAAAAAGTCAAGAATCGTGAAGATGCAAGTATAAATCCGTTATATATCAATGTAAATAATAAAACCGAATTACGAATATATAGATTACACTTTGTAAATTATCCGTGCATCAGTTTTGCACGCTTAGCTCGAAGCTCGCGGTATTTAACAGAGTCGCCTTTATTAGCCGCAGCTGCAATAGCGGCGTCCAAATCTGACATATCGCCATTATTAGGATTAAAACGAGCCGACTCATTATCCGGCCAAAAATGACGAGCAGTTACTTTCAAATCATTTACCCATGCGTCGGGAGTAAGAATAGTAGTGCCGTCGCTGTTCATCAAGAGTTTGCCGTTTGAGTCTCTAGCTTCTACCGTTTTATTATCATCACCCAAAGAGAAAATGGTATTACCCCGGAGAATAATATCGGTCAAAGCCTCTGGGCGAACTTTAGCTTTAATAGCAGCATTACGAAGGGCATCCTCTACCATTTTAGTCTTATACATCCCTTCATAACTATTTGCCCTTTCTTGAACAGCTTCAAAATTACTGTTCATCTCTGTCAATTTAGCTTCGTAGTCACTCTTCAAAGTCGCAGTACGACGCTCAAGTACTTCCTCAAACTTACCTTCTTTTAGAAGGCGAGCCATCTCATCTTCTTGCAAGAACTTCAAAGCGTCAAGAGCAGCCTGTGGGTCTTTAATGTCCCCATACTTCTCTTGCAACTTCTTCTTTTCAGACAGAAGTTCATTCACCTTATTCTTAAGACCAGTAGTAGCCTCTTCCAAGCGCTCATTCAAGAGAGACTCAGCCTTCTCTTTCATGGTCTCTTGTTCTTGGACATAAGCAGCCTCTAGCTTTGTGCGCAGATCATTATCTTCAACGAATGAGAAATCCATAATTAACTCCCTAAGTTAATTGTTAATAAACAACAAATGTCATTACGCGAGCATCTTAAACATTTCACTTATTGTGTCAATGTTTAATAGTACACAAACTAGCACATAAAAATTAACGTGCTAGTTTGACTATGGCTTACTAATTTTTCTTATTCTGAGTTCCAGCGACCACTTTACTTGTCTGTTCACTTACTAGACCTCCTGTTTTTCTCCTACGTTTCTGTGAACCGTTTTTATCCCAATTCTGATACCTGTCACTAGATTCAAAATTACCTTGATGACCTTGGAATTTACCTTCGAACCTATTCTTAAAGTCTTGATTACCAATAGGATCACCTGAACCATAATTTACAGTAGCCTGAACGGCTGAAGGGTCAGGTACTACAGGCATACTGTTGAGATAATTTTTAATATTGTGGTCTTCTTCAAGGAGAGTAACATACTCTTCAAAGGAGATGGTCTGGTCGAGGAGACCTGAAGACACTAAATACCTGTGTACCAGTTGGAGCGGGTACACAGAATTACCAACACCAGTAGCCAACTCTCGCATAACATTAGCGTCAGGTGTTCCAAGTACCAGAGAGGAAGGAGCGTCAATCACTACTTCATTTACATCATAGCCTCCCCATTCGCACATCATCTCTAGACAACTGCGAATAGCAGAAAGAGCAGAAAGGTAAATTGAATACACAGAAGCAGACTGAGTAGCTTGCCTAATACGAAGAGCTTCAGCTGCCTCTACGCCTTTTCGAGCGTCAAGAATGGCTACACCATGACGAATCGCTTCTTCATACAAAGTGTCAATATGTTTCGCTACATGATTCAAAGCCGCTGTATCGGTCGTAGTATAATATACTCTAGCCTGTGAGTCAGGGAGAGCAAAAAGAACAGAGGAACCAACAACATTAGGTACGTTTTTGACATCGCCTGCTGAATCTACTTCTGCACCAGAGATACAAAGAGTAGGGTTACAAGAGAGAAATTCAGAGTTAGCCAAGTCTGCTTGCTTCCTATAAATTTGAATAGCACAGTTAGCCACAGGAATCAAAGGAATAGGCTGAATTTCTGGAGCATTACTAATACTTCCAGCGATAACAATGGGGAGTTTATCTAGGTTATTTCCGAAGAACTCAGGAACTACAGTCTCATCTTCTACCTCTTTAGAAGATGAGTCATAAGTAACTACAGTGTACTTATCCCCTACAAGACGCATAACCCTGTAGTAATCTTCAGTCTCATGTGAAAAAATGTTGTCTGGATTTTTATACCTTTTCTGACGAATAACGGCTACCTGAATAGTTCTTTCATCGTTTAGAGTACCCGATTTCCAGTTGATTAAATCTTCGGCTTTATACTGAACGATGGTGAATCTATCTGGATTCGAATCATCTAAGTCAACGACAAGAGGGACACGACCGGTCTGCATAATCTCAATGATAACGTCCAAAAAGAGTTGACGAAGATCGCGACCATCTCTTGTGGCATTATCTATAAGGTATTCAAGCTCTTTAGGAAAATTAAACTCAGGCAGCTTAGTAATAATAATACCGAGTACACCCTGAAGAGCATAAGCTGTAACAAGAGGAAAGTGCGCTCTTTCTATATAGTCATTATAGGCTTCTGCGTATTCCCCTGACATACCTGCCGGTCTAGGTAGGTACTTCTCAGCAGCATTTTTAATTGCTTGCTCTCCTTTCATACAGTCACGGACTCTTTCCCACTCAGGCAGACGTACTATATAGTCAGGATGTTGAGTAGTAGCACCTCCGCTAGCAGAGCCTGTGGTATTATTATATAAATTATTTACTTTCTTTGGCATGATGTTCTCCTCTGTTTTTAGTCAAAAAGTGACGACTACATCCGTACCCCGCCTCTTTTCATAACAGAATTTTTCCTTGATACCAGATACCTAAGTGCATCTGTACAATTATGTACTAATACACCGTTCACAAAAAACTCATGGGAACCTTCTACTGTTATGTCGTACACAGTACACCTATTTCCCGTGTCTGTTACGGACAGCACAGGCACGGCTACAGTGTTGCGTCTTACTGTACTTATTGGTAATAAACTCTTCTCCACAATAAATGCACACCCTGGTTTCATTGTCAATGCCGCTTGCCCTCCTCCATGCGGATTTGCAATTATTTGAGCAGAACTTGCTGACACCCCCAATTTTTTTATCCAGAAATGTTTTCCCGCACTGTGTACATACGTTCTCAACGGGGACGTAATTTTTATAAGAATTTGCACCGTTTTGAACGTGCCATTGATGACCTTCCTCTGAAGCGTGCCATTCTTTTGTAAGGAGTCTGATTCTAGCAAGATGTTCTTTCTGCTTTTGTTGTCGTTCTTCAGAAAACGGGTGTCTTGCACTATGTTCTTTCGGGTCAACACATTCCAAATTTTCAATGGAGTTATTAGCCGTATTACCGTCTTTATGGTGGATATGGCAACCTTCTGGAATTTCCCCATTATAGAATTTCCATACTTCCCTATGTAAATACAGGGCAGTTTCTTTAGTACTTCGCTTAAAATAGTGCCTATCGCTAGCGTTCTTACTGTTTGGGTATCTTCTATAAGTGTACCCATTAAAGAATACTTTTTCAACCATAATAACTTATCTCCAACAGTTAATGAATCTGCGCGAACAAAACCTCTATTTTCTGTCCAAATTTTATGATTTGGCGTACATCTTATAGTGCAACACTCAGTGGAAATCAATAAAGTTTTGGCATTATAAGAAGTAACCCACCAGTCCGTAACAAACCTCCATCCGTCTCTAGTTAAAACTTCATCTCCTATTTTCACCTGTTCTATAGGGATATTCCCTTTTTTAGTTAATACTAACTCACCTTTGGCGATACAATGGTCTTCCAAGTCAGTATCGATGTCTTCAGGATCAAACTTTGAAGTCTGCTGAATAGGAATAGTCCTAATATGATTCACAGCAGATTGAAAGAAGTACAGATGCGGTTTCTCTGGGTCTTTCTTTTTAGCATTCAATAGCATATCTCTAATAGCAGCCAAACCAGCTTTTCTAGAACCTGGACCTTTCATACTTCTCTGCCAGTACAGATTATATTTAGACATACTATTACCGATGCTAGTACCGTCTAGTACATTCCAAATGGAATTATCAGCGGGTCCCGGTTGAATCTTAATACTCTTCATAGTCTCTGTAAACGTATCATAAGTACTGTGCAGTTTTTCCAACATTCTATCACGCTTTAGAGTACGCTGAGCGATTTCAGCGGAAGTAGCTCCATCTCCTTCATTAGGCTTTCCGGTCCAGCCATAAATCTCATCTATCACAATAACAGAGCCTACAGGAAGAGTAAAATCTAGTCCTTCAGGCTGCTCCCCATTACAAAACGCACCATAAGTAACACACCAAGGACGAGCAGAACCCCAGTCAAAACTTCTTTGCACTCTCCAAGAGTAAGGAATCTTAAAGGCAGGGGCAAAAGGATTACCGAACTCTTTAGATTTGAGAACGTGTATCTTTGGGTCCCATACAGAAGAAAAGAAGCCACCAAGGAAAATATCCCAAGAGCCATAGAGCCAAGCCTTTCGAAGGTTCTCATTACCTTCGGTCATAGCTCTTAAGGTATTTTGGTAATCTGGAGTAGCCTCTAGAAGAGCAGCGTTTTCTGTAGTTGGCAAAAATACATGAGCGCGAGTCTTACCAAATTCATCAGTGTATATTCTACCTTCTGGCACAGTGTCAATGAATCTTGTTTTTACCCATTGAGCACCCACTCCACCGGGGTTACAATTAGCGCGATATTTAAGAGGTACATTCTTATTAGAAGTACGAAGACAAGACATCAACATTAAATAGACTTCATCCGTAGGATGATTTGTTAATTCTTCCCATCCTATAAACGAATTTTCACTACCGTGATACATTTCATAATCGGCAGGAGTCCTTGCGTAATTAAACCACAAAAACTCACCATCTGGGAAAGTCCATACCTTCGTAGTACCGTTAAATTTAGCTCCGGGAAATAATTTAGGAAAGTATTTGAGAGACTTAGAGATAATATCTTTCAGTTCAGTCGTATGCTCCCTTAATATAAGCCCTCTGTAATCTGGTCCATAACCTTTTCCTATACCAGAAGCAAAATCCATGAGAAGGACATCGCTCTTCCCAGACCCTCTAGGCCCATGAAACAGAGCTTCAAATGCTGGACAAGTTAAAGCCCGTTCTTGCCCTCCGGGATTAGGCTTCCATACTATGTGCATTCCTCTATTCATTTTAATGCCTATCCTCAACGCTTACACGCTCTATACTATCAGGATTAAATTCTCTAAACAAAAGAAGATTCCGCCAATCTGACTCTTCTTTAGTCTCTTTTAGCTCAGAAGTGTCAAACAGTGTCTTAATTGTTGGGCTTTCTTCATAATATAGATTAGCTTGCTGTACTTTAGCCTCAGCAATGGCTGCTTTATCTACCTTTTCATCTTCAAAAATACTCTCAAAGTACCTCGAATTTGAAAATCTGTGCCTCTCTTTCAGCTTTTGAAACTTTTCTGTGGACATAACCCCGCTATAGGTATTACAAACGGGCGCTAGTCTGATAGATTTTCTAGGTTTTCTGTTCTGTGGGTACAAAAGCTGAATTTTTGGGTACTGTATAGTCAGATACTCATAGATTCTTTTGGCTTTTTCTTCCCCCTGCGGCAGTCTTCTGAAGTAAAAAAGCATTCTTTTTAGTACTTTATAGGCTATGCAGCGATTTAAGACTACATCTATAAAGCGCTGCGATCCCATTCTTTCGTACAAGACAGAGAAAGGAGTCTTGTATTCTACTATAGTCCTTAATTTTTTATAAACAGTAAAGCGTTTTTTAGCTCTTTTCTCCCTTTTATGAGAGGATAAGTTATTAAGATACCTAAAACGCTTAGATTCCCTACATAGAACATTCAAATTCTCTGTCCTGAACAAGGATAGAGCTAAAAGATAAGTCCATGTCTTATGAATGTACAGGACTTCTTGATTATCATGCTGAGAGATAAACACAGGAGGTATTCTTTGAGACAGAAAAGCATCAGATAAGAACCTAAATTCACTAAAATTAGGCACTTTAAGTGAAAGAATAGCCTCTTTATTATAGTCTGTAGAGGAAAAAGATTCAAAATTATGCTTCATAACTTAGTTATGTTTCTTTTATCACTTTTTGACACTTTGCATTTTGTGATTAAAGCCAGAGCTTCGCCTCGACTACTCTCGCAGCGATGGTTTTGATTTAATGACACAACTAGCAAAATACTGGGATTCAAGATAAGAGGAGGAAATAAACAAAAAGGACTATAAGCGTTATGAGAGCTATAGGTGTCATAATCGCTGCGAGTACTATAGGCTTTAGTATTGCGTTTTAGTGATGTCTTCATTACTCTCCTAATTTAGTTAGTAATTTTTGAGTGACTTTGCTTATGTACCACGCAAGATTCACTGGAACAGCGTTTCCTACTTGCTCATAAATATTTGTCCTTCCACCACAAAAAACAAAGTCTTTAGGGAAAGTCTGAAGCGCAGCTGCCTCTCTCCAAGTGTAAGCCCTATATACTGGAGGATCGTCAACAAAAACGTATTTATCCTTCTCTACATATCGCATTTTAGTACTGCTAGGATGTAGATTTTGAGTTTTGCTTGTGATGGTAAATGATACACCATCCCAAGATGAACATCTATCCCTAGTCATAAATCTTCCATGCGGCTTGTATTGAATATTTACTTCAGACTCTACAAAAGGGATGTCTTTAAGAGCTTGTCTCTGAGTTATTCTATGCTCATGCTGTGCTGCGTGCTCAAGACCGAAAACAGGATAAAAATCTTTGAGCATTTCTTCAGTGACTGTAAATAGCCTTTTGTATGTTTTGTACTCACCTTGTATTTTTAAGCGCGTAGGCTTAGAGCACTTAGAAGACTTAGACTTGCATTGACTGCGATCATATAGCTCTTTTTGTACTCCAAAGATGAAAATCCTATTCCTGCTCTGTGGCACATCGTAGTCTTTAGCGTTTACTGAGATATAGGAAGTATAATATCCTATAGCAGAGAAGTCTTTCTGTATGACATCTATGACTCTTTCCCCAGAAGGAGCTTTCATACTCAATAAACCTTTTACATTTTCTGCTACAAAGACTTTAGGTCTCTTTCCTCGTACTACTCTCAAGTACTCTTTATACAGAGAGTTTCTAGGGTCATCACAACTTCTAAACGAGTTAGCCAAGCTAAATCCTTGGCAAGGAAATCCTCCTATAACGACATCACAGTCTGGAAGCTCTTCTGTTTTTACCTCTGCTATGTCTTTGCACAAAACAGGATGCGAAAAATTACTTGAATAAGTCTGTACCGCTTTCTTGTTGTTATCTATCCCTAAAACAATCTCAAACCCTCCCTGTACAAAGCCGAGATCAAAGCCTCCCGCTCCACAAAATAAAGATAATACTCTAGGCTTCATATAGTCCTCCAAAGCAAAACTAAGAAGATCGGTGTATCAATTAAGAGTCAAAGAGTGTCATAGCATCGCGACTCGATTATTGTCAAAGAGTGTCATAACGAGCGCAGCGTATTCTTCGTCAGATAGTGTCATAACATTTATAGCAATCATAGCGGAGGCTCTAATCTTCGCTTCTGGTCAAGAAGATCGAGCTGCTTTTCTTTCTCTTCCTTCGCTATGCTCTGCGCTTCCCATTCCTGTATTGATAGAGTATTAGGTATAACCATAACCCCGTGTAGCCCTTGCATAGTACTCTTCGTTTCTACTTTATCACTATACCCTAACTTATTCATTGTCAAGTACTTAAACAAGACATTATTAAATCTGTCATTCTCAAGATTCTGCACCCCTTTAGTCAAGAAAAACGCTTCATACATTGTCTGCCCTATCTCATACGCTTCTTTCATCTCTTCATAATCATGTACCCATCGCATCAGAGTACTTATGCTAATTTGAAACAAAGAAGCTATCTCTACATCACTCTTCCCTTCCTTGCTTAATTTAATGTACAAGAGAGGATGTTTCCCTACATCGAATTTAGAACTAATGCCTCGACTGCTTTCATTAAGGGTAATGCTATAGTCTCTTTGCTCTCCTCGATCTTGACGTTCATGGCACTCTTTGACTCTAAAGCCTTCATATTGATCTTCCTTGCTTCTATCTTCGTCTTTCGATTTACTTGCGTAATGCTCTCTTATAGTGTCCAATCGAGTCATTCCTACCATCCTCGAATGTACCGCACAAAGACTACTTCCTCTACAAGCATAACTTTTACATCTCTCTCCTAAAGCAGATACATAAGCACAAAGCGAAGACTCTAAAGCAGAATCTTCGCTAGAACCGACACTGTAATCTTCTCGATCTCCTTTATAACGTTCTTGGCATTCTTTGACTCCAAAACCTTCGCTTTGATCTCTTCGAGGTCTTAGTAAAATTTTAGGTTTTGCTACTTTAGGCTTTTTTAATGTCTTCATATCGGTCCTCCTATAACTCAACGCAGTGCTTTACTATATCGGTAAAATTTTCTATTTTACACATATATGTATATATTATTTCTTAGCTTATATCGATGCTATGACCTATTATGACACTTTTTGACAATAATCGAATCGATGTTTTCGCAACCTACTTTAGCTTTGATTTCTGACCTTTTCTCCGCTATACTCTGCGATGTCTTGAATATCTATAGAAGCAGAATTAAACATCGTCTCGGAGAGCAGCTTAAGACATTTCTTATATTTAATTCGCTCAGGTCGGTCTAAAACTTCTTGTACTATACAAGAGTTAATATAGTCAGTAAGCCGAGTCTTCGATTCTAAAACAGAACCTTCGATAAGAGATACATTATGTGATACATTGTGAAGATTCTTATTTTGACATTCTTTGACTCTAAAACTCTCGCTTCGATTTTCTTGATCTTTTTTGCTTTCGCTTTGACCTTCGATATATCGATTTTCAACTTTTTTCTTGCGCGGTGTTTCATATCGAGTTAAACAGCGTGATATGAACTTACGCACTTCCCGATGTACCTTGCTGTAGGTCATCTCCTCATCAGGAAAACAAAGTATATACCATAGTGCGAGGAGGTCATCTCGAATCCGTACTGAAGTATTTCTATGTCCGAGTCTTATCGTCATCTTCATTTCGATTCTCCTTTTATCGAGTTTATATCATTTCCGCAGTTTTAAGTTGCGTTTTAATCATTACGCAGCATATCGTCAAGATAAGCAAAGAGAGTCATACAGCGTGCTTTGTACTCACGAGAATCGATTTTTCGTCTATGATGAGTAAAGAGCATCGTGTCATAGCAAGAGGCATCGTGTCATAGCAAGGGGCATCGTGTCATAGCAAGGGGCATCGTACAGCGCATTTTGTACTCACGAGAATCGATTTTTCGTCTATGATGCGAAGGACACACCCTCGACGGCAGGGAAACGGCCCCATCTGGTCCAGAAAACTGCTATCATATAAGAGAAGTCAAGGAAAAATTGCTATGAATGTAGAGCAATCAGGCCAATAACTGCAAAGGGAAATGAAAAACTGCAATAAAACTGCAATAAAGTGTTACAATTTGACACAAAAACAACAGAGATTGACAAGAAAACTGCAAGGAGTCAGGAAAAAATTACTATTTTTACTGCTATTTTTCTCTTGACAAGATGCAAGAAACCCTGTAAAATAAAGGGAAAATCAGTGAAAATTGTAATAGAGATGCAATTAAGTAAAAAGGCAGGATGACCACCTATAGAGACAGCCTCTGGATGACCAGCTCTGGATGCCCACCTATAGAGACAGCCTCTGGATGACCAGCTCTGGATGCCCACCTATAGAGACAGCCTCTGGATGACCAGCTCTGGATGCCCACCTATAGAGACAGCCTCTGGATGACCAGCTCTGTAAAGTTAGTTAATACTCTTTGACACTTTTGGACACTTTTTAGGGGTAATTTGTTGACAATAAATGACACTTTTGGACACATTTTTGTGACACTTTTTGACGGTTTTAGTGGTCTGGCTTTATCTGGTACTCCAGAGCATCAAAAGTGAAAATTAAAATCAAAAAAATCACTTGCTGGAATACTAGGAAAATCGGGCATCTACGAACTTTTTGAAAGATTTTTCCGTTTTGAAAGTGGAAAAAGTGTCAAGTTGGCATGATGCTGGCAATAAAAGGAGGCAAAGCCAAAAACAAACACGGAGGGACGACAGAAAAAAACAAAAAAAGCTTGACGACAGACCGAAAACTTGTTAAGGTCTGGTCATGCTGAAAACGAGGCGAAACAAGAGACGCCTCCCCGATCCTTGAAAACTTGAGATTTGCCGTGTACTACTCTTGACGCTTATCGGTACGCTGTATCGTTACCAGCGAGCGGCTATGGCACACGACAAATCTCAATACATAGCACGACAGCTTGCCAGCTTGCGTACCTTTTCCCATGTAGCAGATATGGATTGCTCGCTCGATGATATGCGCCAGAGATGCGCCGAGCAGAAACGCAAATCCCTGCACCAGGGAAAAGGGAAACAAGCCGGACAAACAAGCAAAATGCCGGTAACAATGACAGGAAAACCGGCGACAGACAGATAAACCAGCTAAACTTGGCTTTCCTCTGCAACATGGGATTGCTCGTAACCAAAGATGCGCAAAGATGCCGGTTACGAAAAGCAAATTCCCTGCTTGCAGGGAAAACAAGGAAAAGCTGGAAAGCACAAAACAGACAGTCTTTCTTTTGGGCAATTCCGCCCATTTTTCAACCCATTGGAGGGTATTATGGAACGCGAAAAACTTATTAACGCTCTTTCTGAAGATGGTAAGAAGGCTTTAGCTGCCGACCAACGGGCAAGCCAGCTGGCAAGGATCGAAAGTGCCGCAGGCGTCCGTTTTGGAACAGTTCAGGATATGTATGTATTCCTGAAAAATGAAAAAATCTGGCCCCACGAAGTAAGAGCAGATTCTATTTATTCCGCGTTCAAACGCGGAAAGTTCACTGGGCGGGGCTGGGCTTGCCCTAGTCCGAGTTTTGACGATTTAACACCAGAGCGTCACGTCACCTTTGCCCAGGGCGGATGGGCGACTGTAGCTTTTGTGATTGGAGTAGCTAGAGCGGAGCGAACATTAGCCGCCCGCATTAGCAAGCAAAAGCCAAGGCTTCAACAGGCATTTGAATATCTGCAGGGATATTCAAATTATGAGCCAAACATACCAGAATCGGCAAAGCCGAAAACCAATACCATCGACGCAGAATTTACTGAAGTACCTACAGAAACTCCGGCTTTGCCTGCACCATCGGAATCGGCAAAGCCTGCACCACCAAAACCTGAAGAGCCAGCAAAGCCTGCACCACCAAAACCGGAAGCGCCGAAACCGTTGTATCTTGAAACCGGTATTATTAACAGTGACAGGAGCGCTCTTGAAGCGGTATTGTCTGCCTTTCAGAAAACCACTTCCAACTCTAACAAGTCGGACTTGTTAGAGTTCAGAAAAGAGATTAAACAAGCATTGATTTCTGTTGGTCTGCTAAAGGACTGAACCACAAAAGACAAGCGGAATCAAACCGATTCCGCTTGTCTTCCACTTTCGTTTTCCCTGCTTGCAGGGAAAACGAACATAAGAGACAAACAAGCATCATATAGTTTGTCTCTTATGTTCGTTTTCCGTGTGCGCGTGTGCATACGCATATATGCGTATGTATGCGTATGTATGCGTATGTATGCGTATGTATGCGTGTATATGCGTATGTGTATATACGCATACATATAAACGTACATATACACGTTTATACGCATCTATATAATATGTATCTGTTTCAGCTTTTCCCTGCTTGCAGGGAAAAGCAAAGGAAAGCTGAAACAGATACTATAGAAAGCTATTTTAAGAGAGCTTGTTTTGTGCTTTCCAGTTTTCCCTTGCAAGCCAAAGTATTCTTTAGCACAGCTTTGTCTTCTTGGCTGTAGCTTTGTAACGGGAAAGAGAAAAATTCTCAAAAATCCGCATAATCGCGAGATTTTAAGACAATCGCGGATTTTATGCCAATTTTTGACTCTTTTCCCTTATGACGGAATTTTCCCTGCTTGCAGGGAGAAAATAAAATTTTACATGACGCGATTTACAAATACAAAAAGGTCTCGTCATGTGAAATGAAAATCTTTCCTTGTTAAGATATTTCCTTTATAGGAAAAATACCTTGACAAGAGATTACGAAAAGACTTCCCTGCTTGCAGGGAAATGAAAACTATTTAGCCGTTGCAATAATGCGCGGCACTTTGGACAATCTTGTCCATTTTCCCAAAACGACATGGAGGATCATCATGCAGCGGTATATTTTGAAAAGGACTGTTTCCCCGGAATACCTTCCGGGATGGGGAATTGAACCCTGCAGCCCTTTTGAAGTGTCGGAAGCGGTGTCGAGCGGTGTCATTTTATTTCACAAAACAGCACAAGCTCTGTCTGATTTCTTCTCCCATGCCGGATTAGCCGGATGGGAGATTGAAAATCTTCGCTACAGTTCAGAGTTTCCAGAGTTCGAGTTAGGCGACGTTGTATTTTTCGTCTATTGTCCTTATCCCGGAACTTTCCAGTTCTGGAAAGGGACAAAGATAAACTAAAGTAAGGTTGACACTTCCCTGCAAGCAGATTTTCCCTGCTTGCAGGGAAGACAAAACCGGCATTCCGCCGAAGTTCACTTAATCCTTGGAGGATATCATGAAGGCTATTTCTATTTCCAAGTCCTCTCTCCGTTCTTCGTCTTTCTTAAACACTTGTACTTACTTGGCTCGGTCTTCCCGTATTGCAACCGCTGCCAAAAAGGACCACAGGGTCAGGCTGGACCACTCGGTTAAGTTCAGACCCGCCACTGACTGGCTGGGACGACCAGTGGCTTGGCTGGACAGCGAGGCAGACAGACTTCAGTACTGTCTCGCCTACTCCAATGCCGAGAGGTACTGCTCGGAAGACCTCAAGTCTCTGGCCCGTGGCCGCGAGGTCACGGCAGAGAACTTGGAAGCGACTGCCTCCGCTTTGCAGACTCGCGCTGCCAAAATAGCGGCTCGTGCCTCCGTCTTGATAAGACACTGGGAAGTGGCTTCTCTCCTTCGTGAGGAGGTTGAGTACTTGGAAGAGGAGGCGACCCGCCTCTTTGAGGCGGCCGCGGACCTCCGCAAGCAGGCGGATTTTTATTACGGAGAAGCCGAGGCAGTACTTGAGGAAGAGAAGTATGTCTCTAAATGGGAAGAGATTTACGACATGATGTAATATCTCTTCCCCCCACGAGCAAGGGGAATTAGTCCCAACACTAATTCCCTTCCCCACTATTCAACTCTTTTGAGAAGGCGCGAATAGTACGGGATAATTCCCCTTGCTTTACTTTATTTCTTTTGAATACAATACCGCTTCTATTTTATATTGTAATCGATATTGTATTCAAAAGAAATAAAGATTCTTGCCGTACAATAGTGTGCGGCGTTTTGGGCGATATTGCCCTTTTCCCAAATCCATAGGAGGATAGTATGGGAATCGTTTACTCTGGTCCGGCTTTTTCCTATTCTTACGACCCGCAGAAAGAGCGAGCCGCCTGTTGGCGGGCGGCTCGCGAACTTACTGGCCATGCCCCCGCCGCTGTCCTTGTCGGCTTTGCCGACAGGGCAGCACAGGAGTATTCTTCCGCCCTATTAGACCGGGCGGAGAGACGCTTCTTCGGTGAGGTCATTACTGCCGGAACCTGGCCGAAGAGGCAAAGGTTCTGGAGGTTTATTTCCTTGCAGGCTCGCGGCATTGTACCCCGCGACCTGCGGGAGCCGGGAGACCGGTCCCCCCGGCGTCGCCATAATAAATAGGCCGGACTTTTCCGGGGCGGAGTGCAATGCTCTGCCCCGGTTCCCCCGCAGTACCTCCTTCCATTAAGGCTACGACTATCTTCGGTCGTACTGCCTACTCGCAGTTGGCTCCCTTCGGGTCGAGCCGCCCATCTTGCGGTTTCCGCATCTTTCCAAGTTTATTTTGCAGTGCTTTTTGCAGTACCCTTCTTGTAGTATTTCCTTCCTTCAAGGCTACGGCTCTCTTCAGTCGTCCCGCCTACTCGCTGTTGACTCCCTTCGGGTTGAGTCGCCCATCTCGCAGTTTCTGCACTTCTCGCACTTTCCATACTTGTTTTGTCTCTAAAAGTTTTGACCATTTTATACCCTTGTCAAAAACGATTTTTGAAATTTGACAAATTTGAAAAAAAGGGGATATAGGGGGGGCAAATATAAGTTCGCTTCTCTTCTTTTTATGGTAAGATTTTTCCCTGCTTGCAGGGAAGACGATACTGAAAACGATTTTTGAATTTTGACCTTTCCCCAAAAAAGGGGATATAGGGGGGTAAAGTACCCCTTGGGCAATTCCGCCCTTTTAAGCCATTTAACCTATGGAGGGTATCATGGCACAGGTTTACACTTACATCTATCGGTTCTTTTCTGAAACTCACCTGTCCCATCTTTGTGAGGTGGACAAAGTGGATAGCTGGACACGCAGGCTTGTTCGCCGGTATGTCAAATACGACACGCTTTACCGGCGTCTGGCCGCTTCCGAGCGGTATAGCTACAACAGGATAGAAGGGCTGCGGGAAGGTGTCCAAATCCTGTATATGCAGGTCTTGGACGTGTTTTATTCCGAATATCAGCCCACCAGATTTTCTATCGTCCAGCTTCCTTGTACTAGGGAGCGGTATGAACTGGAAAGGGCAGGAGAACGAGCCGCTATCCGCGCCGAAAGATGGCGCGAACTTGTGGCGGATAATGTCCGTTGTAAAGAAAATCTCTTGCAGCAGGAGGACTATGAACATAGCCAGTTCTGCCCTGTCTGTTCTCACTTTCTGACAAGAGAAGAGCAGGATCGCAAGGAATGCGCCTGCTGCGGAGAGTACTTTGATTTTGAGGAGGATGAGGAGGACTGGGAAAACGATTTTTAGATTTTGAGAAATTCCTAAAAAAGAGGATATAAGGGGGTAAACATAGGGTTTGTTCCCTTATATCCCAAAGCGACATGGAGGTCGCTATGGAAAAGACTGTAGAAAAAGTTGTATGCGGCTACGGAGAAATGTTTTATGCGGATTGCAAAAGTAATCCGCATATCCGGGAACTACTTCTGCAATTCCGGCTCGATCCTTCGTCTAGCAACGCGGAGGCGTTGCTAGATGATAAGGAAGTGCGGGGGTATTGCGATGATTTGGCGGATAAGTGTCCGTCAAAGTGCTCCTGCTTCCAGAACACGCTTTTGCAGCGCATTGAGACTTTTAAGAAGTCAGAAAAAAAGCCCGGCGGACTGTGTGCCGTAGCCTTGTACGAGAAGGCAGCATTGGTAGCCTTCAATCGCTGGTAGCCTTCAAGTAAATTATCTTAACAAGGGGCGGAGGCTTTTGTTTTGTACTCTGCTCCTGATTAAGCTAATTTAATCTTGTAGATTTCCCTGCTCGCAGGGAAAATAAGCTGAAAACGAAATTTGAAATTCAGCCGATTCTCAAAAAAAGAGGAGAAGTAAATGGAGAGAGCGAAGGTAATCTTTAGACCGGTACAAGTCCCTTCAATATCGGAACAGTATAGGGACTTGGCTCTGTACTTTGAGGAACTCGGTGAGACAGAACTAGCCGCGTTCTATAAAGAACTTTCTCTTGTGGAGGGGAAATGAAGCTGATTGCTTGGATTGCTGATTTCATAGGCTTTTGTTTGTTTAGCTTGATGGTGTTGACTCCCATCTTGTCACTGGTTTTTTATCTTTAATAAAATTCCGCAACAACTCTGTGATGGTCACAGAGTTGTGCAAGTTTGACAATTCCCTGCTTGCAGGAAGGCTGAAAACGAAATTTGAAATTCAGCCAATTCTCAAAAAAGGGGATATAGGGGGGTAAACATAGGGTTTGCTTTTCTATATCTCCAAAGCGACAAGGAGGTCGCTATGTGTAAGTATCATTTTGAGCATCATTATTTCACTTTCACCGTCTTGACGCATTTGGTTGAGAAAGAGCCAAGATATGTAAAGGCACTTGTTCGCCGGTACTGCCGATGGGAGAGGGTCTATCAGAGGCTAGCGCTGGCCGAGAGGTATTCCTATGCTCGGCTGGAAGGCTTGAGAGGAAAAGTCCGTAGGTTGTATATGGAGGTTGTGGACGCGATCTGGGGGCCTTACCCTCCGCAGAAGTTCCTCAAGGTTCAACTCCCGTGCAATAAGGAGCGGTACGAATTGGAAGAGGCAGGCAGAAGAGCCTCTATCCGCGCCGAGAGGTGGCGCGAACTTGTGGCGGATAATATCCGCTGCAAGCGGGAGATGGAGGCAGAGGCGGAAGAGGAAATGGAGTTCTGCCCTACCTGCTCCCATTGTTTAACAGAAGAAGAGATCGTCCAAGGCCGCTGTGCTTGCTGCGGTCTCTATTTTGAGAGGAGGGAGTTTTAGGTTTTAAGAGTTTCCTTAAAAAGGGGATATAAGGGGGGAACGTTATAGGATCGCTTCCCCTCTCCCCACAACGTCAATGGAGGACGTTATGGTTGAATTTATCTCGTACAACGGGGAATACCCCAACTTGTGCTCCGGCACGCTCGTCGTCAAAATCGACGGCACGGAGTACACCATGAGGCACGTCCTGTGCTCCGGCGGTCACACTTGCTGGACAGGGAAGGAGGAAGAAGTCACGACCGGTGATTGGAGCCTCGACCTGTACAATTACCCGGAATTGCAGCAGTACGAACAGGAATTGACTGAATTGGTGAACGCCAACGTCCGTAAGGGCTGCTGTGGCGGTTGCCTGTAGATTCCAAAATCCCATTTCAAGGCTTTCTCAAAAAGGGGATATAGGGGGGATGATATAGGATCGTTTCCCCTAGTCCCCAAAGCGACAAGGAGGTCGCAAATGAAAAACATAGACTGGGAGGCTTTGACCTCAGCTATCGTCGTAGGAATCATCATTGTTACAGTTGCGGCTGTGATGACCTTTGGAATCTTCTACGGCCTATTGTGTGTTTATGGAGGTTAATTATGTTAAAAGGCACTTTTATGACCGACAAGTGTTGGTTTCTTATCCTTGACCTGCTTGAAGAGCGGGAAGGGGAAATTTTAGAAGACACAGGGAACGAGTTTAAGTTATGTTCCCTTTGTATCAAAAACATCCTCGCCTGTCTCTCTAAAGGGAGCAGCGATTCCGTGGGTGTTATTTTGCCTACAGAGGGATGGTATTACATCCTCGACCTGATTGATTCCCGTATATGGGAAATCGAAGATGAGGAGGGGTATAAGGGGGAGGTATGGATGCTCGAAGCCTGTCGGGCATCCATTTATGAAGGGCTGAACGCTGACGAGTCTCCCTTCCCGGAAGTATAATCCACGGCCATTATGCTCTGTGACCGTCACAGAAAGAATCAAAAAATTCCATGACATTTCTGTGACGGTCACAAAGTTATGCAAGTTTGACACTTCCTTGCAGGCAGTTTTCCCTGCTTGCAGGGAAGATTGAGGCTGGAAACGAAATTCAAATTTCAGCCGATTCTCAAAAAAGGGGATATAGGGGGGATGATAGCGAAGCGCAAAACCAAAGAGAACACGCTAAAGCTATATGAACATAGGGTTCACCTCCCTTATTCCCAAAGCGACATGGAGGTCGCTATGTTGTACGTTTCTTCTGCTGTTTCCTGTGCTGTTACTGGCTCATTTTATGGAGTAAACATTCCCCAGCACATGAATACATCTGGGCGGCTCGACGATACTTTCATCAGGGTGATCGGAAAGGGTCTCTCTCGTACCACCGAACTGGAGTTTCCCTACTTCTCGGCATTGTTGTACGTCCGCGAGATGCAACTCAATCCTGCCTCATGGCGTCACCTTGACGCTGAGGCAATGGTTAAGAAGATTTGTAAGGGAGAGTTCTTCGGGAACTCCTACGATAGTGTGGACGGAGGGGTGCTGTACAATGCCCTCGTGAAGGGTTGCTGTAACCCCTACCTCAAGAACGAGATGGGCAGTCGCATTGATATGGACGACCGTCTCAATAACTTTGACTTTGAATTTTGTAGGCTGGGCCTCTATGAGTTCGACGGGACTAAAGCCTGCGGGGTGCGCAAGTCATGGCTTGCCCGTAAGGTCGTGAAGAAAGTAAATGATACTCTCGACCCGGATAGCCCAGAGTACCTTACTTCCTTGTCTTCCATGCTGTCATACTTCTACAGGGATGGCTTGTATAGTATGATGAAGACAATGGCCTCTCTGTTGTCAAAGAAGTCCATTGTCAAAGCGCAGCAGGTCCTGAAACCTGCAAAGATATTGCAGGCAGCCTTCCCGGAAGTATCAAAAGATGTTATCTCCGCTGCGGCTGGCTTCGTGGCAGATGAACTTCGCCAGCACGGAGAAGGTCTGCTCAAGAAGTATCACTTCTTGGTAGAGTATGACGATATTTCTTCCGTGTACGGTACACCTAACGTATCGGAAGGTAGTCTCGGTCAGTCTTGTATGAGAAAGGACGAGACAAAAGGACGCTTCTTCCAGATATATGACGATGGCTGGGAACAGTCTGGCGTCCTATACCTGTTGAACGAGGAAGGTCTGCTTATCGGCAGGGCCTTAATCCATGACGAAGTACATAGTCCTGAAGTAGGATGTATCAAGTTAATGGATCGTATTTATTTCTCCAATAACGAAGTATTGGCTGCCTTTAAGGTGTACGCCAAGAAGCACGGTTATTGGCGCAAAGTAGAACAGCGCCTTGGAGAGGACAATTATGTGTCACCGGACGGTAAGGTAGAACGTCTGGTAGAGATGTGGATTCCCTGTGAAGTGATAACGGAGGGAATGTACGACCATGTACCCTATATTGACACCTTTCCCCATTATTGCGAAAATACACCGGGGAAGATGTGGTCTTGTACTAGCCCGGATAGGGGTGGGTGGGATATGTGGCATACGGCCCAGAGTACCACTGGATACGATAGTGAGGGATTCTTCACATCGGGGAAAGGGACTATATGCTGCTGCTGTAATGAGGCGATCCCTGACGGGGGAGTGAATGAAGTAGATGGTGAAATGTATTGCAACGACTGCTTCTATGACAACTTCTCTGTCTGCGATGTCTGTGGAGATGTAGTGTCTAATGATGAAGCGCACTATATTGACTCTGAAAGCATAGTGATTTGTGGTCACTGTGCTAGAACAGAGTTTGAGGAATGTGCGCTTTGTCACGAATTAGTCCGCGCATCTAAAGCAGTACGCTTCATAGATAAGAACGGAGATGAAGCATACATCTGCGAGGGGTGTGCAGAAAGCGATGATAGAGTTTATAGGTGTGAAAACTGTGGCGAACTCTACCACGTCAATAGGAACGAAGTAGTCTATATTGACGACGACGAAGAATGTTGGTGCGAAGACTGTGCTAACAGTTATGCCACAAGATGTGATGAATGCGGGAGATACTTCAAAGATGAAGACTCTCTGCGAGAAGGAGAAGGCAACAAGAGCGATAGGCTCTACTGCCCTGACTGTTATAGAGATATATTTGAGGAGGGGAACTATACACCGAAAATGAAAATATACTGCTCATGCTATGTAGATGAAAATGGCATCAAGATGAAGGATGCTTGCCATTGTTCATCCCGCATGGCGAGCTACCAAGAGTGCCAGAAGCGCTTGAAGTATGGAGTTATGTCATTCGGCGATTCCGTGCATCAGGTAATATGCAAAGAGTGCGGACAGCCCATCTATAATTGGAACGATAATTATATTGATGAACATGGTTTTCCGTACCATAAACGGTGCTGGTTGGACAGTAAGAAAGTACACAGCTGTGAAGTATGCGAGAAATACCACAGCGATGTGTACGCAGCCTGTGGTGAAAGTATGTGTGACCACTGTAAACTAACTCAAGAGGAGGGATACAAAGAATGGAATAAAAACCTATATATGTATAGTAGCAAGTAAAAAGCGGTAATAGCCTTGGCTGTACTCTCCGGGTGCAGCCAAGGTAAATGTGCGAGCTTGACACTTTTTTCTGTGACCGTCACAGAGTATGACACGGCTACGCAGCCGTGACAGTTTGAGTCTTGGTTTTCCCTGCTTGCAGGGAAACGAAATTCAGATTCCGCTAAAATCTGAAAAAGAGGAATATAAAGGGGTTGCGTCATACTTTGACTACTTTTGACGTTGCCCCTTATAAAAAATACTTGACAAACAAGGTCTTTGTCTAGTATATTATCGCCTAATGGTAAGATATGGTGTCTTACCCACTTCAACCTTGGAGGTTACTATGTACCATCTGCCTTTCGTTCATTCTGTCGTTTCTTCTTTCCTTAACTACCTGCGCGAGTTGGACACGAGCGCTACAGTGGAGAATCCTTGCATTTACCAGCCTATGAGAGTTAAGGACGAGTGCGGAAGTTATGACAAGGTTAAAGAACGCTTACTCGGCCAGACGCTTGAGAATTGGCACGAGAACATGGCCACTGTCTTGAGTAATCGCCTTCAGAAGGTGATAGTCAAGGCGGTAAAAGCTGGCTTCGCCCGTAAAGAGGTGCAGATGAGTGAAGCCGGAATTGCTAATACGCTGGATTCCCGTTTTCGTGATGTGCTATCCTATAACGAGTACGACTACACTGCTTTGGACATTGCGGAATCCAACCCACTAAAAATCAGCGGTATTCGCAAGGTGCGTATCGCAGAATACTTTTTGAACAGTCTGGAAAGTGCTATGTCTATGAACCAGATGCACTATTCTGGAAGTAGTGTCAAGAAGTGGGTCGAGAGTCAGTGTAAGTATCGTGGCCTGCACTGGGCCTTGGCAGTCTTTGCGGAAGGTTGTAATATCAGCCCTTCTTTTAGAGAAGAGAAGGGGACGTATATTAAACCTGCAAAAATTGTCAAGCTCTTCTTCGGGGAGTACTTCAACGACGATGAAATTTCTGTTATCGCCGGAAAGATAGCTTCAGAGCTGCGTCTTATGTCATATAAGGACGTGAGCATGGTACAAGTCTCTGAAGATGTAGCTTCTGTGTACAAGACGGATACGTCTAGTTCTCTGGAGTCTTGTATGGCGTATGAGGACATTCCCAGCCATCGTTTCAAGATTTACAATGATATAGAAAGCTGCAAGATCGCTTATATCGTTGAACATGGACTGCTCGTGGCTAGGGCCTTACTGTGGGACAATGTAACAGACGAGAGGACTGGAGAGAAGTACAAAATCATGGATAGAATCTACTATGCCGATGATGATGTGCTTGCAGTCATGCAGAACTGGGCCATTAAAAATGGATACACCAGAAAGGCAAGGCAGGCTCTCCATGTAAGAAATTTCATTAAACCCAATGGGGAAGAGGTATTCTTGAGAACCTTGAGTGTCCCCTGTAGGATAGAAGCGTGTTTGTATAAGGAGGTTCCATACATTGATACCTTTGCGTACTGTGATATGGAGAATCCGTACAAGCTGGTTTCCTCTGTACATGGAAAACTCTTGAGTCTGGAGGTCGATGAAGACATAGCAGAAGGGCATATCATCATGCAGACTACCGGAGGTCGGGTGTCTTGGATTTGCTCCTCTGGTTTCCGTTGTGCGAAATGCGGGGAGATGATTCCAGTAGGACAGATTGAGTGGGTGTATAACCATCCCTACTGTGAGGAATGCTTCGCTGATTACAACAGGGAGCCGGACGGATACGACGACGAGGTATAAGAGTAAGCAAAGGAGTGAGCAAATAAGCTCCTCGATGCAAATAGAGTACAAATAACCTTGGAGGCTTAAGTTATCTTAAGCCTCCTTAACAAACCTGTGGAGGTATTATGAAAGAGACATTTATCAGCATAAACGAATGGGACTACAACAAAGAAGTAACCTGCATCTCTTTCGGTGCTTTGGCTATGATAAAGAAAGCGCTGGACGATAACGCAGACAAGTTCCCTAGTCTTAAGATAAAGGAACTATCTCTTTGCAGTCCGCATTTCACGAAGAAGGTGTACTACTATTCTTCAGACATATCCTTTACCTATCTACATCTGGATAAGGAAGGACAGTTCAGAGCCTTGACCAAGAACTTTATGCGGACAGAAGTATTTCAAAGGTATGCTACTCTTGCAGATGGAAGGTACAGGATAAATCCAGATTCAGCAGCATTTATCTTGATGGAAAATAGCTGGGCTGACCATGTGCGGGCATTGCCTAGCGACGAGGATATAGAGGCAAAGTCTATCAAGATAAAGGTAGGAGCAGCTGTAAAGTCTCTTTTACAAGAAGGAGCAAAGGAGCAAGAGATAGCTCTATTCTGTGACCTTTTGATGGAAGAGATTAGGCTGGCTTATGCCAACCGGTATGAAGTAGAGGTATCGGATAAGCCTAGTACTATCTATGCTATGCACAGTGCATTCCGTTCTTGCATGACGGATAAAAGGCAGGAGACCTTTGAGATTTATGACGCTGTTCCGGGGATAAAGATAGCCTATATCAAGAGTCAAAATTTGTTATGGGCAAGGGCTTTATTGCACGAAAGTACCTACTACAGAAAGCCTATCAAGATAATGGATAGGATATACTTTGCTGATAGTTATTATCTTGCAGCCATGAAAAGGTTTGCGAAAGATAATGGGTACTGGTATAAAACGGCACAAGCACTGGACTGGGAAGAATACACAGATGGCTTCGGAAATAAGAAGCGCTTCGCTGGATTAAGAATACCAGCCGGAGACATTCTGCATAAGTTCCTCTGCGCTCCGTACATAGACACCTTCTATAACCTAATAGAGAAGGATGGAAAGATATATCTGGGTATGCGGAAAGCAGTAGGTCACAAGCTGGCATACATAAGGCTGGCTGCGGCTAGGCATATACCGAATATCCTGTTAGACGAGTCAGCAAAAGCCTGTTACATTTGCGGAGAGCTACACAGAAAAAAAGACTTGCATATTGTACCGGGTTTTGATAAATTATCCTTGACTAAACGGGATATTCATATTTGCAAGCAATGCCTTTGGAAGGTAGAACCCTGCAAGGTATGCCATGAACTCTACGTCTATGTAGAGTATCCTTCTCCAAGAGAAGACTGTCTTTCTACAAGGACAGCGGATCATAAAGTGATGTGTCAACTTTGCTATCATCATAACCAATGGAGGTAAGTATGAGTAACAGCAGACGCGGTATCAAGGCAAAAGGATTCAAGAGTAGTACCGTACAGAGGCGGCTGAATTTTAATCCGTTCAAGACGGACATAAAAATTAAGCCAAAAGCAAAATTTAACCCGAAGAGAGGTAACATGGAGCGCAAAGACGTAATTGACTACAGCTATTTCGTAGAACGTAAGAAGGTAGAGTACACAGATGTAAACAAGTCGCCTAATATGCAAGTCGATTTAGGTGTACTCAAAAGGATGTACACCATCCTTTCACCTTCTGGAAAGGAACATAACCTGCTCGGTTATGTCAAATCTGTACTCAACCGGTTGAAAATTCCTTTCAATGAGGGGGCACAAGGGGAAATTTATAATATAAGCCCTAATAAGCCGCTACTATGTGCCCATACAGACCAAGTGCAAAGGGATCGCTGTGACTTCGTAGTTCAGTTTAAGAACTATATTTACGGCATGGGAGGACATACTCAAACTGGGCTAGGAGCAGACGATAAGAACGGCATCTGGATTGTCTTAAATCTAGTCAAGCAGTTCGGAGTAGAGAACGTATCTTTCCTCTTCAGTACTATGGAAGAGGTAGGAGGCATGACAGATGCCTTTATGCGAGGTTTAGGAGAAGACGTAACCAAGACTATCCCGTATGCCCTTATCTTCGACCGCAAAGGTGGTGGGGATATAATCGGAGCTTCTAACGACTACTGTATGAAGGACCTAGAAACTGACTTAGCTGAACTAGGTAAAGAGTTTGGCTATAAGCCTTGTGCTGGAGTATGGTCTGACTGCGACCATATCTCAAACTACGTCCCCTGTGTGAATCTGTCTTGTGGGTATTATATGCCGCACACAGATAAAGAATACACAGACGTAAACGAACTGATTAACGCTCTGGACTTCGGAGTTAAAATCATAAAGACCTTAAACAAGGTCTATGATAGAGTCACGAAAGAACCTGACACCTTCTATATGCAAGGTAAGACCTTTGGGTGGTCTGTACCTTCACGGTTCAAGACACATGAAATAGGTCACGATAGGATGGACTACCCTACTGAAGACTTTAATGACTTCAGTGATGGCTTAAACCTTAATAACCATATTATATGCGAGGAGGTAGAAACAGGGCTACCTGAAGAGTATCTAGAGAAGAACTATCAAAGCCTTGAAGTAATACAAGGTGAAGATGGGTTTTACTTGAGCACAGAAAGCGATTTAATTCTCCTGTCGGACGTGGTAGAATTGGATGAAAAGGTCTGTCTGGAGGTGTACATCTCCGAAAACTTCAAGCTGACTATCACGAATGTAGGCGGGTACGAGGTCTATCTTGAGCATGATAAGACGGACTTCTTCGAGGAGATCGCCTACCGCGACGGGCGAATGTAGGCTAGACACGGCTAGGCCAGAGCTAGGAATGTCAAGCATTTTATTCCGTAAGGCTTTTGTGACACACTTTGCAACCTGTGGCATAAAGTGCTTGACAACCAAGCGATTTGTAGTATATAGTCAGGAAAAGTTTTTAGTTATCATCTACGCCTTTCTCCATGAGGAGAAAGGAAACTTCAACCTTGTAAGGAGAACAGCCATGTTGATGAAAGGTTCTATAGGCAAAGCAGTTGACGAATACGCGGCTATCTGCAAGCAGCTTGAAGAGCTGACGCAGCGCAAAGAGGAACTTAAAGGGTATCTATCCCGACACAAACCCTTCCAAAGTCCGGGCAGCATAGAGACGGAGAACGGTACTGTCTTGAATCTTATTGCACGGAAAGGGGCAGAAATTCCCCCTGAAGTACAAGATGTCAAGATGCTCTTGGAAGCTATGGGACAGCCAGAAAAGCTAGAGCAAGTAGTACAGGTATCTCTGAAGCTATTAAAGCATCATGTTCCTTTGAACGAATATGAAAGTCTTGTAAAGCGCAAGGCAGGGATACTTGCTTGGGCAGTAAGCAGTAAGCAGTAAGCAGTAAGCAGTAAGCAGTAAGCAGTAAGCAGTAAGCAGTAAGCAGTAAGCAGTAAGCAGTAAGCAGTAAGCAGTAAGCAGTAAGCAGTAAGCAGTAAGCAGTAAGCAGTAAG